AAAAACGTTGGTGACGGAATTGATATCAATACTGCTACAGAAGACATTGTAAGTATCACAAAAGCATATGGTATTGCTGCTGAAAAATCAATGGATGTAATTGATGTACTTAATGAAGTAGGAAACTCATATGCAATTTCCAGTTCCGGAATTGGTGAAGCTCTTAAGAAATCATCTAGTGCATTGGCTGCCGGAAATAATACTTTTGAAGAATCTGTAAGTATGATTACAGCAATGAATGAAGTATTACAGGATCCAGCGCTTACAGGAACCACTATGAAAATGTTATCTTTGCGTATTCGTGGAGCAAAAACAGATATAGAGGATTAAAAATTAGTCCCCCTATATGGCGACATATAGGTAAACAGTTAGCTCAAAACGGTGGAACTCCTGAGAAGGACAATACCGTGGGTAAGACTTTTAAATAGATAGTTGATTATATCATATCTCCTTAACAAGGAGGTTTTTTTATTAAAAAGAAAACACATAAAGAATTTATTGAACAAATGAATGCAATTAATAATAATATAGAATTTTTATCAGAGTATGAAAAAGATAATATAAAAATAAAATGTAAATGCAAAATTTGTGGACATGAATGGGAGTCTACTCCAAGTAATCTATTACGAGGAAAAGGCTGTTCTAAATGTCATCATAGAAAATTATCTACTTCTCAATTAAAATCTACTGAAAAATTCATTGAAGAAATGCATGAAATAAATCCATCCGTAGAAATAATTGGAGAATATACTGGTGCGAAAAATAAAATTGATTGTAAATGTTTAATCCATAACACTTATTTTAAATCATCACCTACTCATTTACTTCAAAATAAAATTGGATGTAATGATTGTAGACATGAAAAACATAGAACCAAAATGCAAAAATCGCATTCTGATTTTATAAAAGAACTTAATAATATAAATCCTAATATATTAGTTATAGGAGAATATTGTGGTGCTAAAGAAAAAATATTGGTTAAATGTAAAGTGTGTGGACATATTTGGAATCCCGAAGCATCAAGTATTCTAAATAATGGGAATGGATGTCCTAAATGTAATTTATCAAAAGGTGAGGAGAAAATATCAAAATATTTAACAGAACATCAATACGATTTTATACCTCAAATGAAATTTAAGGATTTAATTGGAACTGGTGGACGACAATTATCTTATGATTTCTATTTACCATCTCTAAATTTATTAATTGAATTTCAAGGTCAATTTCATGACGGAACAGCATTTATGGATAAAAATTTATATTATGAAAAACAATTAGAACATGACTTAAGGAAAAAACAATATGCAATTAATAATAACATTAATTTACTTGAGATATGGTATTACGATTTTGACAACATTGATTGTATATTAGAAAACTATCTAAATAATTTAAAAGATCCCGTAACGACCACAGTTGCATAAGTAATTATGCAGCGTATGCTAACCATCTCACTGAGATGAAGGTATGGTCTGCTCTGCAAATATAATCTAATAATGAAATTGCAGAGGTAGGCAGAAATGACCTACCCTTTCTGTTTTTATACAGAAAAGTAACAAAAGGATGGGCGAATCAACCGATGGAATGGCTGAATCCACCTCAAAACTTCGCGAACAAGTTTTAGCTCTTACTAATGTAAATGGTAAGGGTGGCTTTGACATTATGACAGATGGTGGCAAGAGTTTCAAGAGTACATACAGCATTATGCAAGGCATAAGTAAAGTATGGAAAGATATGAGTGACGTTGATCAGGCAAACAATATAATTGCCTGTATGTATAGAAATATGCATATATTAACACACCTAAACCCAGTAAAGCCTAAAGCTCTACTACTACAATACGGATGAAATATGCTGGTATGAAAGTAACGAAAGTAAAACAACAGTAGAGATTCTATATGGCCAAAAGCCTAAGTAGAAATTTATCAGTTTTATATAAACTGAGAATGGTAGTTTGGGCGCGAAGTCCCGAATAGGGATGTGTCAAACGACTAGCCGTATGTCACGGCGGCGTAAGCCTTAATGTAGGATGTAATTCATAAAGACATTCGAAACGGTGTGGCTGCTGCTCAATTGAGCGTGGTTAAGAAATAGTCTAGTCTCTATATGAAAGTATAGAGGGTATTGGTATAAAAATAAAAAAGGAAGAAAAATAAATGAAAAAATTTGATAAAGAATATTCGACTCAATATACTCCTGAAAAGGATTACTTATTGAGTCATGGTATAAAACCTTCATTTATAAAAGTAATGAATGAAGTAACAACATACAAGTATACAAAAACGTCAGAGCTATTTGAGCTTCTGGCGATTTTTTATGCACAAAATTAATTTGGATAATATAGGAGTGATAACAAAATGGGAAAATATACGTATGAATTTGTTAAACAAGAATTTGATGAAAGAGGCTATGAATTAATTTCAAAATATTATATTAATACACGTCAAAAACTTGAGTATGTATGTAAAAAACATAAAGATAAAGGAATACAACAAATATCTTTTTCAAAATTTCATGGTAGTAATCAAGGATGTACATATTGTGGTAGGGAACGTACAGCCAATGCAAGAAAAGCAATCATAGACGAGTTAGAAGATAAATCTCTTTGCGAAAAAAATAATTTCACATATGTAAATACATATATAGAAAATCACGTAGTCAAAATATCTTTTATCTGTAATAAACACAGAGATTTAGGGGTACAAACTATGCATAAGAATAATATGAAAAGAAAAATTAAAGGATGTAAGTATTGTTCCGGAAAAGATTTGCCTGAATGGTATGTTCTTAAAAAAGCTAAAGAGATTAACCCATATATTAGATTGGATGAACCATATAATAATTTGACTACTAGAATGAAATGCACTTGTACGAAACATAATGTTCAATCGAATAAAACTATGCAGGAGATTCTTTCTGGTAAAGGTTGTTATTTATGTGGTATAGAAAAACTATCCAACTCAAGCTTTTTAACCATAGAAGAATATCAAAAAAAAGTTGAATTAAAAAATCCGGACATTACTGTTTTAGAGTATAAAGGACAACGTAGCGACGCATATTTCGAATGTAAATTATGTGGACACAAATGGCATGGCAGTGCAGCTGGAATGATAATGCATGGAACTTCTTGTCCTAATTGTTGCCATTATTATATCGGAGAAAAAGCAATAAAAGATTTACTCGAAAAATGGGGATATAAATATATCACTCAATATAGATTTAAAGATTGCAAAGATCAAAGGTCACTTCCATTTGATTTTTATCTACCTGAATTCAATACTTGTATTGAATATGATGGCATATATCATTTTGAAAACAGATTTAATTCACTAGAAACGGTGAAAAAACACGATGAAATTAAAACTAATTATTGTAAAAATAATAAAATAAAATTAATAAGAATAAATTGCTTTGATGAAGACATTGAATATAGTCTTTTTGATAAAATGGTGAAAAATGGTCTTATCAGAGAAATAAAATAAATTTTTAGCCAATACCCGCAAGCGTTATGAACTTGCGAAATATTAACGAGCACTTTTAGAACTTATAGCAGGCAAAAACCGTGCCCAAGGTGCAGCCGCTCTATTAAGCAACTTTGCTACAGCCGAAGAAGCACTACAAACTGCTCAAAATTCTGCTGGTTCAGCTTTGGCAGAAAATGAAAAGTATCTTGATTCAATCGATGGAAAAATCTCAGTTCTCAAGGCAAATTTCCAAAACATGTGGTCAGATGCCTTAGACAGTAGTGTAATTACATTTTTCATTGACTTAGGATCTAAAATCCTAAATATTGTCGATGATTTTGGTTTATTACAAACCGCAATAGGAGCTTTCACAGGAATAGCTTCATTAAAAGGTGTGGGTGGGGCAAACTTAACAGTCGTCCCTAATTAAAGATGCCCACAATTAGTTGTATAACAACATAATCGCGTTGTTATATAGCTATAGGGTGAAAAAGCGTAAATTGATTCGTAAGAATGATCAGTTATAACTCTGGTCCGGAGACGATCTGTGTGTAACTATACATATTTCAAACACATAAGATCTATCCGCATCCAAGCCTGTAAACGTGTAAACGGTTCTGCAGATAATTCATAAAGCAGATTAAATACAGGAAGGTTCATCGACTATAATCGCTTATAGTTACGTGGGCGATATCACGTAATTATTATTGGATAGTCAGGACTGTGTGTGCTGTATAGAGCACTAGAAAAGTTAAATAAAAATATAAAGGAGTAAAAGGAAAATATGGATAATAATGAAAAACTAAATGAATGTTACGGCGAATGTCTAGGTATTCAGATTATTAATGGTAACAAAGTAATAACTTCTTCATTTGTAAGCAATGCCGATATTGATGAAGATATAGAAATTGGAACATCAATAGATATGACATTATCATTTGATTCTTCAGATCTTTATGAGATTTTTGTCAATGGAGACATCTTCTCGGTAAAAGTTAGTATAAAAAAACATATCCTTACACATAATTCTTTTATACCGAATGATAAATCATGTGTAAGAACATTTGATAACATGAAAATTGTACGTTATAGATATTCATGTAATAAGACTGACGTGAATACCATAGACTTAACAATGCGTAAAGTGGCTTAGATTAACTCCCACAACTTCCAAGTAGGAATATTAAGATCGCATGGGATATAGCAATATACAAATATTATTGTCCGTTGTTGTTATCATCATAAATGAAGTCTGATAGTTTAAAGGTAATATAAATATTAGCAATTTGGATTACAATATAACTAACTATATAAATAAATATTAAAGCACCCTTACTAGTTATGTTTAGATTGAATACTGCTAAACGAAGCGGTAGTAATGCTTCAAATAAAGATAAAAAGAAAGATATTAGTATACATGCGCATCCAAAAGTGCTCTTACCATTATCTTCATCTTTTTCTATGGGTTTACTGGGTCTACTATTCTCTCTTCTTAACCGTTCTTGGTACTCATCTACTTTCTTATTCTGCTCTTGCAGTAGTTCCATGTTTTTAACATCCATGGCACGGTCGAAGAAGTCATACTTACCATCTCCGTCCCAGTCTTGAGAACATCTTAAATATCCCATAGGTATCCTCCGTATTTAAAAATCACTTCCGCATCCATTACAATGCCACTGCTTCCCTATCTTCTTACTTCCGAAACCGAAGATACCAAAGGACAGGCCTCTGCTTGCTGCTGAGAGCTTTTTGGTGTTGGTGGATTTGCAGTAGGGGCAGGTGATGGTTGGAGTGGAAACAGTTTTATTAGCATTTTCACTACGCGCTCGTCTGCTCGCTTCTTTTCTTTCCATTATAGCTTGAAGTTTTTCTTTTTCTATTTCATCTCTATGTTCGTATAAATACGGATCGAAGTCTTTATGATTTTTAACTACTTCCTCGCGAAATTGTTTACAAAACTCATTAAGCTCTGTTTTACATTCTTCTTCTGTTTTTTCTCCGTATTTTACTTGATCCATAATTTCATCATATTTTTCTACTGTTATCCCCCATTTGGGATTTATTTCAAACATAGGATGATTACATACAAAACAATATTTACCACTTATACTGGAGATATCTCCACATCTAGGACAGTAGGTAGTCTTAAATTCCATACAGGTCACTTCCCTTTTTCTTATAATATTACCATAACATACAAAAGTTTTCAATAAACAGTCTGATCTTTGATTTAAAGAAATACTTTGACGGCAATGGTATTTTTAATGAGTATGGAGAAGATACTTTCAAGAAATTTAAAAAAGTATTCACAAAAGAAGGATTTAAGAAATTATGGTATGGCGATCAATCTTTAATTGAAGAAGTACCACAAATCTTTTCTGATAAAGATGCAGAAAGAATTATTAACTCATATAATTCTATAACAGATGCCCAGAAAAAATTAAAGTTCTCAGAAAACGAATTCGGTGACACGGTCAATAAAAAAGTTTTTGATGACTATATTGAAAGCTTAGGCGATAAAGGTGTTCCAACAATAAATGGTTACTCAGAAGCTACAGTAAAAGCTGCAGCAAATCAGGAGAAACTAAATAACTCTTTTAAAGCAAATGGCCTTAAAGCTACACTCGGTAACTTTGCTAAAGCATTCGGATCAGCAGTACTTAACATAGCAGCTATACAGCTTGCTAGTGTAGCTCTTGCTGGTATAGTAAGTGTTCTTGATAATGCAATCAACAGACAAGAAAAACTTATTGAAAAAAGTAAAGAAGCTAAGAAAGTCATTGGAGAAATCAATGATGATTATACAAGCAAGACTTCCTATGTTGATGAGAATAAAGATACATACGCTAGACTTGCTTCTGGAGTGGATCCTACTACCAACAAAAACATAAGCTTATCTTCTGACGAATATGCCCTGTACTTAGAGATCAGCAATGAACTGGCAGACCTATTCCCTCAGCTAGTATCTGGATTTGATAGTCAAGGTAATGCGATGCTCAAGCTTTCTGGTAATGCAGAGACAGCTACATCACAACTGGAAGCACTTATTGAGCAGGAAAGACAGCTTGCAGATTTTAAGATATCCCAGAATCTGCCGGATCAGTTCGCGGGAATCGTTGAACAAAATAAAATACTTCAAAATAACTTAGATAAACACCAGAAAGATATAGAAAGATATACAAATCTTCAAAATATAGTAAGAGGTAATCAAGACTTAGAATCGCTTGGTTTCAAATTAACCGGTGGAGATAAGGAATTAGGTAATTATCAAATAAAACTTGATAGTGATTTTGAAGGTGCGGATGAGTTAAATAGAATTTTCAAAGAAGCTGCTTTAGACGCTGGTGTTTTTTATAATCAAACCTTCCAAGATTCTATTCTAGATCCGGAAACGAATAAAGTTGTTTCTCAATGGTGGACAGATTTAGACTTTGTTACTGCAGACCAGTATGAAAAATTTAAAGAAAGTTTTTCTGCATTACTAACCGAATCTGATATTGATATAAGCGGCAAACTTAGCGAAGCTATGTTGCTCGCTAACCAAGATATTAAAGAAATTCAAGCAAATTGGAATTCTATAATACCATCACTCATAAATTCAATGTCACTTTATAGCGACTATAATGAATTTGATGAAAGCATCCAGCAACTCATTTCTAATGCTATTGGCAATATTGACTTCCAATCATTGACCGATGAACAAATAAAAGCTGCCCAAGCTGATCCTCGTGCTTGGTTGAGACAGTTATTCATTGAACCGATAGCTGGTATGGATGATGAAACTCGTAATTTGTTTAATGATATATTAGCAGTATACGATGACGCTGCTCTATCAATAGCTGAAAAAGAACAAAAAATAAAAGAACTGAGGACTGTTTCTGAAAATGATACAAAAAGTGCTCCTATTATAAGTAATTTGTTAAAAGCTCTTGGGCTGACTTATGATGGCACATATACAGCCGATGTAACCGGTGGCAAATTAGATGAAATAATGAAGCGCGATAATAATCTTCTTACTCGCGATGAATTAAAGACATTGAATGATCAAGAGTTTGAAATTGCTTATGACTTAATAATTAATGAAGGTAAATCATTTAGCACACTTGATGCATTGCTTGCTGCCATAGAAAAGGTCAAAGAGGCTGCATCAAAAACTACCTCTGAATTTGAATCATTTAAAGATCTGATGAATGATAGTTCGGAGACTTCATTTTCTACCAAAGTAGATAACTACCAAACTGCGGTAAGCACTTTAGATGAAGCTATCTCTTCAATGCGAAGCGGCACATATACTAATGCCCAAAAAGTAGATTTACTACAACAGTATCCAAATATTGAAGAATTCATTGATGAAACAGGGAATCTGCAAGCAGCTGCTGAAAAATTAAAGGCATCTGAATTTGGTACTATAATGCAAACAATTAATGACCAAATATCAACTTTTGCTGAAAGTAACATAGATACTACTGGGTTAGAAGCATTAAGAGATAACTTATTAGCGACTTTCGATGTTACATCTGCTGCAACAGATGAGTTAAAAACTCAATTACGTGATTTGGTCATGTCAGGTACTCAAAATCTTTCTGAACTTGAAAGCAAAACTAGTATATTTGATCAATTCCTTAGCGGCCTATCTGACGAAGATATTGAGATATTCTATAAATATGTGCAGTCAGAAGGAATAGACCTTTCAAAACTTAGCGAAGAAGGTTTGAAAACTACACTTGAAGCTGCTTTAAAGATCATACCAGACAAAGAGGCTGCTAATAAAGATCCTCTCACTCTTCTTGGATTTGATATGAATGCCCTTCAAGCTGATGCACAAAAGATCCAAGACAGTATGTCGCTGAAAGAAGCCAAGGGCTTAAAATCTTCTGTAAGTGATTATCAGAAATTAATAAAGAATAGTGACGCACAAATATGGAATCTTAGAAAACAAAACATTGAATTACAAAAACAGCTTGTTGGTTTAGATGAAACAAGTGAAGCATATCAGAGTATCTTAAGCCAAATTAACTCTAACGCCTCTTCTATTAACTCTGCTAAAATAGCTCAGTTGGAATGGAATGAAGCCGCATCACGTTTGAATTATGAACCGGGAGAAGGTTTAACTGCTTACAATAAAGCAAAAGAGACTCGTAATGCTGGCGATAATTATTTAGACATGATGGCTGGACTTAAAGAAGCCAAAGAAGCTTACGATAAAGGTCTTATTGGTACTGACGATTTCAAAGAATATGCAAGGATGATTTCTCCTAGTGGAGCAACTGATCCTGAAAACTTCTTAGAGAATTATGGTAAAGTTTCAAAATGGTTTACTGAAGGTACTAGTGGAGTCAAAAAATTCCTTAACGAATTAAAATCTAAGGATTTAGCTGAATTCAATGAAGAAACACAGACATGGACTTATAACATTAAGGACATGGCTAAAGCCGCAAATGAAATGGGTGTCAGTGAAGAAGTTCTCACCGCAATGTTTGGGCGTTTACAGGATTATGGTTTCGATAACAATTATGTTTCTTCAGTTGAAGATGGTGTACAGAGGCTTTCTAATCTATATGGTGATTTAGCTAAAGAAGAAGCTAGACTTAAAGAAATGGAAAGCAGCAAAGGTGAATATTCACAAGAACAGATTGATGATAAAAAAGAATTAATTCAATCTATTAAGGATAATATTACAGGTACAAAAGAAAGCTTAAGCTATGTAACAGAAAATGCCGGTGAAGCAGCAAATGCTCAGATAGAATCTGCTAAAGCTGCCATCGAAAGTTTAGCTCAACAGAGGAAAGAAATACTTGAAAATAACGAGTATGGTGAAAATACTCAAGAAGTAGTTTCTCAGTTAGAAAAACAGATGGCTGGACTTGCAGAAGAAAATGGGTTACAGCTAGATCTTGAGTTCAATGTAGTTGGTAAAGAAGAGCTTGAAGAATCTACAGATGCTCTTGAGAAGTTACGTGATTCAGGCAAAATTACTATTGACCTAGACTTCAATAAAGCTGACATGTCCGCGGATGAACTTCAAACTAAAATAGATGAATTGACCCGAACTAAAGCAACTATTGATATCACTTCTCCAAACGGTGAAGAGGCCTTAGATGAAATTAATGCGTTAATTGCTTCTTTAGAAACAGAAAAGAAAATAAAAATTGCATTAGAATCAGGTACTAGTATTGAAGAACTATTAGGTTTAGGTGACGAAGAATTAGAGACTAAGCTTGGTATTGACGATTCTGAGATAGATTCAGTTAAGCAGAGGCTTCAGCAGCTTACCGAAGAAACACAAATTCCAATAACAGTACAGATTGAAGATGAGCAATTCAACCAGCTTGTTGAAACTGAAAAAACAGTAGATGTAGACTCCTCTTCTGCTGATGAAGCACAAGCGAAGTTAGATAAAATTAACGCTACAAAATTATCTGGAAAATCTTTCTATGTAAGTTCTAATACAAATTCTGTAGTAAATTCACTGTCGTCACTTATAAGCCATTTAAGAGCAATTGACGGGACATCTGTTAGTTTTACTGTTAATAGGATTAATAGGAATACTTCTAGTGGAGATAAAGACGGAGTCGCTTATGGTACTATTACTCCTGCCTTGGCAAGTGGTACAGCATATAATATGCTGAACCTTACACCTGCTTATGCAAATGGACGTAATATTTCATTAGACCATAATGAAAATGCGCTTGTGAATGAATTAGGAACTGAAGGTTTAATCAGAGACGGTAAACTTTTTGAAATACCGGGAGGTATGCACTTCCAGTCACTAAAAAAAGGAGATATTATTCTTTCTGCTAAACAAATGGCAGATTTAATGTCAACCGGAAAAGCTTCTGGTCGTGGAAAAGCATACGCAGATGGAACTATAGGAAATATTCCTTTGATGAGCGCTTATGGTGGATCGACAGTTGGTGGTGGATCATTTAAAGGAGGAGCTGCTACCTCATCTTCTACCTCTAACCTTGGACAGGCTATATCAAAATTAGGAAGCGCATCTTCTGGCACAACACAAAAAGTAGCTAATCTAGAATCTGCATTAGAAGAACTTGATAAGTTATTCGATTGGATCGAGGTTAAATTAGATAGAGTTCAAAAAGATATTGATTATGATACTGCATTATCTGAGAATGCTGTTGGATATTCTAACAAGAATAAATACTTGACTTCTGCTCAGGGTAATACACAGGCTCTAATTGACGCAAATACAAAAGGCGCTAAAGCATATAAGGCTCAGGCAGATAAAGCAGCCAAAAAAGTAGGATTATCTAAAGACCTTTATAATAGAATTAAAGATGGTACTATAAAAATCCAATCTCTAAGCGAAGACGACAAAAAACGTGTAGATGCTGTAAAACAATGGTATGACAAAATGTTGGATTGCCAACAGGCAATTGAAGATCTTAAAGCTTCTCAGCGTGATCTTGCTCAACAGAAACTGGACAATATCGTAGACCAATATGATGCAATGTTATCTCATATTGAGCACTCTGCAAATTTAATCAATGGTTTCGTAGATCAAGCTGAATTGAAAGGACTTGCAGATAGTACAGTATATTATGATGCATTAATTAAAAATGCTGAATCATCTATTTCTGAAATGCAAAAAGAACGTACCGCTCTTTTACAATCACTTCAAGAATCTGTAAACTCTGGAATAATTACTGTAGGTAGTGTTGAATGGTATGACATGCAAGGCCAGATAAACGATGTTACTGAAAGTATCCAAGAAGCAAATACTAGTATTTTGGAATTTAGGGATAATATCAGACAAATCACTTGGGACAGGTTTGATAAGGTCCAAGAAGCCATAGGGCGTTTAACAGATGAAGCAGATTTTCTTATCGACTTAATGAGCAATGATGATCTCTTTGATGACAAAGGCTTTGCTACGAAACAAGGTATGGCAACATTCGGACTTCACGGTCAAAATTACAATGTTCTTATGGAACAAGCTAATCAGTATCGTGATGAAATGAATCGTATCAATGCAGAACTTCAAAAGAATGAGAATAAAGGCAATACAAAGCTAATAGAGCGTAGAGAAGAATTGCTTGACTTACAGAGGGAGTCTATCCTTGCTGCTGAAGATGAGAAACAAGCTATAAAAGATCTTGTTAAGGATGGTATCGAAAAAGAATTAGATGCTTTGAAAGACCTTATAGATAAATACACAGAAGCTTTAGATTCTCAAAAGGATTTAAATGATTATCAAAAAGAAGTATCTGATAAGGCAAAAGAAGTAGCGTCAATACAGAAACAGCTAAAGGCTTATGAAAATGATACCTCAGAAGAAGGAAGGGCTAAAAGACAAGAACTGCAAAAATCTCTCAAAGAGGCTCAAGAAGATTTGAATCAGACAGAGTACGATAAATATATATCTGACCAAAAAGATTTGTTGGACGATCTTTATACTGAGTATGAAGATACTCTTAATCAAAGATTAGATAATATTGACCAACTTATTGCTGACATGATTCAAGAAATCAATAACAACTCTTATTTAATATCTGAAACATTAAGAACAGAAAGTGAGTCTGTAGGATATACCCTAACTTCTGAAATGGATTCTATTTGGGGCGTTAATGGAAGTGCTACTGGAATATTATCAACATATTCAGATAATTTCTCTAATACTATGACAACGGTACAAACTACCATTAATGGTATCGAGAATTATTTAAGTCAATTAGTTGCTATATCTAATGAGCAGGCAAATAAAAATGTGAATACATCTACTACTTCTAATTCAGAAAATCCATCTGTAAGTGGTAAGACTGTTACGCAAGCTTCTAGTTCTGCCGGAACTAACAGTGGCAATAAAAATGCTGCAACTGATGATGAGATAGTCAAGATTATCAAATCTGGTAATTCAAATAAAAATACTATTGCCAAAGAACGGAAAGCCAAAAACCATTCTGCATTATGGAAATATATAGTAGATAAGTATGGGCATATTCCAACTTACGCAATATATGAGAAACTTGGTAAGAAATTAGGTGTGAAAGCTCCTAAAAAATATAGAGTAGCATCTGAAACCAATGCACTTCTTAAAGCCTTAAAGAAAAAGGGATACGCAAGTGGTACTCCTAGTGTATTAAAAGAGGATGATTACTGGACGAATGAAAATGGACAAGAATATGTTATCCGTAAGTCTGATGGGGCTGTTTTACAAAGATTATTCCCGGGAGATAAAGTATTAAATGCCGATGCATCAGAGAATATGTATAACTTTGCCACTAATCCATCCCAGTTCTTATCAGGTCTCAATATGGGCAATATACCATCTGCTTCAATTAAAAACGCGAATACGTCCATAGGAGATGTAAATGTGTCAATTAACTTGCCAAATGTAACTCAATACGAAGAATTTGCTTATAAGCTGCAACATGACAAGAATTTTGAGAAAATGATTCAAGACATGACCATTGGACGTATAAATGGTAAAAGCCAGCTTAATAAGTATAAAACCAAATTCTGATTAAATTATAGGAGGTTCATTTTTGGACCTCCTATAATCATGAATAAAAGGAGCTTTTATGAAAATAGAAAAAAGATATGATCTATTAAAAAAAAGATATGATAAGGCGATAGAAGAAATATCTGACTTAAAAAAACAAATAAAAGAAAATGAAGATAACGTTTCTCACGTTGATGATCTTACTCTTGAATTGGAAAAAACTATTGAAGAGTATCGAAAACACATAGAGGAACAACGAGAGCTTATAAACGAGCTAAAGAATAAACGTGAAGAATTTAATATCCTTATAGCTCAACTTAGAGTTTTAAGGAAGAAGACTAAATAGAAAGAAAAGGTGGTGATTTATGAATGTTTACAGACTTTGAGTATGATGGCGTCCATGCTAGAGATTATAACTTGGTACCATGCTATTTTGATTCTGCACCTACTATGGAACCTACAGATATAGGAGCAGAATTGAACTTTAATATGGTGTCTTCTAAACATGGAGAAATACAGTATATTACAGACACAACCTATGATTCTGTCTTAGAAACTACTTTTCAAGTATGCAAATTCAATTGTGAAAATGGATTTGGAGTATTTACTATCGATGAAAGACGTGAAATTACACGCTGGTTAAATCGTAATGAAGTCCATGTATTCAGACTTATAGGCGATAAACCCCAATATGACTATGTATATTTTGAAGGTGTCTTTAATGTTAAAGAAATACAATATAATGGAGATGTTGTAGGGTTTGAACTTCATTTTATAAGTAATAGACCATATGCTTTAGGAAACCCGGTAAGGAAAATAATAAAAGCTACTGCTGGATATAAATATGAGTTATATGACTATTCTGATAAAGTTGGATATCTATATCCTAAAATGACAATAAAATTTATTGAGGATACTAAAGAATTAGTAATCCATAATTCTATTGAAGATAGAAACACTAGGCTTTTAAATTGTTCTAAAGGTGAAGAAATTTCATTTGATGAAACACTTCAAATCTCTTCTAACGTCGCATCTCATAAAATCCAAAATGATTTTAATTATGTCTTTTTCAGAATCGCCAATACCTATAATAATAAAATAAATGAAATTACTATTTCAGCTCCATGTGAAATAACCTTAGAGTACTCTCCTATCATAAAAGGGGTTGGTTTCTAATGGCAGCTAAAATAGGATTTGATACAGCTGGTAATATTGAAAACCTTACTTTAGTACTGGCATATCGAAGCGGAGAAAAAATTGCTACTTTTTCTAATGTAAGTGAATTGATTTTTTCTGAATCATTGGGGAATCCTCCTGAGTTTAGTTTTAAAGTAACAAAATCCTTATCATCGTCTTATTGGGATGAAATAAAAGATTTCCGATTAATGTGGGTAGCCGAATGGGATGATTGGTATGAAATCTATGTCGATTTAAATGAAAGTACGTCTATCATTAAAAGCATTAGTGCAAGACATCTACCTGAATCAGAACTCTCTCAATTAAATCTGTATGGTGTCAACATCAATACAGAAGAAGACATAGAACGTGAAGATTATGAAAAAACTGTATTTTATGATCCAGATAATCCAGAAATCTCACTAATCAATAGAGTCTTAAGCAAAGCTGTGAATTATACTGTTAGACCTGATGTTCCAATTAGTTTAAGGAATATACAGAAAACATGGACATTCTCTTTTGATAATGATTCTATTTATGATGCTCTATTGGAAATTGCAGAAGAAGTTAATTGTCTATTTGATTTTAGATCATATACGATGGATGGAAAAATTGTACGTGAAGTTGGAGTATATGATTTAGAATCTTATTGTAAAGATTGTGGTCATAGATCAGAGTTCCATAACATATGTCCAGAATGTGGAAGCACTAATATTGACGAAGGTTTCGGAGATGATACTCCAGTATTTTGGTCTATTGATAATGCATGTGATGATATTACTTATTCTACAGACGTAGATTCTGTAAAGAATTGCTTTAGGCTTGAAGCTGGAGACGATATCATTACAAGTGCGATAATATCTTGCAATCCTAACGGAAGTAATTATATATGGTATTTTTCTCCTGAAATCAGAGAAACAGAACTATCCAAAGAACTTAAAGAAAGATTAGATACATATGATAATTTATATAATAACTATGTGAACGATACAGAATATCAAGACGATATTTTAATTGATGACTTTAATAGTTTGGTGTCAAAGTACTTAGATAATAAAGACAGCTACGGAGAGGAAATCTGGATTGCTCCTAATTCAGAAGTGATACCTATACCGATTAAAGGCTACTCTTCTTTAATCAATGCCATGTATAATGCCATAGACATGGAATATTATCTGCAATCAGAGCTGTTGCCGTATGCTGAAAAAACATTAGATGTAACTTCTGTTAGTGAACAGATGGAAAATTTAAAAAAGGAAATCACATCAGTCGCTGTCAATGGAACTGTAAGTGATGTCACTGCTTCTAATGCCGTATTGTCTATGGCAAAAGTTATTATTGATTCTAGATATAGTGTGAAAGTATCTGATGGAAAAGTAAGTAACAATGTATGGACCGGAGATTATACTGTTACTTGTATTTCAGATAAATCTTTAACATTAACTGAAAGTGTAACAGTAAATATCAACACTGATTATGAAGCATTTGTCCAAGATAAAATCAAAAAAGTTTTGGCAAAATCAGATGATACCAATTACGATATAACTGGACTATTCGCCATAGATAATTTAAGTGACTTTAGCGAAGAATTGAAAAAGTATAGTAAAACTGCACTAGAAGGGATCTATAATTGTTGTGAGGGTGTACTTTCGGTATTAACAGATATGGGAGTAGCTACCGATACAACAAAAAAAGATTTAAAAGAATTAATTTATGATGACTATTATAATAAGAGTGAATTGATTAACAATGAATTAGCTGAACGTGAAAAAGAAATTACTATTGTATCTGATTTACTGGATAGAATTGATAGTAAGTGTGCAGAAGTTCAGAAAGCTCTTAATTTTGAGAAGTTTATACAGGATGGTGAGTCAGGCACTGAGTTATGGAAAGAGTTATCATCGTTTCGTAGAGAAGACACTTATTCTAATTCAAATTACATATCTGATGGTTTAACAAATTCAGAAATCATATCTAGAGCAAAAGAATTTATTTCTATTGCAAATAAAGAAATCATTAAATCTGCTACTCTTCAACATTCCATATCAACAACCTTAAAAAATATTTTCACGATAAAAGAATTCAGACCAATGCTTGATTATTTCAAAATTGGAAATTGGATAAGGATATGCGTAGATGAAAAGGTGTATAAGCTGCGTCTTATTTCTTATGAGCTGAATTTTGAAGATTATGAAAAAACATCTGTAGATTTTTCAGATGTAACTGTGATTGGTAGCGATATGACAGATATAGAAAGCGTTATTAATAACTCCAAAAAAATGGCTACATCTTATTCTGCAGTTGAAAGACAAGCGTCAAAAGGCGAAGAATCATATTCTATTACAGACGGGTGGACAACTAGAGGATTAGATACTACCCTAACTAAAATTATGAATGATTCTTCAAATCAAACCCAAACTTGGAATGAAAATGGAATGCTCTTCCGTAAAAAGAAAGATTTCTTAGATGAATACGAACCAGAGCAAATGAAGATAATCAATTCTACTATTGCTATTACAAAAGATAACTGGAAGACTATTTCTACTGCTATTGGCAAAGTATATTATGAAGATCCGGAAACAAAAGAAATAACAGAAGTATATGGAGTTAATGCCGAAGTACTTATTGGTAAGTTAATTTTAGGTGAGAATATCCGAATTCAAAATTCTAGTGGTTCATTGATATTTGATAAAGAAGGTTTCCTTGTAAAAGACTCCAATAATAATGAAAGATTTACTATTGATAGCCAAGGGAATATAAATATTAATCCGAATACACTTATCATTGATGCAACTGCTACAGGAGACGGCACTATAGATATCAAGAGCGATACATTTTCTATAGATAGTACTACTGGATTAGGTAGAATTGCTGGTTGGAATATAAACGCAACAAGTATTTATAAGGGAAATTCTACATTCGGTGCTGCTGGCAACGGGAATATGTATTTAGGTGACAGTGGTATAAGCATTAGCAATACTTTTAAAGTTGACGCTAACGGAGCCATAAATGCTACAAGTGGCAAAATTGGATGCTGGAATATCACTGGATCGAGTATGTATAACAATACAAACTCTGCAGGATATACAGGTGTAAATGCTTACGGTAGTGGAATGGCATTTTGGGCCGGTGGTACAGATATTACGGGCAATAACGCTGATTTTAGGGTGGATCATAAAGGTGCCCTTGTAGCCAATAATGCAAATGTTAAAGGTGCAATAACAGCTACCTCTGTAAAGCTTGCCGAAACTGTCTATATTAGGAACGATGTTCTTGAAACAAGGACAAGTGATGGATACGCACAGATTATACACACTAATCCAGCTGGAAGATCGTTAAACATTGGTTTAGCTTATGATACTGTTTCTTTTCCAGAAATTGTTGTATCAGGCATATGGTCAAATAGTGATATTGATTGTGTTTCTACTATCAATGCCAATAATTATCGATTGAATGGTATAGATTGCTATAATAGAGTAATATCTGCTCCACCACCTAATGATACAATCCATTATTATAATTGGAGATGCACCGAAAATGGAAACTTTAATCCTTATTGTAATGTTGATGGAAATTATAATGTAGAAAGTGGAGGAGAATTAAACATAGGCAATAATGCTGCCTATATTAAAAATTTATTTTATGGTGGGGAACTCACCAAAAAGTCTGATAGAAGAGATAAAAACTCTCTTGGAGAGCTTTCTAAAGAAGAAGCATTAGCAATTTTATCAGATGCAAAAATCCATAAATTTACTTATAAAGCTGATAAAATGCAAAAAATAAATTATGGAGTTTATGCGCAAGATTTACGAGACACATTAATTAATACAGGAATTGGGCACATATCAATGCTTGGTATTAATATTGATGGTTCTGATGGCGAACAAACAAAAAATCTATTAACTCCAGAAGATGAGGTAAGATATTCTGTTGATTATACGCAATACGCTCCATTATTGGTAAGTGGATGGCAGTATCATGAAGAAAACATTCATAATCTAATTTCTAGGGTCGAATGCTTAGAAAAAGAAAATAAAGAACTTAAGGAAAAACTGGAAGAAATAAGAGAGGTAAGTCCATATGAAAATAACTAACTATGCTTTATTAAGTATCATGAATATTTTAGAGATATACGAAAGTAAAAAGTTACCACAAAAAATTAGCTATGCTATCACTCGGAATATAATGAATGTGTCTAAAGAGTATTCTATCTATGATAAGCAACTCAATTCAATTTTCAATAATTACAAGGGTCATATGATCAAAGATGATAATGGAGAAATTAAAACAAATTCAATTGGCGTTCCATTGGTAGACGATTCTGTAAAAAGTGAATTTGAAAAACAAATCTCAGATTTGCTAAATTTTGAAATCAACCTTGAAGCATATCATATAGATTTAGAAGCTTTTGATTATGATGATCAACCTACTTATGACGTATTGTCAGCAAAAGACATCATGGTACTGCAGTCAATTCTATGTGATCCAAGTAAAAATGAGCAAGGTAGTTGATGTCCAATGGAAAAAATTAAATTATTATTTAAGTACATAATCCTATTCTTTGTAGGATTTTTTGCTTATATGGGGATAGAATACTTATGGCGCGGATATAGTCATTGGACCATGGGATGTCTCGGTGGCGCAATGCTGATTGTAATAGGTGGAATCAATGAATGGATTCCATGGGAAATGTCGATAATTAAACAAATGGGAATTGGTGCAATTGTAATAACCATTACAGAGTTTTTAGCAGGTATTATTTTAAACATTTGGCTAGGACTTGGTATATGGGATTACTCTTCTCTTCCTTTAAACATATTAGGGCAGGTTTCACTGCCTTTTTCTATTGCTTGGTTTTTCTTAAGTGGGATAGCCATAGTGCTTGATGACTATCTGAGATATTGGCTATTCAACGAAGAATATCCACACTACAAAATATTTGAAGAGAGGTGATACAAATGATTGAAATTACTTGTCGGGATTATTTAGGTAACCCGGTAGATAAATTATTCCAGTGGGATACTCATGTAACAGTTGAAATTACCGGTATAAAGCTTGATAAAGCTCCAATTATACATTTCTGTAATAAAAACAGTAAAAAGGCATTGGCTGTCGAACCAATTTCTTATGAGAGTGGTACAGCAATTGTTGAAATCCCACAACCTCTATTAGAAGAAAACTTAATGTTATTCATATATATTTATGCATATGAGTTTGATAATAAATATGGGAAAACAGTACATGTTTGTACTATTCCAATCGAAGAAAAATTAAAGCCAGAAGACTATGTTGACGCACCTTCTTGGTATGGAATAAATCTTGTAGCTTTAGACATTAATGTTAGGAAGCTTCTTAAAAGAGAACAGGAAATAACAGGAGATGTGACAACTTTATATTCTATAACAGAGGACCTAAAAACTGAAGATCGTAATATAAACACAAGAATAACCACATTAGACACAGCAATAAATAAACGATTGGATGATGAAGTAGCAAAATTAAATTCTTCTATTGAATTAGAATCATCAACAAGACTTCAATCTGATACTAATTTACAAAATAGTATAACTGCTGTTGAAGAAAGGGTTTCTGCTAATGAATCATCGATTGAAATAATAAATGGTACTGGTGAAGGATCAATAGCTAAGCAAGTTGCAGATGCTGTAGCCGGTATACTTGATGGCGCTCCAGAAGCATATGATACGTTAAATGAAATTGCTTTATGGATATCTGACCACCCAGAGACAGTAGCAGCTATAAATGCCGCTATAAAAGAAAATTCAGATGCAATAGATAATTTAACTACTTTAATAGGGACTTTACCAGAGGGTGAGATTGATTTTGTATCTTATATTCAAAATTTAGTTTCTACAGAGGAGTCTAGAGCAATTGAAGTAGAAAACGCATTAGATAGTAGATTAACTTCTGCTGAGGAATCGCTTGGTACTGTAGATTCAAGGATCGCAGATGCTAAGACTCAAGCAACAACAGATGCACAATCATTCGCCGATACCGCTTTAAATTCAGCTAAAGAATACTCTGACACAACTTTTGCTTCGATATTTAATGTTATCTATCCTGTTGGATGTATATACATGAGTGTTGTAGATACTGATCCTGCAACATTATTTGGTGGAACATGGGAGTCATGGGGTAATGGACGTGTTCCTGTTGGTGTTGATGCGAACGAAACAGAATTTGAAACAGTAGAGAAAACAGGTGGAGAAAAACTACATAGTCTGAGTACCAGTGAACTTCCTGTACACTCGCATATGATTGCAGAGCACTCACATAGTCTAAATAATCATACACACCAAATTCCATCATTAACAGGAATTGCACAAGAATCTGGAGAACATACGCATGATACATCTACAGTTAAATACTCTTCTGATGCAGTAACAGCTGATAGTGGTAAGGCGCGTTTTAATAACTTAGGTGAAAATTCTAATTCAAGCAGCCAAGCTGTTGTTGCTAACTCTGGTGGTATACATACTCATGAAGTTGTAACAAACGCATCCGTAACCGGACAAGCTAATGATAATACTGGAGTTTGTCCTGCTTCAAGTACTACGCCAATTGGTGGCGGAGCATCACATAATAACTTACAACCTTATATTACTTGCTATATGTGGAAACGTTTAACATTAGCATCTTAAAAGAGAGTTTTTAACTCTCTTTTTTATTACGAATAAATAGAAAGGAGTGATTGAATGGCAGCCTCATTTAATTCTGTTTTAGCTAATACGGCATCAGCACAAACTGAAAATGAAAATTCTACTGATGAACAGGTATCAAATGAAAATCAAATAATGACATTATCATTAGAACCAGATGATGGTTTCCACAAGATAAATAATCCATCATATTTTTGGATAGACAGCTACACTGATAATGATTATTCAATAGTAGACAATTTAAAAAATATTGTTGTTAACCAAAACCAAATCAATATCACTCAAGAAGAAAACAGTCAAGTAATACCATTCGAAATACCACGATACTATGATGGAATTGACTTGTCACAGATGTTTTTCCAAATTCATTATTTGAATTCTGAAGATTATGAAGGATTATCTACACCTATTAACGTGATGTGTAGTGAAGATAAAATTAGATTTTACTGGCTAATAGACGGATCAGTTACTGCCATAAAAGGTAAGGTTCGATTTGAAATTAGGGCTTCTGGTAGCGTTCTTTATTCCGACTCTAATGGGAATCAATATAGTAAAGACTATGTATGGAAAACCCGGCCTAGTGACCAAATTAATATTTTAGAATCACTTAACGGAAATGGATCCATTGAACCATCTGAAGGGTGGGATACCTATTTACAGCAGGTATCAAATCTTGTTTCTCAAGCATCATCATCTGCAGAACAGGCACGTAGGTATGCTACTCAAGCAGCATCCTCAGCTACACAAGTAGAGCAAAAAATAACTACTGTTTCAGATGATATCACGTCAAAAGTAACTGCCAATATGACAGAGGAATTGTCTAAATATTATACTTCTGATCAGGTAGATGATTTAATAAATTCAATAGATATTTCAGATCAGCTTCAGGGCATACAAGATCAAATTGATAATTTTGATGGACTAGCTGCATTGAGAATTACATATGATCCTGAAACAGATACTTTAAGCTTTTATAATGATGAAGAAATTATTGAAAGCATTGTTTTAGATATGACTCCAAGTGCATCATGGGTAGAGTCTTATACTACGGCAGTGGATTCAAAAATTTCTGAGGCAGATTCAGCATTAAAAACTGAAATCATGTCAGAAGTAGATGAAAAAATTGGCTCTATAGACATATCAGATCAGCTTGATTCATTAAAACAATCCATAGAGAATAATTACTATAACAGCACTGAAATAGATTCAAAATTAGAAGAAAAAGCTAATAGTTCTACTGTCACTGCCCTATCTTCTAGTGTATCTGCTCTTCAAGATAAAGTAGGAGAAAACAGTAGCACTATTGCTTCTGTTTCTGAAAGCATTGCGAACATTCAGGCCGACATTGAAAAACTGCAGCAGACACCGGGAGCTACATATGAAACAACATACGATGCATCAACTGGGGAATTCAAGCTTATTGAAACAACTATTGTAGACGATGAAGAAATTCAAAAAGTTGTTAGCCAGCATATAATCACAGGTGGTTCTGGTGGTAGTACAACTTCAACAACAATAAAAATTGATAGAATTGAACCCACTTCTTCATTATTGACAATTACCAATAATGATAAAGCAATTATAAAATATTCATTCTCTTCTATTGACTCTTCTGGAGATGATACTGGTGAAGGTACGACTGTATGGAAAGTAGATAATACTACTGTAGCTACAACAATTGCTATTCAGGGAGAAAATACATTTGATTTAACAGAATATGTAACAGTCGGATCCCATAAAGTAAGTCTTACAATTACCGATTCAGCAGGTTCGATTGCTGCAAAGAATTGGACTGTACAGGTTGTAGATGTTCGTCTTGAGAGTACTTTTAATGATACTTACACATATTCTGGGGACGTTTCATTCTCATATACGCCATACGGATCTATAGAAAAGACTGTGCACTTTATTCTTGATGGAGAAGAATTGCCATCTGTTACAACATCTGTATCTGGTATTCCTATGTCATATATTCTTCCTGAACAAGAACACGGCGCTCATCTTTTAGAAGTATACATGACTGCAGTTATTAACAATGTAGATATTGAAACGAATCATATCTATAAAGATATTATTTGGTATGATGAGTCTACCAATATTCCAGTAATCGGATGCGTTAGTCAGAATATCACTGCTATGCAGTATGATAACATTAATATTACATATACGGTGTACGATCCAAAAACTGAAACACCTACTGTAATATTAGCCGTTGATGATGAAATTGTTTCTACACTAACATTAGATAGCTCTACAAATATTTGGCAATATAAATCTAGTGAAGTTGGTCCACATACACTTACGATTACATGTGGAGAAACTGTAAAAACAATTATTGTAACAATCGAAAAACTTAACATAGATATTTCTCCGGTAACTGCTAATCTTGCGTTTGATTTCAATCCTGTAGGATATTCAAATAATAGTGTTGATAGATTATGGACAGATGGAACAGTTTCTATGACTGTTTCTGATAATTTTGACTGGACTAATGGTGGATATCAGCTTGATGAGAATGGGGATCAATACTTTTGTATTAAGGCTGGCACTTCTGCTTTAATTGATTACAAGCTTTTTGCTGATGATGCTAAAAAGAACGGTAAAGAATTTAAGTTAGTATTTAAAACAACAAATGTACAATCTGCTGATGCAAAATTCTTAAGTTGTATTGATAATACAACTGATACGAATCATATCGGTATTGAGATGTTTGTACATGAGGCATATGTATATGCTGGATCAACAGAAAGATTACATCTTCCTTATTCAGAAGAAGATATTATTGAGTTTGAATTTAATATCAATAATAACCAAGAGGTAATCCCAATGGTTATGGGATATGAAGACGGTGTTTCTACTTGTCCATTGGTATATGACGAATCTTATAACTTTACTCAGAATACACCTAAATATATTTCTTTAGGTTCCGATAAATGTGATTTACATATCTATCGTTTGAAAGTATATACTGCTTCTCTCTCAGCACAAAATATTTTAAACAACTTTATTGCAGATGCAAGAAATGCTAATGAGATGATTGACCGTTATAATCGTAATCAAATTTACGATGAGAATCAGAACCTCACAGCAGAATACCTCGCTGAAAAATGTCCGTGGTTAAGAATCATTAAATTAGAAGCACCTTATTTCACGAATAATAAAAGCGATAAGGTTAAAAATACTACAATAAAATACATCTATAAAAATGGAGACCCTGTTTTAGATAATTGGACCGCTTATAATTGCCAACATAGTGGGCAAGGTACATCAAGTAATAACTATGGTGCTGCCGGAAGAAACCTTGACCTTATAATGAATAAATCAGGATATGAAGATACTACTGGTGTTAAGCCGCGTATCGTACTAGGCGATGGTTCAACAGAAGTTAAAAAAGTTTCTTTAACTAGGGATTCTGTAGATGTTAACTACTTCAATGTCAAAGTAAATATTGCATCTTCCGAAAATGCTAATAATGCATTGCTCCAACGTAGATATAATACGTATAATCCATATAAACGTTCCTTTATACGTGATGATGAATCTGAGATTGCAAAGATAAAAGATACTATGGAGTTTTATAACTGCGTTGTATTTATCAAAGAAAACGATACAGATATATCTACTCACAGGGAATTTGCTGATAATAATTGGCATTTTTACGCTATCGGCAATATTGGTGACTCAAAGAAAACTGACAAAACACGTCTTACAGACCCAACAGATAAGTATGAATGCGTTGTTGAAATCATGGATGTTGAACTGCCATTGTCTGATTTCCCGGCTGGAGAGGAAGCACTCGCTACCCTTGAAGCAGATAAGTTTGATGAAAAAGGAACTTACGGATGGAGATATATTTGGGAAGATGGAACTGACGAAGAAAATGCTGAGGTAGCTTCATACTGTAAGCAGAAATGGATTGATTTCTATAAGTTTGTTGTAAATTCTTCTGACGAAGAATTCCATGATAAACTTGGAGATTATTTCGTAATTGATTCAGCACTATATTACTATCTATTTACTACTAGATATACTATGGTAGATAATAGGGCAAAAAATACATTCTGGCATTACGGTAAAACTGGAGATGTAGATTTAGAAGGAAATCCTATTAGAAAATGGGATTTATCATTTGATTATGATAATGATACTTCTTTAGGAATTAATAACTATGGTGATATGGTATACCGCTATGGATATGAAGATACTGACTATGAAGATGGAACAACACAAGAGGTATTCCGTGAATCAGATAGTACATTCTTCTGTAGAATACGTGATTTATTCTCTGAAGAATTGAAAACAATGTATAACAACTTGGAATCTGACAATGCATGGTACGCTGAGGGTCTTATTAACCAGTTTGATACATGGCAAAGTGAATTTCCAGAAGAGCTGTGGCGGGTAGATATCGAACGTAAATACTTACGTACATATAATTCTTCTTTTATCAACGGTGCTGGGGATCACCAATTCTTGCGCGATATGGCACATGGTAAAAAGAAATACCAGCGTAGGCAATTCGAACGTAACCAAGAAAAATACATGGCTTCAAAATATCAAAGTACGCTTGCTGCTTCAGACAATATGGTAATGCGTTGTACTGTCCCAACTGGAGAATTAGCAGTTGAACCAAATTATAAATTAAAGCTTACTCCATATTCTTATATGTACTTAAATGTAAAATATGGTACGCAAGCTCCGATTACAGTGAGAGCAACACCGGGCGTAGAATATGAAATACCTTTTGAAGGAAGATCAACTGATATTATCAATATCTATAGTGCAAGTTCTATTCAATCTATAGGAGATCTATCTACGTGCTATCCTGCTACTCTCGACACAAGTAAAGGTACTAAATTAAAAGAATTGATTGTTGGTAATTCTACAGAAGGATATGATAACCCTAACTTATCAACTCTTACTTTAGGGGCCAATTATCTTCTTGAAACATTAAATATCGAAAACATATCTGGATTAACTCAATCTATTAATTTATCTGCATTAGCTAATTTAAGGGAGCTTTATGCACATGGATCTAATATTGGCGGTGTAACTTTTGCTAATGGTGGTCTTATCGAAATTGCAGAACTTCCAGCTATCAACTCAATAACTATGAAAAACCTTGTTTACTTAACTACATTGGATATTGTTTCTTTGAATAAGTTAACGACACTTACTGTAGAAAACTGTTCTACGGTAGATTTAATTACAATTCTAAAGAACTCTCCTAATCTAAATAGGGTACGTATCACTGGTATAGATTGGCAGTTAGATGATGTCTCATTATTGGAGTCAATTTATAATATGGGTGGTATTGATAGTAAAGGTTATAACGTAGATAGAGCTGTGTTAAGTGGTAGTGTATACGTTCCTGTAATTAGAGAACAAATGCTATTCCTTTACAACCAAGCATGGCCTGATTTGTCTATTTCATATGGTACAATGATCACTCAATTTGCAGTTACTTTTATCAATGACGATGGAACTATTCTTGATGTACAGTATGTAGATAGTGGATCTAAACCTGTAGATCCGATAACGCGTGAGGTTAATCCAATCCCAGTTCCGACAAAAGAAAGCACTGTTTCAACAGATTATACTTTCGCAAATTGGGATTCAGAATTCGTCCCTGTTTTCTCTACACAAACAATTACAGCAACGTATAGCGAGTCACTGAGGAAATATACGATAAAATATGTATCAAAAGGCACTGTTTTACAAGAAACTGTAGCTGACTATAGTTCTTATGTCGAATATACAGGATCTGTTCCTACCTACACAATTGAAGAATCTGGTTATAAATATTACATATTTGATCATTGGGATCAGTCAGGTTTTGTTAATGGGAATAAAACAATTAATGCTGTATACGATAGTTGTAGCTATTCAAGTGGATATTTTGATGGAAAAGAATTGGCGGAATTAAGGCCGGTAGAAATCTATGCCCTAACAATGCTTGAACAAAGTAAGATATTGTCTGTTAGTGATCTGTTCACAGAGGGTGACAGCGTATCATTTACTTTAGGGCATGATTATAGTTATGATGATGTAGAATCTGTTGATATAATTACCGAAACCACTACATTTACAGGGAAAAATTATATTGATACCGGAATTCAATTACTTAATGAAGATCGTGATTTCATTCTCGCAATTGATTACGAATTTGCAGAGGGTAATGAATCAAATGCTACATTAATGGAATGCTTCCAAGCGAATGGTTCTAGTGGCTTTAAGTTATCATATTCTTCTACTGTAAAATGTTTATGGGGTACAGAATCAAAAGATTTGACATCTGTGAATTGTAGGGAAATGCTCGTTATACGGCATCTTAAAGGTGACAATAATCTATATATTTACTCTACGAACTTTTCTGCAGACGATATTTTAGTAGCAACAATAGAAAAGACTAAATCAACAACTTGCTCTTCTACCCTTGTACTCGGATGCTCCAAGCCTGAAGAAGATGCTTATGAAAATAATGCTCTTGGGAAGATCAATTGGTGTAAATTATGGTACACAGATTTAGGAGATACTGCTTGTAGATCACTGGCTACATGGACACATGAGGAAATAGATTTAGAGATTTGCGGTTTTAAACGGTATTATATGAGCGATAATACTTCAAAACGTTGTTCATTCTCTCTATTAGCTTCTCATTTACTTGAAACAACTAAAAAAATGAACACAAGTGATTCCAACCTTGGAGGATTTAGTGCTACTTCTTTATTTACATTCCTTAACGAACGTTTGTATGCAGCTATTCCGGTACAATGGAAATCATTGATAAAGAGAGTGCAGGTATCAAGTTCTGCTGGTAATAAGTCATCTGAAATCATAACTAGCGATTGCTATGTAACTATCCCTGCAGTTATTGAAGTTAATTCTACAATTAGCAAATCACCATATCCGTCTGAAGGTACTCCTATTTCATATATGACAACAAATGATTCAAGAAAACGAGGATTTAGAGATGGTGAAGTATATCAATACTGGTTACGCTCGCCAAATGTTGATTATACTAACTACTTCTTTTCAGTACAAACCAGTGGAGAAGTATGGGGATATAATAGTCCTCTTTACCAAACATATGGTGTTTTAATTGAAATATCATTATAACTCATAAACTAAGGCATTGCTTATTCAAATAGGCAGTGCCTTTTACATTAAAAGGAGAACGGACATGTATTATAAAGTAATAAAAAATGATAAGGTTATCGATGTTCTCGATAAATTGGTATTTGTGAAATACCAAGAAAAGAACAAGCGAATGGTTTTATGTCCAGAAGATGATGCTCAAGGTATTTTATCATCTGATGGATCAAAAATTTGGCATGAAGTCTCCCTTTATAAAATACCTATTTCCGGTTATGACACAGTGCGTTTAGAAAAGATAGATGAAGAAGAATACCGGATGTTGACAATTTTTAATGGTAAAACGCCGGAAGAAATTATCGATGCTTATACTTTATCTATCCTTCCGCTGATTGGAGGTATGTGATGAACGAATTTATTGAATCTTTAAAAAGATTGTATGCGTCACATAAGATCAATGATGATGTTATTAAACAATTATACACTAACAAAAAAATAACCGAAAAAGAACTACGCTATATTTTAGGAAAGGAAGATGGATGATTATGTATACGATATTAATCAATAATGATAATACGCTTACTAAATCTATAGAGACACGCATCATGCATCGTTCTAATATGGTGGATAAAATTCATTTTTTGTGTGAACCTAAATACAACGAATACGATATGAGTGAATTTACTGTTGCGCTTGAATATAAAACTCCAATTAGTGCTACATACCGTGTAGAAGTTTTATCTCCATCAGAGGAGCTATATAAAGAAAGATTGGAATATATGCTTCCTGTAGATACGAACATTACTTCTGAGGTTGGAGATATTGAACTGAAATTTAAGTTTACAAATATAGAAATGCAACCAGATGGCTCTGTTATTGAGCGTGTTCGTGAGACTGATACTACTACTATAACTGTACTTCCAGTTTCTAAATGGGATGAATATATTAGTAATTCAGATCTTGGCAGTCTAGCAGAGATATTGTTAAATATACAAGCTCAGAGTATTAAGCAAGCAGATTTGGCAGAACAACTTAATGCTTCAAAAGCTGATGATCTTGCAGTCGATGTGGAAAATAACAAATTATATGCAACATCTAACGGTAAAATAATTGGAACCGGTGTTAACTTAGACGATCTTGGCGACGCTTTAGCAGAAGCAACAGACGATGGCTTAATTCGTGTCATTATTTAAGGAGGGCGTTTTATGGAAGTAAATAAAAAACGTTCTAAACTTGGGTATCTTTATGATTATGAAATCAAGCAAAGGATAGATAATGGCGAATTAGATGCTTATGATATTATATATACCAAAGATAGTCATGCTTGCTATTTTATCACTCCTGATCTAAATCCAATGAGGATTAATTCAAAAGTCTATTGCTTCTCTTCAATAGCCGAAGCTAATTCAGCCTTAAATGAAAATGAAGATACATATGAAGGGCAAATTGTTAGTGTACTTAAAGATGAAGTATATGTTGGCTATATAGTAAACAAAAATTATGTGGGCAAATTCTATGTTTCACCATTAAGTGCAGAGCTTGGGGATATTGATTACAATTCGCTTGGCAATAAGCCAATTATAAATATGACCGGAACTTTGGATAATCCTATTGTTGTAGATACCTTATCTACTGGTATTTATTCAATCAATGGACAGTATAAAATATCTAATAGTTTAGAAACCACATATTTAAACTCTTCTAATGTTTTATTTTTCATAGAACATTCTGAATCCGGGACTGTTGTAAAAAAAATAGATGCATCTGAGATTGTCCAATATACCATATCAGATACCGTTTTGATTTCATCATATATAACCAGCGATTATTTAAAAGATTACGCGACTACAGAATATGTTGATTTAAAACTGGCTGCGTTAGACTATATGACGCAAGAAGAAACAGAGACATACGTAGAAAGCCTCGTTACAGATATGATAAATACTAAAATAGAGGAAATGTTTGACGAGTCTTTAGATGAAAAAATCGATACTAGAATTGATGCAAAGATTACAGGAATTGATGACCAATCAATTTCCGATCTATTTGTTTAATTAAATATTGTAAAGCACATGAGAGGATCTATATAGACAACCTCTCATTTTTATTACCTATTAACTTATTATTCTAAGGAGGTCAATTATGGCTGAAACATCTAAAATGAAACTATTTACTTATGAAAATCTCCTGCAGTATGATCCGCTGATTAAATCATATGTGGATACTGCTGTAGCTACTGGTGACGCTGAGTCTATCAAAACAGTAGCTCTTGAAGGAAATACGCTGAAATTCTATAGGGTTAAAGAGCCTGTTGGAAGTACGGCTCCAGTGTATACACTTACATTGCCTGAAACAGATATCAGCGGATTAATGCAGAAACTTTCTGCAGCAACATCTGGAAATCTTGTTATGGTTGCTGAAGATGGTGCTAATGTAGCAGATGCAGGAATTAAAGCTGCAGACGTAGCACTGAAATCTGAAGTAGAAGCAGCAAAATCTGCTTTACAGACAAACATTGATGCAAACAAAGGAGCTATTGATACTCTTGTAGGTACTGATACGGGTAAATCTGCAAGAACAATCGCTAACGAAGAGTTGGCTAAACAGCTTATTCCAGAAGGTGCTAAAGAATCTCTTAATACACTTGAGGAAATCGCAGCATGGATTCAGGCGCATCCAGACGATGCATCTGCAATGAATAAAGCAATTAGCGACCTTGAGGCTCTTGTTGGAACACTTCCAGAAGGAATCACAGCTACGACAGTTGTAGGTTATATTGATGAAGTTAAAGCAGCCCTTACATCTGCTATTGCAACAGCTAAATCTGAAGCAATCAGCGACGCTGCTGCAGATGCAACTGAAAAAGCAAATAAAGCTTTAAGCGACGCTAAATCTTATGCAGATGCAGAAGTTGCAAAAGATAGAGCAAGACTTGACGCTGATGAAGCTGATATTGATGCTCTTCAGGCAGCAATTGGTGAAGGTGGTTCTGTAACATTAGCAATCGCTGAAGCCAAGAAAGCTGGTACAGATGCTCAGGCAGATGTAGACGCGCTTGAATTAAGAGTAGACGACACTGAGAGTGAGATTTCTACAATCAAATCTGATGCTACAGCCCTTACTGGTAGAGTAAGTACGTTAGAAACAAAAGTAGCTACAGCTGAAGGTACTATTGCTTCTAATACAGATAGGATTAAAGCTGTAGAAGATTCTATTGGTACTGTACCAGACGGTAGTACTGTAATGGGTATCATCAGAGATATTCAGGAGTCTGCATATGATGATACTGCTGTAAGAGCACTTATCAAAACAAACGCTGATGATATTGATGCGCTTGAAGGAAGAATGGCGACAGCAGAAGGTAATATCTCTGCAAATGCTTCTAATATTACTGCAAACGGAGATAGAATCACTGCTCTGGAAGGTAAAGTCGGAGAAGGTTTCGAAGCAATTCCAGAAGCTGAAATTCAGGCACTCTTTGCCTAATGTATAATATAAATGATAGCCATTGTATTAAAAATGCAATGGCTATTTTTAAGGAGGCGAATTCATGGATGGGACATCTATTTTAACCAGCGAAGGTCTTGCCGTTCTCGCTGATGAAATAAAAAAGTACGTGCAAGATAAAATTGTTGAGTCAAGAGATAGTGTTTTAGAATTTGATTCGTCACTTCTATTTCCAACCGTTGGAAAAATAAATACTATCTATATAGATAAACAACAAAATGAAAGTTATAGATGGGACGGTAAAGAGTTAAAATATTATCTTTTAAATGATTACGAAAATATACAGATTATAGATGGGTGCTGCTAACAAGTGGCACCTATTTTAATATGATATGAAGGGAAGATATAATGGCAAGTAATACTTTAAAAACTCGTATTGTTTTAAATAATAAAACATCAAGTGAGTGGGGATCTTCAACCTATAGTTCAATCGTTCCACTAAAAGGTGAAGTATGTATTTATTCCGACTTGAGAAAAATTAAAATCGGTGATGGAACAAATACTATTGCAAATTTATCTTTTGCTAATTTAACACCAGAAGAAGTACAATCTCTTATCTCAGCAAGCTCACACTCCCACTCAAATAAATCTATTTTGGATGCAACAACAGCTAGTTTTACAACTGAATTATTAGCTAAATTGGATGGCATCGCATCTGGAGCAACAAAAGTTATAGTAGATAGTGCATTATCTTCTACGTCAACAAATCCAGTGCAAAATAAAATAGTAAATTCCGCTCTTAACGGAAAAGTTCCTACATCTAGGACAATTAATGGAAAAGCGCTTACTTCTGACATCACACTGTCAGCTTCAGATGTTGGTGCGGATGCAAGTGGTGCAGCATCTAACGCATTATCAAGCGCTAAATCTTATTCAGACACAAACCTTGCTACAGCTAAAAGTTATGCAGATACTAAAGTGGCAACATTAGTCGGTTCAGCACCTGAGACGCTAGATACACTTGAAGAAGTTGCTGCTGCAATTGAAGCACACCAAGATGTGACTGATGCGCTGAACGCAGCTATTGGGAATAAAGTAGACAAGGTTTCTGGTAAAGGGCTTTCTACTAATGATTTAACTGCTGCTCTCAAGTCAAATTATGATGCAGCTTATACACATAGCCAATCTGCACATGCTCCATCAAATGCAGAGAGGAATGTTATTGTTGGTATACAGAAAAACGGAAGCGATTTATCTGTAGATAGTTCCACAAGAAAAGTAAATATTACTGTACCGACAAAAACTTCTGAAATTACAAATGATTCTGGATTTTTAACAAGCTCTGGAACAATATCTAAAGCTAATCAATTAGCTACTGCTAGGACTATAGATGGTGTAAGTTTTAACGGTGCAGCAAATATTACACATTATGGCGAATGTTCCACTGCTGCTGCGACTGCTGCAAAAACAGTGTCATTAACCAACTTTAGTCTAGCTACAGGAGCAAGAGTTATAGTCAAATTTACAGCTACTAACACTGCTTCCTCTCCTACTCTTAATGTTAACGGTTCTGGTGCAAAATCTATTATGTATAGAGGAGCCGCTATTTCTGCTGGTTATTTAGCTGCAAATAGAATATATGAGTTCGTATACGATGGAACTAATTGGAATCTTATTGGTGACTTAGACACTAACACAACCTATAGTGCTGCTGGAAGTTCTTTAGGCCTTGTAAAAACTGGTGGAGATGTAACAATCTCTAGTGGTGTAATTACTGTTAATGATGCTTCGCATAATCATACTATTGCCAATGTAGATGGATTGCAATCAGCATTAGATAGTAAAGCACCTGTTGACCATGGTACTCACGTAACATACTATTCCGCTGCTCCTGCTGCAAATGGTACAGCTTCTGCGGGAACTTCTACATCCGTTGCTAGGGGAGACCATGTACATCCGCTTCAAACTAGTGTAAGCGGAAGCTCTGGAAGTTGTACAGGTAATTCCGCATCTGCTACAAAATTAGAAACAGCACGTACAATTGCATTGTCTGGTGGAGCAACTGGTACAGCGACATCTTTTAATGGTACTGCTAATATCACGATTCCTGTAACTTCCGTAAATGCAGTTAATTTGACATTATCTTCATCAGATACATTAATTTTAGATGGAACATTTTAATAAAAAAGACAGATTGTCAGAGATGAAATATGCTCTGACAATTTTTATTAAGAAAGGAGGACTTTCTTTTTGTCAGTAAATACTTTAAAAACAAGAGTTAAACATGCATATAAGACTGAAAGTGAGTGGTCTTCTTCCAATCCTACTTTATTAGCTGGAGAGATTGCTTATAGTTCAGATAAAAATAATAAATATAAAATTGGTAATGGCACATCTACATGGTCTCAGTTGGCATATGTTCTCCCTACAAAGGAGGATATAGGTTTAGGTGAGGTTGAAAATAAATCCTCAGAAACAATCAGAGGAGAATTAACTAAAGATAATGTAACTACCGCTTTAGGATATACACCGCCGACTACTAATACTACATACGATATAGCAACAACTTCAACTAATGGACTAATGTCCTATTCTGATAAAAATAAACTTAATTGTATTAATATAGCTTTTTGTACATGCAATGATAGTAGTACTAGTGCGGATAAAACAGTAGTAATCAACTCAAGTGGTAAATGGGAATTAAAAGTTGGATCTATTATTGTAGTTAAATTTGCTTATTCAAATAGTGCTTCGAATGTAACTTTAAATGTTAACGGTAGCGGGCCAATAAAAATTTATTATGGAGCAAGCACATATAATGGAAATAGCCCTGATATTTGTGGTAGTTCTTATAGACATATAATGTATATGTACTCAGGTAACTATTGGGTTTGGTTATCTTCTGGATTTGATAAAGATACAACTTATTCAACGGGTACTCCTACTAAATCTGGGCTTACAAAACTATACAGCTCAACAGGAACATCAACAGATGGAGCTATGTCGCGAAACGCAACAACTTCTGCTATTACTACTGCAATTGAAGATATTGCTGGCGATGTAATAACCGAGGATGATATCCTTGAAGCTTTAGATCTTATAATAACAGAAGAAATAGAGGAAGTTGTGGATCCAGTTCCTTAAATCAATAAATATCTGAGTAAAGGAGTTAAAGAATGGTGGTTATAAAAGAAAAAGTGTCAATAGGTGGTGTTATATATAGGATAGATAATATCTGGCAATATGGGAATCTCCTTAAAATCACCTTTGACGAAAATGTAGATATTGATAATTTAACTTCCGACATGAGTAAGTTTGATTTGATTACGCTCCTTACTAGAGGAAGAATTGAATGTGGATATTTTGAAAATTTTAATACCATTTATAAAATAGATGGACAAGAACTTACATTGAGCAATGATGGTTCAGTTTATAAAGAACCCGTTATTCAAGAGCCAACACCTGCTCCAGAATATATCCCAACATTGGAAGAAATCCAAAAAGATAAAATAAACGAATTATCTGGAATATGTGAGCAGTTAATTGAAAATGGGGTTTACATAGAAATTGATGGTGAAATGCAGCATTTTACTTATAAAAAAGATGAGGACCAAAATAAAATAAAAGAAGCATTTGATACCGCAAGGGAAACAGGACTATCAGTTCCATGGCATTGCCATGATGGCTCTTGTAGACTATACTCTCCGGAAGAAATTGCAACTTTGTATGCAATGCAGCAAAAGAATTACGTTCATAATCAAACATACTATAATCAAATGAGATTATACATTCTTTCATTGGACGATACGGATGTCATAAAAGCAATCCGTTATGGCGATGAATTAACTGGTGCATATCTAGAAGTCTATAATCAAATGATGGAACAATCATCTAAACTTATCCAAGCATTATTAGTTAAAAAATCTGATGACACAACATCTGATGAATCTCCAGTTTCTCCTGATGAATCAAATACTTCTAGTGAAGATGTAGATTCTAATGAAACTGTCAATGAAGATGTACCTTCTGATGAAACCATAATAGATGAAAACAGTGGTTTTGATATCCAAGAATCAGAGGAAGAAATAACAGATGAACCAATCGATCAAGAGGTTGATGAGAATGCTGGAATAGATGAATCTACAGAAGAAGAAGAAATTATTGTAGATGACCCTATAGAAGAAGTTAACACCGATGAACCTATAGAAGAAGATATTCCTGTTGAGGATGATTTATATTCAAATAGTTTAGATGATACTATAGAAACTTCTTAATTCATATGTAGATATGAGTTAATAAGGGGGAGGAAATATTGGATGTTAGAACACAAATAAAGCAAGCATTTATGTATGCTAAAAATGTTTTATGCAGGAGGGTTGATGTTGTAGACAATTTGACAAGTACATCAACTGATTTACCACTTAGCGCAAATATGGGTAAAGCATTAAAAGATAGTCTATTGGATTTAACTTATCCAGTAGGCTCTATTTATATGTCTGTAAATAATACCAACCCATCACTTCTATTTGGGGGCATATGGGTTGAGTGGGGTTCAGGTCAAGTTCCGGTAGGAGTTAAATCAGATGACACAGATTTTTCTACATCTGAAAAGACAGGTGGAAGCAAATATTTGCAAGCACATACTCATTCAGTCTCTGTGTCAGGAAGTGCTGCTAGTGGAGGAGCACACACACACTCAGTCTCTGGTTCTGCAGCAAGCAATGGTGCTCATACTCATTCGGTATCTGGATCTGCCGCGAGTTCTGGTGCCCATACTCATAATGTTAAATTGAATTATGAAAAAAATTTAACTAGTGGTAGTGGAAGTAATACGCATATTAATTATAAAGGTTCGCTATTAGGTGGAGCACATGCGAATGCTGCGCAATCTGCAGGCGGTCATACACATACAGTAACTGGTACTGCTGCGAATGCTGGAGCACACACTCATAGTACATCAGGTACTGCTGCGAGTGCTGGAGCACACACTCATACTGTTACAGCGTCAGGTACTGCTGCAAGCTCAGGTGATGGTAGTGCGGGAAACTTACAGCCATATATTACCTGTTATATGTGGAAAAGAACTGAATAATAAAATGAGGGGAGTAAAAAAATAATGATTTTATATTCGTTTTCAACTGGGGGGGGTGAATGATGCCTACTTCCGTTAAAGATCAAATTAAAATAGCTTTTAGCGCTGCAAAAAATTATTTATGCAGGCGTATAGATGTAGTTGATAACACGTATAGCGCTAGTAGCGATTTACCATTGAGCGCAAATCAAGGATGGAAATTACAAAACCAAATAAATGGCATGATAGATAAGGTATATCCGATAGGCTCTATTTATATTAGCGTAATTAACAGAAATCCAAGTGAATTTTTCGGTGGTACATGGGTGGCTTGGGGATCTGGAAGAGTACCTATTGGAGTTAATGCAAATGACACTGATTTTAATGACAGTGAAAAAACTGGCGGTGAAAAGACACATACACTGTCTGTTGCAGAAATGCCATCTCATGCACATACTGGTGGAGGGCATACTCACTCCACACCAAATCATACGCATAGTATCTCTGTAGCAAATGGTGGAGGAAGTGGTGCTTTTAAAGCTTTACAATGGCATACAGGTACGTCGAGTGGTATTGTAACTCAATCGACAAACTTAAAAGATAGAGCATGTTCAACCGGAACACAATTTGGACATGCAACCTTTACCATAAATACTTCACATGGACACTCACTTAGCCAATCAGCATCTGGTGGAGGAACATCTGGATCCGGTGGCGCAGTTGGAACAACATCAACAGGTGGCAATGGAGCACATAATAATCTTCCACCGTATATTACGTGTTATATGTGGAAACGTGTTCCTTCTGAAACTTGGGTAGGTTAAGTCGTATATTTTAAATTGATTACTCTTCTTCACCGTGACATATACAATAAAAAGGAGTGATAATTTTGTATAGAACGTATTTTCTTGGGGGGGGGGTAGAACTTTGTGTCTACCTCTATTAAAGATCAGATAAAACAAGCATTTACATATGCTAAAGATTATATATGTAGAAGAATCGATGTAGTAGATAACTTATCTAGTACATCTAGTGATTTACCATTAAGTGCTAAACAGGGCAAAGAATTATTAAGTATGATAGATAAATTAAAATCAGATTTTTTAGATTTAACATATCCAATTGGATCTATTTATATATCAACAAATAATACCAATCCAAGCGAATTATTCGGAGGAACGTGGATAGCTTGGGGTGGTGGTAGAGTTATAGCAGGTGTTGATTCAAATCAAACAGAATTTAATACAGTTGAAAAAACAGGAGGAGCTAAATACACAGTTTTTACACCATCTGGAACTGTACAAGGTCATACATTAACAATAAATGAAATGCCGTCTCATGGTCATTATGTACCACAACAATATTTACATAGATTGGATAGTGATGATAATAACTTTGTCAATTACGGACAAAATGGTACTCTTGGAGGTTGGTGTATCCAATGGCCGACATCTGTAAACACAGGAGTTACTAGAACTGGTATACCTGCTTTTAATACAAATAATAATGGTGGTGGAGCTTCTCACTCTCATGAATTTATTGGAAATTCCATTAGTATAGATCATTTTCAACCATATGTAACTTGCTATATGTTCAAAAGGACTGCTTGAAATGCAGACTAGAGAGAGGAGATTGTATATGTTTAATGTTTTTTCTATGGAGGGAGGTAAAAATATATGTCTACCTCTGTTAGAGATCAAATAAAAATAGCGTTTGCAAGCGCTAAGAACGTTTTATGTAGGAGGATAGACGTGGTAGATAATCTATCTAGTACGTCTATCGATTTGCCTTTAAGTGCCAACAAAGGTAAAGAATTATTGCAAAAAATTGATGATTTAACAGCAAATATATTTGATATGATTTATCCAGTAGGATCTATTTATATGTCTGTAGATAGCACAAACCCTTCTACAGTGTTTGGGGGGACTTGGGTGGCTTGGGGATCTGGGCAGGTGCCAGTGGGAGTTAATATAGACGATAGTGATTTTTCTACTGTTGAAAAGACAGGTGGAGAAAAGACACATACATTATCAAATGCTGAAATGCCATCTCATACACATACAACGTCACAGATGTCATTAAATACTGGTAACCAAAGTGCTAACCATGCACATAGTATACCTGCTTTAAGTGGTACTGCTGCAAGTGATGGAGGACATAATCATAATGCTCATACTTCTTACGGAAGATTCGTTGTTGCTGTCACAAATGCGTGTACTAAAAGACAAGTTGGATCTAATGGAGCTAATAGAGGATACGCAGCAGTAACTTCTTCTACAACAGATTCTAGCGGGATCGGATATGCTGCTACAACTGCTGATGTAGGTGGTCATACACATGCAGTTACGACAACCGCAAATGCAACTGGTAATAATAGTGCAAATCATACGCATAGTGTTACAGTACCACCGTCTAATACAGGGGCAACCGGTGCTGATGGAAAACATAATAATTTGCAACCATACATTACATGCTATATGTGGAAAAGAACTGCTTAAAAAATCTTTATCATTTCTAAAACTCATTTTTTTATAAATCCCCATCACATTTTTAGTTTTCATACGTTATATAAAGAAAAGCGTGAAAAGGATGATATAGGTATGAAAATAGAAAAAACAAAATCCAGTATTACCCTATCTGATATGACAGAAGAAGAATTAGACTTTGTAGAAGATCTAATTGCATTTATGGAATCTGAATATAGTCCATTCAAAAATACATCAGATGATAATATGCATCCTGCCCTTTAATATATATAGGTGCATATAAGTTATGTGGTAGTACTGTGTAATTTATATGCACCACTCTCCTTCCAAATCATTCTATAAAACATTTCATTTAAACTCTAACAGATATATCTCAATAATTCCCCAGATACAAATTAAACTCAAAAGAAAGGACTGACAATATTGTGAGCGCAATTAAAGAGTTTTTAGATAATTGGCAAACATTCATTATTGCAATTTGCCTAGCTTTTGTTTGCTTTGAATTTATTATTAAAACTGTAGACTACTTCTGCGATCGTTTTGGCATAGAAACCAAAAGCAGTCTTAAGAAGAAAAAGCAAGAAGAAAGTTTGCAGAAGCTTCAAGAAAAAGTTGAATGCATAGATGTGTTAAAAAAAGACATAGAAAATCTTAATAACAAATTAGATGTGTTAACAGAAAGCTTTTCTAGCATGAAAGAAAGCAATGATTTTGATAAAAGAGCAACTTTAAAAGATAGGATTTCGCAATCTTATCGTTATTATCATGAACGTAAAAAATGGAATCATATGGAAAAAGAAGCATTTGATGATTTAATTAAATCATATGAAAATGCTGGTGGGAAGAATTCTTTTGTCCATACCACATGCGAACCTGAGTCTTGTACATGGGAACTCATTGATTAGAGATGATCTTATGAACGATGAAAGAAAACTCTATTCAAGATATGAAACCAAAGAATATAAGCAAGAACTCAAACATAAGGAAAAGCTTAAACGGATTGAGGAACGTGGAGAACGTAAACTACGTAAGCGTGAATTAAAAGCAAAGCGAGATTCTTATAAAAAACCAAAAAAGAAAATCCAAATGACTAAGATAATTACATGGTATTTATTCGTGTTGTTAAATACCGTACTTGTTTATTCAATGATCGTGATGTATGCATTCCGCGATCTTAGTTACTTGGGAGTTCTTATTACTGATATAGCAGCTCAGGTAATCACATATATGGTTTATTCATGTAAATCGTATAAAGAATCTAAAGAAGAAGCTGCAATAAACCTAGAGCGTGAAAAATTAAATTATGGTTATGATGATGAAAACTCAGTCGGATAGGTAAGGATAATAATCCTTGCTTTTTTTATTTTAAGGAGGAATCCTCATGGAAGGTATTAAGAATTTACTAACTTTCCTCAACAATAACTGGACCGTTATTTTAATTTGCATTGGAGCTATCGTAGGTATTGTTAATAAAACAATCAACTATTTTTCAAAATCAAAAGATGAACGTGTAGAGATAGCTAAGAAGCAAATTGAACAAGAAATCTTAAAAATGATTTCAGATGCTGAATCTGAGTACAAGGAATGGGAAAAGGCTGGCGAAATTAAGAGGTCAGAAGTTATTGGGGAGATTTTTAAGAAATACCCTATATTGTCAAAAGTTGTAGGCCAAAAAGAGTTAATACAATGGATTGATGACTTGATTGACAATTCTTTAGATACGCTAAGAGATATCATAAGTCAACAGGAGGCAGTGCAGTAAGCACTGTCTTTTTTTGTTGCTTAAGAAAGGAGGACATTATGGCTAAGATCACCATAAACGATTTTGCAAAAAAAGCTTATAAGAAATACATTGCAGCTGGAATGACACCTGAAGGAGCATGTGGACTGATGGGAAACCAGTATGCTGAATCAGCTGGCTTTCTTGCTAACAGAGTAGAATTCTTATGCCTTAGACGATTAAAAGAACATGGAAAAGTATATACAGATGAAACATATACCGCTGCTGTTAATTCAGGAAAAATATCTAAAGCAGAATTTTTAAATCCATTGCCGGGAAAGCAATATGGTTACTCTCTTTCGCAGTGGACTACACCGAAAAGGAAGAGTGGGTTATATGAAGCAACAGTAGAAAAGGGAAAATCAATTGCCGACGAAGATGCAGTTCTTCAATATGTAATTGATGAGTTAAAAGCTTCTTTCCCAAAAACATTTAACATTCTTAAAACGACCAAATCTGTTAAATCCGCATCTGATTACGTTCTTATCCATTATGAATCCCCAGCAGATACAGGAACATCTATCAAAAACATAAGAGCTGACTATAGCCAGCAATATTATGACTATTTTGTTAAACAAAAAGGAGCTGATGCATCAGTGCCGAGTAATAATACATTAGTACAGAAGGTAATTGACGATGCCGTTACTTTCGCAGTATCAATAGCTAATGACAACTCTCATGGATATAGCCAAGCTGTTAGAAGTCTATATAACATCTCAAATCCCAAATCTTTTGATTGTTCCAGTTTAGTGTGTACAGCTTACTACTATGCTTTTACTAAGAACGGTCTTACTAAGCAAGCAAATTATTTAAAATCTAATTGCTCATATACAGGCAATATGCTTAATATGTTGAATTGTGGGTTTGAAGTTGTAGCTACAAACCAGACAGCACATTCTAAAATGGCCAAAGGTGATATCGAATTAAATGTTACGCATCATACTGCTTTGGCTATTGATAGCAATAACATAGTACATGCTAGAAGCTCTGAGGGGACTAGCAATACAATAGACGACTCTGGTAACGAGATCAGGACACAGGGATGGTACTTGTACAGCCATGGTTGGACCCACAGGCTAAGATTTACGGGTAAGGGGATTACTGCTTCAGGTGTGTCTTCAAACACGTCAAATGGGGCTTCTAACGTGTCTGGTGGAGGCTCTACTTCTACCCTACTTCGCAAAGGTTCGAAAGGACAAGCTGTAAAAGAATTACAGGAAAAACTTAATAAGCTAGGCTATGGGCTTACAGTGGATGGAGATTTCGGATCAAAAACTGAATCTGCTGTTATTTCGTTCCAAAAGAAATATAATCTGGAAGTAGATGGAGTTGTTGGCAATGAAACAAGAAATGCTCTTGATTCTGCTATTAAAGCGTTAACAGCTAAACCTACGCAGCCCCAATCTGATTCTTGGGTTGGCGAAGTGAACGTAAGTGCAGGAAGTACTCTTGCTGTACGTACATGGGCAGGAACAGAATATCCTAAGATTAAATCTTATCCTGAACTTGGACGTGGTAATAGAGTTAGGGTTCTTGGAAGTCTTAAAGCAATTGATGGAAGTACGTGGTATAAGATAGCAATTAATAATGCAAAAACAAACAATAAAGACATAATTGGATTTGTGAGTAGTAAATATATTAAGAAGGTTCAGTAATGGATTTTGAGTAAAAAAATAAGGGGTAGTAGAGATTGACCTAAGTCTTTCTCTACTACCCTATTTTTTTGTCATTCGTGTTCTCGTTCAAGCATTTGTTTTACGTCATCAAGGGTTAATCCTTTTTTATGGATTAAATTGATGATCTCTTTTGTTTTTGCCTCCTCAGCTGCTTTTGCTTCTGCTTCCTCTATTACTGAAAGTTCATTTGTAAGAGATTCCTTTTTTTCTTTTAAAACTTGGATTTTTTCTTCCAGAGATGTTATTTTTTCTTCTATCTTTTGTATCTCGTCAGAAATAAGTTGTTTCTTGCTACGTCTTGTACCTGCCATGTTATTAACCTCCTACAGATGTTTTTTATATAATACATCATAGGAAATAAAAAAGCAATTATATAAATCATCAACTACAAAATGACTTATATAACTGCTTTTTTACGCCGTGTAACTTTTCGTGTAACTTTTTAAAATTTGGACTCCATAATTTCCTTTCAAAATAGCGTATTTACGGGCTTTTTAGAAACAGGGGTTGAGAGAATCGAACTCCATCCGTACTGTCATTTTTCCCCGTATTTACGGCGTTTTTAGCTATATCGTCGTGTAACTTCGTGTAACTTTTTTAAATCGCAATGCTTCCGAACGCTTTATCAATCTGCATTTTTTTATGCTGGTAGTTCTTATTGCTGTAGTAGTAATATTTCTTTGTAGTGGAAATATCCTCATGCCCCATCTGTTCTGCTACTACACTATCATCAACATCGCCATCAATAAGCGTAGTCCCATAGGTTTTCCTTATTTTATGCGGTGACCTTAATGGTATATCTAATTTTTTACAGGCATCCCTTAAATGCTTCTGGAAAGTTCCGGTTTTCATTCTTTGCCCATGTTTATTTTCAAACAAATATTTCTCTGTATTCCCCATGATAAGTATTTTCTTTAACAGTTTTACTGTATTGTCCGTAATAATAATAACCCTATATCCGGCATCAGTTTTGGGGAAATCCCTTACTTCTCGAATACATTTGTTTGTTTCTGGGTCACGGTACTGTATTTCTGTTTTAGTTACCATTAATTTGTTTTCGCTCAAATAAGTTAAATCGCTTTTCTCAAGAGCAACTAATTCACCTATACGAAGACCTGTCTGAAAAATAAGTAGTAATCCTTGGTCTACTATACTTCCAGATTTACGAAGATACGTTGTTATCTGCTCAATTTCATCTTCATTGAATACTTCCTGTTCCTTGATAATAGCTTTTTTCTTAAAAATTGTTCTTGGAAGGTTAAGTTCATCAAAGAATCTGGAGACTTCAAAATTAGTAAATCCATTTTCTTTCGCATAGAGAAACGTTCCTCGTATTATTGTCCTCATCCCAGCATATGCTTTTGCAGTAAGATTATATTTTTTTATTGATGTTTTTATAAAAGCCCTTAACTGTCCCTCATTGATTTCCTTTATTTTTACATTTTCGATATCTTGTCCTGAAAAGAACCTTTTATATTCATTTGAGTATCTAGTGTAGCTTTGTAATGATATTTCTTCGTATTCAAGACGTTGTTCCATCCAACGTTCATATACTTGTTTAAATGTTGGGTTCTCTTCTATTTCTCTATAATAATCAACGATAAGGTCTATAAGTTCTTCTTTTGTCTTTTTATGTTTTCTGCTATACCCCCGTTCTGATTCATCGTCCAAATACGTATTCCATTCACCATTCTGGCTTTGCCATATTTTATGATTATGGTTATCCATGATTTCTTCTTTTCTCTTCATAAGCACCTGTTCTCTTATGGAGTCCATAGATATTATACCAGACTCTTGGGCCACTTTCAATAATTCTAATTCGTTAATACTTACCAACTCCCCAAATTAAAAAAGCGGGGAGAAAGACTAAATGCCTTTCTCCCCTGTATATATTATTGATACATCAAAAATTCCATCAGTCTACGTGCGTCTTCACCATATTCAGTTTTAAGCTCCATTTCAGGTATTTCTCCATCGCTGAATAATTTTGCCAAGCTAAAATACTGGCTCAATTTTGATTTTAAATTGATACGGATATCGTCACCAATAAGCTCTACTTTTCCTTTACACTGGTCAATTACCCTAAACAATCCTTCAATATCTCTTACGTTATTTAATTTCATAATCATTACTCTCCTTCTTTCTTATACTTCTTACATTCTTCTTTTGGCTTTTTATATCTTCTGACTGTAAATACTTCTCCCCAAGGAGCATTCCTATAATGGTATATACAATCAGTTTTCTCACAAGTGCTTAAATCACAATAAATTATTCTGTCTTCCATTCTTTTATTCTTTCGTAAAATCTGTTTACAGTTACTGGATCACTACTATGTATGATTACTACAATCGGCTCTAAAAGATTCAAGCTGAATATTCCCATAATACTTTTTGCGTTGATAATATACCTGTTCTGATATAAATCTATTTCTTCATCAAATTCATGTGAACAGATTTTATTAAAACGCTGTACATCAGACACAGACTGAAATCTTATCTTCATCTTTCTTAGTCCTCTCATACAGGTATAAAATCATTTCTGCTATTTCTTCTGGAGATATTAAACCTTCATTCCTGATTGCAAAATCAATATACTTGTCAATACCTTTGAAATCTTCGTCATCAGCATTCAAGCGTCTCCTTGCTTCTTCTGAATTATCTCCTCTTGACCTTAAACGATTCCAAATAGTATCTTCATCTGCAATTATGTAAAATATTTTGGGATTTAATGTAGCTATTTTTTTTATTTCTTTTACTCCTTCTGGATTTAAGATAACTACTTTATCATCTGTTAAATCTTCAATAGCTGATCCGTAGTACCAAGTTTCTCCAGATGCTACATTGTAAGATGTGCTTTCAGCAAAGAAATTAGATTCTTGTTTTTTTAGAAATTCTTCTTGACTAATAAAATGATATGCAACTCCGTCTACTTCACCTTGTCTTGGTGGACGTGTTGTATAAGATACAATAGATTTCATTCCCTTTAACATAAGTTGTTTTTGAATAGTATCTTTTCCACTTGCTGTTTTACCGCAAAGTACAATCATTTATTATCACCGTCCAATCCTAAAAATAGGAATTCATCTGCATACGGTAACGATTTTGCCCAAGATATGAAATTCATTAACACATCATCATCTTTGCCAGACCATTCGTTAAGTTTATGGTTTTTTCTCTGACGTATCATTGAATAAATATTTTCATAATTCATTGTAACTGTACGCTTCTGCAACCATGATTCAGGAAGCCATCTGACAAGCTCTTTCCAATAACGCTTATCTTTTGTTTCTAAATACTTTATCCTTAAATTCTCTAAATACGGTATTAAGTTTTCTGTTACACTAAAATCTGATTGGGGATCAAATAAAAGATCGTTGTTTAAGTCATCAATTTCGAAACAATCTAATGTGATAGGATTAGATGCGAGTTTGTGCATTGTAGATGTGCTGTTGGCAACTGTACCGATTTTATATGTATCAAATTCTTTCCACCAATATAATGGAGCGGTGATATCAACTGATACGAATACTTGTCTTAACCATTTCCTGTGTTCTGGTCCAGCATTTATTAACCTTTGTCCTAAATCAATATCATTAGGGCCTAGCTTAGGAACACATGGTTTATTAAACCCAATAAAATATTCGCATTGGTCACACCTCTCTATATCGTAGTCAATATAACACTGATCATAATCAAATATGCTGTCAATTTTATCCCAACTTTCAAGCGGATTCCTCATACCTCTTATAGCATGTTCAAATCCCCATATGTCTGTGTTTTCAAATTTCAAATAGATTGTACCTCCTTATAAAAATCTTCTATAGTTTCTTCTCTTCCAATCGCTTTCACTTCTACTTGTCTCCCAATGATAGAAGCAACACCAAGATAAGAACGTCCATCAACAGTATAGCTTCCACAACAAACGTCTATCTCTAAGCCCGGATATTTTTTACATAGGTTCACAAGCTTGTCTCCTGCTTCTAAAGTATCTAGGTTATAAGTGACTCCTTTATTGCCCATAATTTTCCTCCTCATACATTGGAACAACGGATGTATATAAAAGCTGGTGTTTATCATCGACGCTCAAGTCATTATGGTAATGCCCAAAATACCATTTTTTATATTCTAACTTATCGTCAATTTCTTGAAGGAAAGCTGTGACCTCATCATTAGGTTTATATTTCTTACCTCTCAGCACTGCATCGTGTATTTTGTCAGGTGCTGCATGTGTACATACATAGTCAACTTTCCAATCGTTCTTTTCTAAATTAGAAAATGCTAATTCCATTTCTGTTTTTGATGGTATTTCTTCAGGCCACCAGCTAACTCCGGGAATCCTCCACTCTTTGTCTATAGATGTAGCTCCACCCATAGTAAAAATCTTTTTACCTTCTATTGTAAAAACTTGTCCTCGCATAAGATGGAATATAGAGGACCTAATCTTGTGTATTAGGCCTCCGTTCCATTGTTCTACGGGATATTCATTTATTAATGGGAATGCTTCGTGATTACCATCGACAAAAAGATATGTTCCAACTCGATTTGAAAAAGAATCTAACAAACTTCTTTCATAAGCGCTACCATCCCAAATCATACCAAAATCACCACAAATTATGATGTAGTCTTCTGGCTTAACCATTTCTTTGAAATGTTTAGTACTGAACTTCCATATAGAATCTTCAGCTCCATGTAAATCTCCCGTAACATAAATCATTTTTTATCACATCCTTACTCTACAGAAGAAAGACCGCTTCTAAGCACAAGATCATCTTCATCATTCCATGCTTCATTACTACACGTTTTAGCTTGAATATAGTCCAAACTATCTGTAACAACTCTGTATACAGATTCTACGCCTTTAGATGATGCAGTATATGTATGTGAATATCCTTGTTTAATTCCATAAGATGCTCCTGTTTCTTCTGCATTAATGTTTGCTCCTAAAAACATGAAAGTCCAATTATAGGTATTCTGTTGTAATTCAATCATTTCTTTTATTCTTTTATGCGTATACTTGCTACTAGCATTTTCATATCCATCTGTAGTAATTACAACAATGACTTTACCCGGTCTTTCTTCTTCAGGTGTTGCGGCAAGTCTTACACCCACCTCATCAACTGTCCTTCCAACAGCATCATATAGTGCAGTCATACCGTAAGGAACATAATCCTCTTTCGTCATAGGTTTAATATCTTTAATATCAACACAATCATGAATCTTTCTACAGCCGTTACTAAATAAAACAGTGGTGATTTTGCATTCTCCCGGAGCTTCTTTGTGTTTTTCAATTAAAGAGTTGAATCCACCAATTGTATCGTTCGTTAGATATGACATAGAACCACTTGCATCCATAATGAAAATTACTTCTGTTAAATTATTATTCATGAAATCTCGTCTCCTTTTTAATTTTTCCCAGTACTTCCAAGTCCGCCTCTATCTTTATTACCTAGCTGCTCTACTTCTTCAAAATTAATTTCTGGTTGCTTTTTAACAATTCGGAACTGACAAATCCTATCATTTACATGAATTTCTGTATCTCTAAGCGCATAAGCTGGATATCTCCAGATATCTCCATCACCACAGTATGATTCATCTATAACTGCCTGATGGTTCGTTTGGATGATACCAAAATTCTTATAGGTAGAAGACCTAGGTACAATGTGCGCTTCATATCCTTCAGGGAGCTGCATAGCAACCCCTAAAGAAATCAATTTAAACTCTCCAGCTTTAAGTGTTACATTTTCTGCTGCACGCAGATCAATCCAGTCGCCTTGAGCGATCTTTTCGATTTTGACAAGCTCATTTGTACAGTATTTAATTTTAATAGTTTCCATAAAACAATCTCTCCCTTTAGATTAAACTTTCATTCCATAGTTTTGCTGCTTCCCTTTGAGCTTCATGCAAAGGAATTTCTTCTGCATAGTTATAACCACCTGTATTTTTAGTGGATCTCCCACATTTCGGACATTTTAACCAGCAGTCTGTATAATTAGGATCTGGGACCATGAAATCTGGATATGATCCGCATAAACATGGTTTTATATCAATAGTTTCATTTCTAATCGCATACTTCATTTTCTTTCTGTCCCTCTTTCTTCTTACCTGCAACTCTTTCAGCAACTTTTAATGCAATAGCATTTTTAATTAGTTTTGCCTGTTTCATTTCAGCTGCGATTGCATTAACACTATCTGAAAAATACTTTTTCTTTTTATTTGTATCTCTTGGGACTTTATTTTCTCCCCATTTCTTTTCTCTATATTCCTGCCAAGCACTCTGGAACTCTTCTGATGAATTTGAATTTTTTCTAATTACCTGTCGCTCTACTTTTCTCAATGCATTACTCATACTTTAATCTCTCCTTAATCTTTATCTTTACTAAAAAGTTCACAGCTTTGATACACGAAATAGGACTTGTCCTTATCATAATCAATACACCAGTTATCAAAGTGTGTTCTATTAGCAAATTCCTCTTGTAACATCACATCAGCAGTTACATCAAACCCATTGAAATCAACAGTATCTGGTAAGATTACTCCTATAACATTCTCTTTAATGAATTTCTCAACATCATCATTGTTCCTATAATCTTTGAAATTCTGTCCTTCATTAAATACTATCGGAGCATTGTCAAAAACATTGTGAATTACAGACTCTTCTATAAGATCTTCACTAAGTTCAAATGAGTTTTGTGTCTTACCTGCTTTCATAAGCTCAAAACCATGTATTTTTACGAATCTCATGTTTCAGTTTCTCCCGGAAATGTTTCTTCATATCTACTTATTGCCCAGTTCTCATATTCTTCTTCACCACAATTTGGGCATGTGTACTCTATAGCTACGCCAATTGTCTGGAAGAAGTCTTCTTCTGGATTATGTTCTATGTAGAGGTTATGTCCACATTTTTTACATACGACTACTAAATACATTTATACTCACTCCTTTTAATGGCTACCAATTAAGGTAGCCTATTTTTTTGTTTACAAGTCACACTTGGTCCATCCACAACTCGGACATGTCATACACCCAATCGTAGGTTGTAATTCACATCCGCATTGAGGACATAAATTTTTAGATTTGTCTTCCAGTTTAGGTATCTCCTCTGTAGATTTAGAGTCATCAAGGTTTAATTCCTTTTGAAGTTCCTCATACATTTCAATTAATGCATTTCCAACAGCTACTGGGCAACTACTACCTTTTGAAGTATCATGTTTCGTCGCTGTCCTAACTGCATACGAAGGACAAGTCATACAGCTTTTTAATTGGTCTACGATTGTATATACATCAACTCCTGCTCTAGCAGATAATGACATTAGCCTTGATACAGCAGCTAAATTTGACTGGCATCCACCAGTTGACCCCTTAGACAAATACGTTTCTAATAGTTCTCCAGTATCAGGATCAAAAAATGCTGTACAATGTAATGATCCGCATCCTGTAGTAAGATGCCTTTCTTTACCGATTGTATTATTGTCTACCTTGATAATCATCCCGCGTTTTAATTTGGTTATCGCGTTGTTACAATCTTCATCATTGTTACTATTTGTTAAAGATGTGCTTAAAATGCCGCCTCGTTTACACCCATCACGGAAAATCGTTACTCCTTTTAAACCTTTTTCCCATGCATACATGTAAAGATTTTCTACTTGTTCTACAGAAAAACTATTTGGAACATTTACAGTTGAACTAATAGAAGCATCAATGTGTTGTTGCCAAATAGCTTGCATATTGATACGTTCTGTATATTCAAGAGTTTGTGCTGTTACAAAATAGTCTGGAAGTTCTGAATCATCTTTTAATCCATGCTCTTCTATATATTTCCTTACGATAGGCGTATATACTTTGTAATATTCATCATGTCCATGTAGCGATTCAGTTTTTCTTTCATAATAATTAGCATATATCGGTTCAATACCTCCAGAAACGCCAAGCATGGATGACAATGAACCAGTCGGAGCTATTGTTAATAACTGAGAATTATATAGACCATAGTTTTGAACCAACTCTTTGGTTTCTCCTAATGCATTTTTAGAAAAGAACGCAGATGATAAAACAGAAGTGTTATACTGTGGATATGTTACCTGTTTTTCTGCTGCTATGTTTGCAGAAGTTTGTATTGCTTGATCTGCCATTGCGTAGCCAATCATATCGCATAACTCTATTGATTCTTTACTACCATAACGAATACCCATCTTTATTAGCATATCTGCAAGACCAAAAATTCCTAGTCCAATCTGTCTCCAGTCTCTAACGCTATCTTGCTGTTCTTGTAACGGATGTAACGTAAGTCCTTCATCTAATACCTCATTTAATGCTCTAACTGCATAATGAACAGTTGTTTTAAAGTCGTCAAAGTTAAAAGTTTTGTCTTCAGTTACAAATTCGGATAAATTAATACTACCTAATAAACAGCTGCCACCTGCCGGAAGAGGCTCTTCCTAAATTATTATCATAAAGGCTTTTTATCCCTTATTTCTGGGGATTTCTCCCATACCCATAAGATTGCAGGTGAGGTCTTATGGGATACGTCTGTCTATTCAGACCAGCCTAGCATACATTTTCTTTGGAAATATAAATAATCTCTTTTAATTTATCCAATAATTCTTTTAAGTTTTTTACATCGAAGCATATATAAATAGTTCTTAGATCCTTAATATTATACTTTTCGGTTAACATATCAACTAGTCCAGTAAGATTAGCTGTTATTTTATTATATGGACAATTTAATACAATTTTTTCATTATGTAATACCCAATCAACTATATGATTCTTTATTATCTTTTTTCGTTCAATATTTTTTTCATGATTCAATCTGGCGCTTTCATAAACACCTTTTTGCCAATTTATTCCTTTTCTAGCACATTCGTTACTACAAAATTTTTTTGAATCGGCGATATATTTAGGATAATAAAATGTTTTATTACATATAGGGCACGTAAAAGGATATGTTTTTGCATTACGTTTCATAGTTTCTACCCCCTTAAGCAGACCTTGTTTCATTTTCTCTGCTGTTTCAGGATTATTCCATTTTTCTTTTGTTGTTTTTCCTATTTTGCGTTTAGTTTCTTCTGACTTTACTCCGCCAGATTGACCACCAGAGTCAAGGTTATATCCTTTATTTTTATTATTTGAATTATAGTATTTTACCCAATATCTTTCTTTTTCATTTAGTTCTTCTTGAGTATTAGCCCAATCAATCTCTTCAAATTCAAAATTATCGTATCCGTATTTATTTAGTGCATTATGAAAATATACTGTTTTTCTTCTTTTTGATCTTGCTTCTCTAAAATGTTGATTCTTTCTATGTTCTAATGTATTAATTGTTTGTCCTATATATATTTTGCCGTTTATCAGGTTAGTTGCTTTATATATAATCAGTTTATAGATACCCCCCACTCTGACTATATATTCCAAAGTCCCGTACTCGTGGACAGATTATTGCTTGCATAACGCTCACTGTCTATGCGTTACAATCCTCTTTGCTATAGTAGGATCTCGGTATTCCTCATATTGAATTTTCAAAAAGGGTTCACCGATTTTACGAGATGTTTTACTTGCGCCCAAGGCCTCAAGCGCAAGGATTTGTTCCTGCATAATGGAAATTATCGTCACAACTAAGTAAATTCCAATTTTCAATTCTGTCCCAGAAAAGCATTCCCGGTTCTGCATAGTCCCAATTCATTTCGCAAATCTTGTGGAAGACTTCATGTGCATCTATTTCCTTTGTTATTACTTCACCTGTTTCTACTCTCGTAAAACTCAATGTAAAAGGTGTTTTATTCTTCACCGCAGCCATAAACTTATCTGTAATTCTGATTGAAATATTCGCTTTTGTGCATCTATCTAAATCAGATTTAATACCAATAAACTCTTCAAGATCAGGATGTTCGCATGATAAGCTAAGCATTAAAGCTCCACGTCTTCCGGCTTGTCCAATAAGCCCAGTAACAAGAGAATAAAGATCCATAAAGCTTACTGCACCTGTAGTTTCTTTAGCTGCGTTATTTACTTTTGCACCTCTTGGAGCTAATTTACTTAAATCAACTCCACATCCACCTCCGTAAGAATATGTACGTGCTAGTTTCTTAGCACAATCAAAAATACTCTCTATATTATCTTCTGGTGGACTAATAACATAACAATTACTTAAGCTTATTTTCCTACCTTTTTTATCGAGTCCTCGATTTGCTAAAATCCTTCCACCAAAAATGAATTTCTTTTCTATAATAAGTTTCTTAATATCTTCATTACTATTAGATACTCGATCAACCCATTCATCAAATGACTCATCTCCGTATCTATATTTCTTTTCCCAAATATCAATTCCAAGGGTATTATCTTCCCCTAACCATTCTTGTACTGTCACTTAATCACTCTCACTTTTTTAATTTTTAAAATACTGGATGCGTCAATTCATATAGAGCATCTTTTAATATTGTTTGTTTTTTGCTTACACTATTTTGAGATACGGCATACCTTAATGCTGAATTTTGAGCAACAACGTAACAATGCTTACTCGCTCTTGTGATAGCTGTATAGATCATTTGTCTAGTTAGTAATGAGTATGAAGAGAAATCAATCCCGAATATTACATACGGAAATTCACTTCCTTGACATTTATGTACTGTAACTGCATAACCCAACATCGTATTATTTAGCATTGGTTTGGTAATAAGTACTTTTCCTATTCCAATAAAGTCTGCTATCATTTCCTCTCTCTGTGGATTTATTGCAAGAATAACTCCCATGTTTCCATTGAAGACTGGGCAAATATCTCCTACGTCAGTGGCCTCTTTCTTATTCATTCCCCATTGCCCAACATATTCTCTACATTCATAATTATTTTTTATATTGATGATTTTGTCTCCGACTCGAAAAGCCATAAGCTTGTCTTTTCCATATGAGACGATGAGTTGATCCCTCCCATTAAGAGGGTTATATATTTCTTGAAGTGCTAAATTCAGATTCCATGTACCCGCTTGTTTATCTTTATTAGGTACAATGATTTGTGTATCTTCCATCTTGATACCATCTGACTTTAGTTTTTGCGCCCATTCTAAGATTTTGTATAATGTATTCCCAGAATCACTGTAACAATCGTAAGTTAAGTCTTGTAGCTCACCTCTAGTTTCGCATCCTACATAGTCTTTGGGAATCGTTTGTCTTCCATTCCTAGCTTCTATACTTTCGGTAATGATTGCACTGGCTGCAGCTTGCCTATGTATTTTATCCAAAACTACACTCTTTATTTCTGGTGATTCAATCAAGTCATTAGCTATATTACAGCACCCTATACTCTCAAGCTGTCCTACATCTCCTAACATGATCAGCTTTGTTCCCGGAGCTAATGACCTAATCAATGCATAAAATAAATCTCCGCTTACCATAGAAATTTCATCTATTATGATAATTTCATGTGGCAAAAGATTGTCTTCGTGGTATACAAATCTTTGATGGTCCGCTCCATGAGGATATCCTAATAACCTATGTATCGTGTACCCCGGAGTTCCAGTTACTTCTGCTAATCTTGCAGCAGCCCTTCCAGACAATGCACACTGAGCATATTTATAATTCTTTAATACTTCAATTACACCTGCTACAATGGATGATTTACCTGTTCCACCATATCCAGTGATTATTACTACTTGGTTTTCTAAAGCAGACCTAATCCCTTCAAGCTGTTGTTCAGTATACTCCCATCCTTGGTCAATCTCTTTTTGCCTTATAATATTTTCCCAGTCAGAATACTTGAAATTATTTAGAGCATCTCTTAATTCGATTAATTTTTTAGCTATATTTTTCTCTAGGTTGATATACCTTTTTAAACCTACTATAGTCCTATCATCATTCCAAACTAAACAATAATCTAATTGTTTAATAGCCTCAAGAATCGATCTATCCGGTATATCTTCTCCCAAATTTGAGACGATAGCATCCATAAGTTGTTCATTTGCGTATACATACGTATACCCATTTTCTGCCATCGTATACAAATAATGCTTTATAAATGCAGCAACTCGTTCTGGACAATAACTACCTAAGCCACCTTGCATGGCTATTTCATCACATTTTTTCCATCCAATCCCTTTTACGTCGATTAAGTCATACGGATTCTTTTTTACTATATTAATTACCATATCCGGTGTTTTATAGTGTTCCAAAAGAAGTTTAACCATTGCAGATGATAAATCATAGTCAGATAATTCTACGAAGATCCTAGACTTATTAAGTTCGCTATGAAAGCGGTCAATAATAGCCTTGGCCGTTTTGAATCCGCACCCCTTTAACCTAACTAGGGATTCAACATCTTTTTCCTTTAGCATTGCATAGGGATCTTTATCAGAAGAGTAGAGCATTCTTACTTGATTATCTGTAAATAATGTTTCTAAATACTTTCTTTGGCTTTTTTTATCGTCTTGATTTATAAAAAAGCTGCTATACAGTTTATCTATGTTATACTGTTTTCCCCATTTAGGATCTTCTATTTCAGTTGCTTCAATTATGTATTCTCCGCCTTTTATTGGTTCCGGCATAGTGCCTTTAGCTACTGGACGATGGGGTAATTCAACCACCGTATTTCCAGATAAAAATTCTTTTACTGAGAACACAACTATTCCCCAATTCTTATTATGATCGAAGTATCTAATTGTATTTATCTCTATTCTAGCTACCAACTTCCCATTTTCCAGAATAATTACCCCCTCTCCATAATTACGTCAACAGTTCCGTCTTGATGTACATCTGTAACCAGATTACAAGTATGCTTCCAAACTGTATCAGCATATTTTTTTGCAATAAATTGGTCTTCAGAACGACAACCACATATAATTACCTTATTTCCTCTAGTAAACCAAGACTTTTCCTGTATAGATTTATTTCCTTTTTCATCAACTTCTGATATTTGTCTATCATAGAAAGCAAACTGGCCTTTATTAAACTTAACCCTAACAACACCTGTTGGAGTAAGCAATGTGATCATATGCTTATCTTTATTCTTATCCAATACAGTTCCAGCAATACGGACAATCTTATTTTTAGGAAAATCTTTTTTGACAACTGTTCCATCCGGTTGCCTAATGTATCTTTGATATGATCCGTACACTTGTGGTTTTTCAGGTTCTTTAAAGTAATCTACGATCCCATAAGCTTCTTTATTAATTCCAGACAATTCATGCTCTTGAGTACAATAAATAGATAAGGAATCCATTTCCCATTTAGCTACTGTTCCTTTTGCATAGTTTTCTTTAGCTTCTATCAGCAAATATTTATTGTACATATCTACTACAGATTTATCTGAGAGCCATTGACGCAAATCCTCCAAATGTTTATTATTTTCTTTTATAAATTTCTTCTCAGAGATTACGTAATTCTCACCATCAACTGCTTCAATAGAGTCTTCTGTGTAATATTTAATGAAAAAATCCATCATAGTCTTTTCTTTTAAGATAAACCACCTGTCATGATAACCGGCTTTGGGTATCTTCTTTCCCGGTGTTATTCTATTTTGGAATAAAAACTCATCTTGTAATACATAATCTTTAAAATACTTATGTGCAATTGACAATCTGACAGAATCTGATATGAACCCATATTTTTGATCTAGTTCCATCATTCGATCAAATTGAGAAAGAGTTAACTTGCTGATAGGTGTTACAACATATCTTCCTAAAAAGTCATCCATTGTTTCTTCCCTATTAGGAGAATGCAATTCGGTAAAACATCCGGCTTTAATAAGCTGTATCATTTGAGATGTTTTAATTATTTTTGTTTCAATCATACGATTATAAAAATCTTCCATTGAAACATAAGGCCTATTCTCAATAAGAATACGGACTACATCATCTCCGATTCCATTAATAGCTTTAAGAGAATATATTATTCTGTTATTTTCTTCATCTGGTGTAAAACCGAAATCAGCAGAATTGATTAGTGGAAGTGCTATGTTCTCTCCTCTAGATTGGATATTTGAAATTGCAGTCGCTATCTTTCCATAATCAGTAGATTTATTTTCCTCTACTTGTTCATCTGCTCCTGCATTTACAATCAGACATGCTGTATTCCAAAAAATAATCGGATAATGATATGCCAAATTTAATTCTTGCAATCCTATTACAGAATAAGGGAATGTATGGTTTTTAGAAAATGAATCAATTTAGACTATCTCTTGAGTAACTTTATTTTATTCTCTTCGGTTAAGTTACCCTATCCCTGCGCTTCCGAATGTGCTAATCTCACTCGTACTCGTACTCATGCTTTCGCCTTTCCGATAGTCGTTACACTCTTCATTGCTAACTTAACAATGCACAGCACGGTATTATCTACGACTTTCACGTAGCCTTCACCGTTAGCCTATATTATATATAGACACCGCTTTTGCTTGCGTTCACAGGGTTTTACTTGAGCACTCATTTTACCCAAGCTGCTTCCCTATAACTTCTTTCCAGATATAGTTGAGCAGATTTTCCGAAGTATGTATTTCTTTTCCATGTTCAAAGAACATTTTTTTCATTTTAGCTTGTAAGTCTTTATCTTTTTTAGAAATTCCTTTACGAAGCTTATTACTCTGAGCTACATCAAAACCCGAAATATGTTCGTCCATGGATAATTCCATTACAATTTCCTGAGTATCACCTACCCCATATACCGGTAAAAGATATGGCTCCAATATTTTAATTTCTTCTTCTGTAAGACGATAGTCATCCCTCATGCAAGAATACCATTGGTTAATATCGTTTTTATAACGAATATACGTATCTATTGGCTGTTCAGCACCCGGTTCAGATACCATAAGTCTCATGATACTATTCGCAGCCGCTAATTCTACTAAACTATGAGGCTTAATTCTTCTAGCTGCTTGTAATCCTACAGGTGTATCAAACTGGAAGAGATCCATAACTTTATTCTCGCTTACCCAATCCCACATTTCTTTCGTATCATAATCTAATACATCAGGATGTAAGTATTTATTATATGTACCTCTTAAGGTGCCTTGCCATTCCATATGTCCACTCTTTAGGAGTAACTCCATACAGTGACGAATACTGTCAAGCGAAGATATCGTCAAGAAATCCATTTTCAAACCTGACATATAATCACTGCATTTCATATTGTATTGCGTTATATAAGTTCCGTTTGGAGCTTTCATACGTGCATTATGCTCTATAAAATCTTCATTGAAGATATATACAGCAGAAGCGTGAATACTTCTTCCATTTACTAGACCTTCAATCTTTAATGCGGTATCCAAAAGATTAGGAATTTTCTTTATTTCACTAATAAATTCTGTAATTGGTGCTCGATCTTCTTCTACGTTTCCTTCTACACAATCTTTTAAAGGCCATGTGAATCCTCTGGTAATTGGAATCATATTTGCTATGTATTGAGCAGTATCATTATCAATATCTAGGCCTCTTGCAGCTGTAAGTATTGCAGATTTACTACCTTCTGTTTTGAATGTACAACAGTTTAAAACACGTCTTTCACCTTTTCTCTTTTTAACAGCATTAAGAATTTGAGTTCTTCTATTCCTTTGCGTATCAATATCTACCGTTTACACCGTTACTTTCGTAATATTTCCTATTACGGACTAGACTATCTCATTACCCTATGTCAATTCATAGGCCCACTCATAATGGTGACTTCTCGTATGTGGCACTACGAAAACAGGAATTTCACCTATTTTCTCTTAAGAACGTTTATATGAGTCGTTCTAATTTAGTCGTTACACTTTTACAAATTATTATTTACCTATCTATTTATAAGGCAGATAATAATTTGTACTTAGCACGGTATTGCCCAGCTATCTTTTACAAGACCTTCAGGTTTTCTTAGTCAGCGTATTCGCGTGTTACCACCTTATTTAACTGATACCGTTAGCGCCTATTAGGCACACCTCAGATTTCTGAGTTCACCACATTTTTCATTATGTATTACTACATAAGGGGACTTTTTCAAATCCGATAATTCCGCTTTCTGATGACTGATATGTCTCCAATGAGGCAGGCCCCATTTTACAGGGTTCATCTGTATAAGACCTATTAAATACATCGTGTACATACCAGTAACTGATCCTCTGGCTACTCCTACGAGCGAATCTCCCTCATTCCACATGATATCAATCAGCTCAAGCGTAGAAAGATAATATGAAGAAATACTTGTCTTAATTTTTTCAGTTACTTGCCACATCTCAGACAATTCAACTTCAATTCTTGAAACAAGCTTATGGTATTCTTCATCTGTTATCCCAACATACCAACCTTTTTCGTTGAATCCGTTTTCTATAAGATATAATAAATATCTATCATAGTCATTTTCGCTATACGCAAATTTTTTTATATATGGATAACGGTCATAGAATTTACTAAAGATATGGTTAACTTGAAATTCTGGAATATCTGCATCTGGAACTATAGTTGGATGGTACAAATCATACTCTTCTATACATCTCCCTACGTAATCTGTAGTTTTAATAGCTCTTTCGACATTTTGAGGTCCGATTTGACTATCCAAGTACTCATGTATTTCCTTTTCTGTCATCATATATGTGGTTTTGTAAAAATCACCGACTTCTCTTTCCTCTTCGTGTGATTTTAAAAATGCTTCATGAAATACTAGATCTTCTTTGTGCAGATAATGTACATCGCAAGTTATAATTAATGGTAATTTACATTGATTCGCTATAGAAACTATAGCTCTGTTCACATAGACTTGCTCTGCTGAATCATTCGGTTGCATTTCCAAATAAAAATCGTGTCCGAAAAGGCCGTAACAATAATCCAGAAATTCATTTAACTTATTGATATCATTTTCTAAGATCCATTGAGCTAACTCTCCTCCAAGACATGCTGTAGAAGCGATTAAATGACCGGGATTTGCTTTTACAATACGTTCCAAGTCAGACTTTAATGTAGGAGTTCTTTCCATTAGCCCAGTTTTAAAGCTATTATCCCAAGCTAATGAACTTAACTCTCTTAATTGGCGATGCCCTTCAGCATCTTTAGCAAGTAAAATAAAATGCCAGAACTTGGTAACTTTAGGTATGTAATTATCTCTTACCTCTTCTAGAGAGTTAACGAGATAAATTTCATTGCCCAAAATCAATTTAAAATCTTTTGGTATTTTCCCACTTGCTTTTCCTTCTTTTACTATCTTAATTGCTTCTACATGTCCAGATACACTTTCATGGTCAGTTATTGCTACTCCTTTATTCCCTAATTCAACAGCCCTATAAATCAAATCTTTAATCTTTACAATACAGTCAACTAATCTTAAATTTGAATAGTCATCATGATCATGTAAGTGTATCATTACTTAAAACACCAGCTTCCTTTTAGGTTTTTCTTCTTCTCCCGGTATAAATTCTTGATTGACTGAAAACACTTTATTTTCTGGTTTCCATAATGAATAATATTGACATTCTCCACCATACTTACAGTCAGCATTTGGAGTATGTAATTTATCAGGATAAGGACACCAATAGCACAATGGAGTAGGGCTTGGTGGATAATAATCATTTTTCTTCGCTGCATCTATTTGATCTAAAATAGAATCTATCTTCTTTAATCCACGCTTCAGATATCCCTTAGTACATACACCATCTTCTTCAGTTTGCTTTTTATTTAACAGGATGAAATCATATTCGTGATAAGTTGGTAAGATACCATATAGGTAAAGACAAGCCAGATCATATATAACCATCTGTAGGGGAGTTTTTATTTTTGAATCAGGAAATGTTCTTTTGCTAGATTTGTAGTCTGTTATTCTTAAAATCTCGTTGCCATCTTCATCAACAAAATAGTCTACTCTATCAATAAAACCATGGATTATACATCTATTATCATACACAAACTCAAATGGAACTTCTGTTCCTTTTACTTTAAAGTTCTCATCTTCCATTCTCGTAGGCAATACATCGTTGATAAAGATTTTTATTTTCTCAGAATATGGTTTATTAAACCCATCTTCAAGAGACTCAAACCATACCATTGGGTAACGTTCTTGGATTTCTTTTGTTCCATATAAATGTTTTCCATCTTCATCATATCCATCTGTTACAACTTTAGATAAAAAATCATAGTCTACAGTTTGTCCAGAAATCAATGCCTGTCCCTTTAATTCAAGGCTTTTATGAAGAATAGACCCTAATTCAAGTGGAAGTGTTGCTGATTCAGAGAATTTTTTATCGTTGTAGTTTAACTTGTATCTTCTTTTGCAATTTACAAAAGTATCAAATTTTGAGTATGAGGTCGTGAGGAGTTTCCCACGATCCTCATCTGTAGCAGCTCTTAGTCTGCTCAAAATTTCTTGCAAATTACTCAGACTCCTGAGAAGTTTCTTGAGCTTTTCTCATAGCTCTGAGGTAAGCTTCCGTCTGGATCTCGATTTCTCGTTGCTTAGCTTTTTCTGCTCTTGCAGCTTTACGTCTAGCTTCTTTTTCTGCCTGACGCTTTTTAATTTCCTTTTCTTCTTTAGCTTTCTCTTCTTTTTCTATTTTTTCTGCCTGACGCTTCTCATCTTTCTTGATCCACTTGCGAAACATATTATTGTATTTCTTATCTCCAAAAATGTACTCAAGAATGCACATGATCATTCCGTCTTCTTTACTATACTCATCTCCATCTTGAGCTACACTAGTGATTACAGTTCCATCTGCAAAGAACATTTTTGTAGCTGGTGGATAAAACTGTACATCTTTAATACAGCTTGGTGTAAAATATCTATATGTTTTCATAGTAATATTATTACTGAGATCAATAGCAAGATCACTTAAAGTTAGATTAGCTATTTTTCTTAAATTATTATCCGTATTTGATTGAGTACCATAATATAATTCTGCTGGATAACATTCATATTTAAAATTCATACTAATTTCGTTCCTTTCGTCTTTATTTCAATTTTACTTTTCATCAATTTTTCTAATATTTCTTTTCCTTTATCTGCTGGAGAATCTTTCATCTCCAATAATCCTTCTGTATCCCACAGTAGATATACTGTAAAATAAGAAGTTAATTTATTTGCTAAATTTATAAGCTTATTCCCATATATCTCTGCCAATCTGCTATCTGCATCTTCATATTCTTTATCAAAAGCTATCATTACTTCTCTCACACCTAATGAACGAATCAATCTACATTGCGTGTCTGTAAGATTTGATCCACATACAGCAACAGAGAAGTTGTTTTGGTTATAAAATGTATCGCAAAGCAGAACGCTCTTTTCACTTTCAAAGATAATCACTTTACCTATTCTACGGATTGCTTCCTCATTTTGGCATAATCCGTATAAGTTGTTACCTAGTTTATGTTTCAGTTCAACACCTTCTACGGTAATAGGCATGTACTTATATCCTGCTTTTACTTCGTCTTCATTAAGACTACGACCCCTAATACCTATAAGTCTTCCATTGATATCTCTATGTGGAATAATTATTTTATTCTCTTTTCCCCAGTACGATATCTGATATTTCTTCATGGATTCTCTACTGATTCCCTCTTTGAGCCATAGCTCATGTGGATAAGGACAGAAGATTTCTAAGATATGCTCATTGATTTCAGAGAGTTGAGGAATATTATTTTTCTTCTTTATATTCTTGATTCTATTGATCCAATCCCAATCATTTATCCGATATTCATATTGCTCATTTGATGAATTAGAGTAGAACATATTGTTAGAAATACTAGCTACATACTTTACAGCTTGTGAGAATGTCAATATTATGCCTTGTCTGCGTCTCACTCTTATTACTAACTCAAATATATTGAATGTATCTGAACATCGTGTGTAGCAATGGAATATTCTGCCCGGATATTCTCCGTTCGGTTCATGATAGTAATATAGTTTCCATGAATCTGAGCCATGGCAAATACTCCTAAATATTAGCTCTCCAGAGCCTCCAACTTTATATCCATCCGAACCTAATTCTGTAGCAATTTTAATAACATCTTCTTTAGTAAGCGCTTCTTGAATTGCCTTAATGTCAAAATAACTACCCATTTAAACTCCTAAAATGACATAAATCTTTTTGCTGCCTCTGATTGCTCTTCGGCAGTTGCAATTACTTCATTTTCATCAATGGAATGTTCTTGAAGAATTTTTTCTGCGCTTTCTATAGTTAATTTATTTACCGGAATTAATTGGTTGTCAAAATTAGTTACAAATAAATCTTGAATCCTACAGTTCCCTAAATTTACATTCAACCATATTTTTACCCTAGTGATTTTACCTCTTCTACATTTATATAGATGGTAAATCATATTCGGAACTGGATATATACCATGTGACAAAATAGGTTTGATTGCTTCCAACTCCATTCTTGTAGGAGCCATTGCTATATATCCAGCATCTATACGATCCGCTATTGCCTTTGACACTAAATCACATATTTCTATGTGCGCTGACTATCTCTTACTTGATTTAGAAAATCAAGAACCCTGTTTCGATTTTCATAGGATTCGTTACCTAAAACCTACCCACGTATCAATAGTGAGTCTACTTCCCTGACTGTTTAGGGAATAGTCGATACATCGCTACTATAATATTATAGTCATGACACGGGATTACCTTCGACATTACTCGCTAAGGCTTCCCCGTTAGCACTGTAATTTACAGTACCCCGTTGATTTACGGATAAGGTGTTATAGGCCCAAGTTGACCTCTCAATATATTTTGATCTTTCTCTTTTGCATCTTTATAATCGCCATTTAGCTGTGTAGCTGAATCAACGTGAATGTTTAACTCTGTACTACAAGTTTTCAAAGAATCTGAAGCCATAAATAATACCTGATCTTCTCGTATTCTCATACCTTTTGAAAGTGATGATATTTGGATCAGCATTTTTATTGATGTATGAAGATAATCAAAATTGACTATTTCAACACCTTTTTCACGATAATACTTTTTAATAAGATCAGTTACATCATTTAAATCAAAATTCGGTAAATACTCAATATACAAAGGACTGGACTCGATATACGTTGCAGCTTGTACTACTCTGTCGTACTCGCCGTCTTCATAAGCATTATCTATAATATGTCCTTCTTCTACTCCACTAACAAATGAAAGAATTATGCTTTGTACTTCATCTACGCGCAGCTCTGTACTAATAATTAGTCCCGGAGTACTAAATCCTGTATGCACCCATTTGCCTTTTACTATGTCATATATCCAAGGTATACATGCACAACATGTGTCTGCAAAAGATAGTCTGGATTTACCAGAACCTGTTCCACCAGATCGCAGATAAAATGTACTTTTCCTAGCACCTCTTAAAAGGCTATTCATAAATTTGCTTTGCATGGGATAACCCATTTCTGGGCTTTTTTGATATGACTCAATAAGATCTAGCATTCCTAAGCCAGCTAATTGTCCAGTAGATTTGATTGAAGATTTAAAACGCATTTTGGGATCAATTACCATTTTCAATTCCACTATCCCAATTATATCTTCAATTGAATAATTATCAAATTTACGTTGTTCTTCTTCCTGAGCTGCAGGCTCCACTACTGATGTGTCATAGATTTGAGATATGTCATAACCCTGAGAAAGATAATATCGCAATAAACTATATTTCTTTACCCTTGTATAATTATATTCGAAGTTATTAATTTCACACATACCAGATGCATCAGACAGATATTCTAATCCATTATTGTCGTTGAATATCTTATACTGCTTTGGATATCTCGAAATGAATTCGTCTATTGCGAAGATATCAATTACTTTTACACCTTGGTTGTATAAGTTGAAAATGCTGGCGAATACTATTTGATGGAATTCTTCCCCATCGAAATCCTCTGGAGTTAATGGATAATCATTTAATAATGATGGTTGCATTAACAGGCATCCAAATACTTGGAAAATAGCTTTCTTGTCAAATAGCCCTACAATTATTAATCGCCTCCTATTGCAGCAATATCAATTTGTGGGACTACATTCCTTCTAGTATTTGATACTGCTGCACTTGTTTCTTTATACATTTGCGGAAGTTTTTCAAGATTTTCTTGACAGGAAGCATTAGACTGTTCTATAGACTTGTAGTATTTTTGTGCTTCTGTATGACATTTAGGAACGATTGCGATTACTCTATCACTTTCCACTTCATGTCCACATAACTCAAAATACCAGTAAAGATCTGAATACATTTCTTGATAGGAAATTTTATATTTCTTTTTATATTCTTCTATTAAAGAATAAGTAACTACGGACACATCCTCTTTTGTGATTTCCCTTATATAATCACATAGCTTACGCTTTTCAGCATATTCTTCCTCTGATAGTCCATCTTTCAGTTCCTTTTGTGGTTTTGGTTTAACATTAGATGCCTTGTTTTTAGTCTCTGAAAGTGTATCTTTCTTTTCTCTTATAACAACTTTCATAGCTAAATTAAAACATTTCCGATGAACAAACCCATTTTTGTATTCAACTTTTTCCTCGCTCTCGCTAATCCATTCACCACAAATTTTACATTTACGCTGCCCTTTTCTTCCTGCCATCAGCTATTACTCCTTTAATGCATCTTCTAAATCTCCAAGGATAATTGATACTGCTTCATACTGTTTTTCTGTACAAGCAGATACTTTTTTCCCTGTACCAAGAGTATTTTCAATAATTTCAACAGCTTCATTTTGGCGGCCAGCATTACATAACGCATCTATTGCAGACGCAACTTTTTGCATTAACTCTGTAAATGGAATCCTATCCTTTTTGAATATTTCATCTTTTTCTGTTACACTAATAGGAGTAACACCTTCTGCTTCTTCCTGACGATCCAATGCATCGTAGTAAGCCTTAATAAGATTTTCTGCTGTAAAATCAGCAATATAAGGTTCGAAATACTCATTCCTTGTTCTAGCGAAATATTCAGGAGTATCAACTAACATCAAAGATGAATGAATTTGTCTTCCTGTTTCAGGATCTGCACCGTTACTACGTACATATCCAATGATTTCGCTATGGTTTGTAAGGATAGGTAACATTCTCTTGGCATCTCCTACTGGGAATGCTTTGCCTGTATCATCTTCTTGTGAGTGCAAAATGAACATTACACAGAACCCGCTACCGATAATACGGAGCATTTCTCTTTCCCATTCATCTTTAAGGTCTCCCCAAAGACCATATCCGCTATTACCTTCTTTGATTTTACGCACACCTTCTGTACTTGCTACATACTCTTCACAATATTTATATAAGATTTCCATTTCATCAAGGATAATCGTATGGTATTTTTCATGAAGAGCTTCATAGTTCTTTGCGTTACACAAAATCTTATTGAACTGTTTGAAATCAGACCAGCTCATAATCGGTTTAAAAGGAACGTTATTGATACCAGAAAGACCTGATTTACCAAATGCTAAGTAATACGGTTTTTCCATTTTAGTTGCTACCGGAGTCTTGCCAAGACCACCTCTTCCATAAATCATAATCACAAGGTTGTCTGTTGAACGTGTTACTTTTGACGTTTGCGGATTTAAAAGATCATCTAATGTCATTCCCATATTTTATCTACCCCCATTAATTACATATTAGCAAAGCCACTGAATTTAGGAAGCGTTCTTCCAGTAGCTGCTGCCTGAGAAGTTGTTCCCTTCTTCTTAGCTTCTGCAGCTTCTTCAGCTTCTTTCTTAAGACGAAGTTCGCGCTCTACAAGTCCTTTCTGGATTGCTTCTGAGTCATATTCACGACCATCATCGTATGCAGCTTCTGCTCCTGTAGCACGTAATTCATTGATCCAAGAAGTACTTTTCTCTTTACGTACTCCTCCTACAACAAGCTTAATTTCCTTTTCTTTTACAATAGAGCAATTGAGAATATCACCATAAATCTTTGTTGTCTGTCCACGATCAAAGTTACTATCGAAATCACTAGCTGTTTCCTCTGGTACAATAACTTCAAGAGGTTCTACTCCTCTATATGTAGGAACATACAATCCCATTTTAAGACGTCCTGTTGGCTGTCCTTCCTTATCCATTTCTTCAAGAATTGTATTGATAAAACCTTCTACGCCAAATTCTGCTCTTGGAGAGAATTTATCTGGAGCAACTCTTGTTAAATATGAAACGCTATAGCGTACACCAGTATGTACCATTAGATCTTCTTTACCTACATATGAGTTAGGTTGCAGCTGTCCCCTCTTACAAAATACTCTTGTTGCTGCTTCCTCTCCTACTTCTGCAATAGACTGGTACTCATTCATTACTGTTTTCATACCGGCAAACGCATTATTTACGTCACCTTTCGATGTAAATTCATTTACCCATACATTTAAAGTAATAAAGTTTGTGTCACCAACTTTAATTGAAACACTTCCCTTTATTGTTCTTTTCCCATCACTACCTGTGACTTCTTCTAATTTCTTCTCTGATAAAACACCTTCAACTGTTACAAATGCATCTGCCTGTCTTAAATCTGTTCTTGTTTCTTCACTCATTCTTTACAAAACTCCTTTTAAAATAATTTTTATACTATGAGACAGGCTTATCGCCCGTACTCGTAATACCTTTTGTCATTATTAACATCTAAATATTTTTCAAAAAATCTATCTAATTCTCTATCTAAAATTGTATAACTTGAATTACAACATGGGCTTAAATGACGTTGACTAACGTCTTCAGATAATTCAGAATAATCAAAGATATGTTTGCATTTATGACACTGACACTTTTTCATCATGGTTTTCACCCCCTTCTGGGAGTTAACCATTATACACATAAACTACAACTCGCTTAACATGTCCTCAGACATATTGTCTGTGTTTATTGTTTCTGAAATAAGGCCGGAAACTAACTTAAATGTAAAATTCTTATGTTTATATGCTTTAAATTTTTCTCTATTCTCAATTCTAACTACTACACCTTCTCGACAATGTGTTCCGCCTATAGGATCAGGACCGTCGTAGTATTTTTCTACTCTTTCCATGAGATCTTCCCAAGTAGTAAAAGTAAATTCATCAAACTTAGGTACACACTTTACTCCCATTTGTTCGCAGCGTAATCTCATTAACCAATCTGGATACTCTACTACATGTCCATCTTCGTTTGTCATTGTCATACGGTATACATATATGTCACTTTCCCCTTCTTTACATCCATAAGAGAATACCATTGTATCTCCATATAATTTTTTTAATTCCTTATCTTTTAGCTTGCTTGTACTCACACTTCCCATGATTGGCGTTTTTTCATCAACATAGCCTACGATTTCGTAGAATATTTCTTCGCCTTTTTCTAACTTTCCGCTGAAGAAATCATGGTATGGTTTCCTAAAAGCGTTGTTCCCATAATATCCACTTCCATCGTCAAAATTATCAAGTACAACTCTACGAGTTCCACTAACCATTTTCCATTGGCGCACCATTCTAGGATTCTTTCCAAACATTTTATGATACCATTTCTTAGGATAAGTTTTATCTTCTATAGAATTAGCTGTTCTTGCAGAAGTACCGTGCATTTTTAATGTAATTATGCATCTATCTCCTTCATGAAAAGCTGACTTATTATACATAAGTTGTTCTGTATCTGAATGTTCTTTAAAAATTGGGAAATTAATTTGATTTGAATTTTTAGATTTTGAATTAGAATTGCTGCTTTTACGTGCAGTATTTTTTCTTGGAGGAATATACTTTTTACATATTTCTACTCCATTTAAAATTGTAATCTTATCGCCTATCTGCAGTTCTGAAATATTAGTGTAATCAGATAAGCTTTCTACCGGCAACAATAAACCTTCTGATTTTTCCCCTCGCAGACGTATTGCTTTAATATTCCTTTTATCTGGATCCATATATCCACCTGTATAATTTCCGTCTGCATCTTTAATCCTTAGTAGATTATTCTTTTTAGCGAATTCTTCATTCAATTGTCCATCTACTGGGAAAAATACACATTTTTGTCCTTCTTTGTAGCTTAAATCAACTATTACATTATTTCCAAATACTTCAACACATTGCAAGCGATCTGCGTTGCTATGCTTATGCAGCTCAGCGATTTCTACTATGAAACCGCAATACATCCTTACTTATCACACTCCTCTTCTGCAGATATTTCCACTTCTTCTATAGAAATGATATTAATTTTTTTCTCATTTCCCATAGTTTTATGTAATACTGCTTTAGCATCAATTTCATTAGTTGCTTTTACTCTAGTTATTCTTTGTAGTGGAAGATATTTGTCTTTTTTCTCCCATGTGATTTTATACTCTTTCATATTTAATCACCTCCTTTTTAGGCTTCTCCAATTAGATTGCGGAATTTTTCCATAATCTGTGCATTATGTTCTCTGGTCTTATTCAAACCATTTTTGGTGTCCGTGAGCTGTTGTTCTGCATCTTCAATTTCGCTTACCACATTAGCAATCCTTGTATTGATACTATCTAATTTATTGATAGTATTCGTTACGATATCAAGTGCTTCCGTAGATTCTGAATTTAATGCTTGCAGTTGTTCATACTTCTTTTCAATAAATGTTTTTCTCATTCTCTTATTTCTCCTTTTCTACTATAATCATATCAATTAAGTCTTCCTCGGTAATAATCGGTATGCCCAATTCTTTTGCCTTTTTATTTTTACTGGAAGCACTATTAATATCGTTGTTTATTAAATAACTAGTGTTCTTTGTAACTGATCCTGTAACTTTTCCGCCTTCTAACTCTATACATTTTTGCATTTCTTTCCTGTTAGAATAGCGCATTACTGTTCCTGTTATAACGAATGTTTTGCCTTTTAATTTTGATGATGAACTACTATTATCTGGTTTGATGAAATTCATATCTGCTACAAGCCATTCATATTGTTCTCTGTTTACTGTAGAATACCAATCATGTATGCTAGAATTTAATACATCCCCAAATCCATCTAATACCCTAAAGTCAAAATTATCGTCAAATACAGCAACCTCAAACTTTGCATAATCATAACCGAAATATTCAGCCATCAATTTAGATTGCTTTTTCCCTATACCGGGAATACCTAATGCATTTATAAAATTATCCATCATGACATTTTTGCTGTTTTCGATAGATGTCAAAATATTGCTTACAGATGTACGCCCTAGTCCGGGAATCTTCATCATTGCATTTACTTTCTTAAAGTCTCCTCGTATGGCATATAGATCGCTAAAACTTGAAATAATTCCTTCGTCTATTAACTTTGACAAAGTTTCCTCTGACAATCCATCTATATTCATACAATCCCTTGATACGAAGTGTGTAAATTTAGCTAATAACTTAGCTTTGCAGTTATGATTTGTACAATAGAGTACTTTTCCATTGTCTTGTCTTATAACTGCTTCTGCCCCACATTCTGGACAAGTAATAGGTATTTGATATGTCCCACTCTTAGTCAAATTTTCAGCTATTTGTGGAATTATCATGTTTGCCTTATACACAGTGATTTCATCGCCAATACCTAATTGAAGCTGTTCAATAATGCTTATATTATGTAATGATGCGCGTTCGACGGTAGTACCTTCTAATTCAACAGGCTCAAATACTGCTACCGGGTTTATTAGCCCTGATCGGGAAGTTTTCCATTCAATATTTAACAGTGTAGTTGCAGCAACTTCATCGGCCCATTTAAAAGCTATAGAGTGCTTTGGAAATTTATCTGTCCTTCCTAACGATTCTCCGTAAGAATAATCGTTATATCTCAAAACCAGTCCATCAGACGGATTCTCAACACATCCACTTTGTAGTTTGTTCTTAAACTCCTCAAAAGCTACTTTAAGATTCTGATATGAAAAAACTGTCCATTCAACAACTTCGAAACCTTGGTTTTTAAGCCATTCAAAAGATTCTGCTATATAATCCTTAACTGGATTGACTAACTCAAAAGCTATAAACTTAACTCCACGTTCTTTGACAATTGAGCTATCTAATTGCCTTACCGTACCACTACATAAATTTCTTGGGTTTTTATATTTTGAATTGACTTCTGGAATTTTAGAATTGATTTCTTCGAAATTATGATATGAAATAACAGATTCGCCTCTTACTACTAAATGTCCTTTATATGGTATTTGCAAAGGAACATTTATGTATTGCATAACATTTTGTGTAATCAGTTCTCCAATCTCACCATTCCCTCGTGTAACTGCCTTTACTAATTCTCCGTTGTCATATGTCAATACCGTTGTTAAGCCATCTAGTTTCCACGATAATACTCCATCATGTGTTCCTAACCAACTCTGCAATTCATCAAATGATTTTGTCTTATTAAGAGATAGCATAGGAGTATCATGCTTTTCTTTAGGAAGATCATTCACAATTTCACAACCTACATTGTGAACCGGACTATTAGATAATATGATCCCTGTTGATTGTTCCAACTGAACAAGCTCATCATACAATCTGTCATATTCATAATTCGTCATTATTTCTTTGGCTTCTTGATAATAAGCTTTATTTGCCTTATTCAATGTATCACATAGATACTTTATTCTTTCAACTATCGTTTTCACCTCCATGTTCATACAACTCAGTGATATCTCTTTCGTTCCAAGTAACATTTACTTTTTCACTATCATCATACAAATATTCTCCACACATAGGACAATAATTGTATTGGATTACTAACTCACATTGCATCGTTTTAGTGTTTAACTTGCTTGGATTATAATGAAAATTACACTTAGGACAAAAAGCGTAAATTGCACCATCGCCTTTAAATTTTTCATACTTCCATGTCATACTTCCATTCCTCTGATAATTCTCCATGTTCCCATACTGTAAGAATTAATTTTCCGTTCTCTACAGATTCTTCCCACTCAATATATAAATCATCTAATGAATAAGAATCGCCGTCTAAAGGAGTAAGAACACCATCTTTATAAGAACATGCACCAAATAAATCATCTTGTTCTTGTCCATTGCCATCTGTCCATTTGCACCGGCACTCAATAAAGTCATAATTTTTATTTCCAAATTTTTTAATTATCTCTCTGAGTGGAATACCTTTTTCACCTGAATACAAATAACTCATATATTTATTCTCCTACTCTTTCAAATTTTGAAATATTTGCACGATAGCATATTTCATTAGTCTTACCAGAAATTGAATGAATCTTTGCAGTACCATCATCTCTTATATGGTCAATTTTATATTTTTTACCATAATATAAAACTTTATCACCAACTTTAAATTTGTTCATATAACCTCCATATAAAACCAAGATTTTAATCCCACAAATCATAATAAAATAATGAAAATAATTTCATAAAAGCATTTTTATTCTGCATCATTATAGAAGAAATCCTCTTATGCTCTTCCATGCTACGACACCCAATCTCATAATCGTCATCATAAACATTTTTTCCATATAACTTCTTTTCTACATAATCTTCATTCATCATATGTAAATGGAATATCATTGTTTGATAGATTATTTTCGTACTTTCATCATCAAAGTATCCTTCTGGAAATTTTATTAGCAGTTCATTATAATGTTCACTTTCTTGTGGAATATTAAGTAATCCACTCCCATATGTAATAAAATCTCTCAGAATTTTAATCATTCTTCTACGGAACACTTCAAAGCATTCAAACATATCAAGATCATCATAGCCTCTCCATGCTCTACGCCATGCATATCTTAACTCCAGACAGAATTTTATAAAGAAATGTTTAAGTTTAGGTTTTTCTTTTCTGCTACTGACAAAAAAATCTTTTAATCCTAAATCATTCATATCCATACCTCACTTATTAATAACTAGCTTTTTACCAAAATACCGTCTTATAAGGACATTGGAAGACTCGAACTTCCATCGCTAGTATGCTATCCAATTACACCAAACGCCCCTATAAAGTCACGAATATTTCAGTGCAACTCTGTGTTTGCTTACACTTACTTTTAGGAGTTAATAATCCTAATGCAATTAATTCTTCCCTTAATGCTTCTTCATAAGTATCGTAATAATTTCCATCTCCATGAATTGAATAATACTTCTTATATTCGTCTACGTAGTCATAAAAACTATTAACTTCTATATTAATATTATAATTCTTCAAATTCTTTTTTATATTCCTCCATCTTTTCATTCATCCACTCTATCAATTCCTTTTCAAATCTCTCTGAAAAAAATGATTCTTTAATATTGGGGGTTTTAATAGTAACCCAATGATGTTGATTTCTGAATTCAGATATAATATACGACATCAATTTAATATCGCTATTTAACTCATTACCTTTTTTTAATTTTTGTTTATCCATATTTCATCCTTATTAGCCATTTATATTTCTCCTTTAAAAGCTAAAATCTATTTCCATATCTTCTCAATTCCATCCATAAGGCTATTTGTTAATATATTCGCCATATCTTTCATTTCGATAGTCTTTGCGTTATATCTAATCCCATTTTTAATTGCAAATAATTCTATGTAAACACCATCATTCACTGAATGATTATTCTGTTTATCTTTATATTCCTTACATTCCGCATCTGGATAATTATAAATTACAAAAGGCTCTTTTACACCCGTACATACATACGCTTCTGGTACAGATTTGAAATAACCTCTTTTAGCACAATTACAATTCCTACACTTCACTTCTTACTTCACTCCTTTTTAATGAGTGGCGGTAGGACTCGAACCTACAGAGGTTTCCTTTGTCATGTACCTCTTAACCAGTTTGCTACATTCTAGCAACTACCACTCTTAGTAATTTTTCTGCTAAAATATTATTTATTCTTATTCATCATATTATAAAGCTTATTTCTGATAGAAGTAGGATTCACACTAATCTTCTCATTGAGTATAAAGAAAAAAGTTATAGGCCCAAGAGCAATTCCGCAAAAAATATCTACATCTGAAAAAAATAATTCAGATGATCTTTTTCCTTTTAATCCCCACAGCGTATTTAGGAATCCTATGAAACACCATACAAATAATGTAGCGAGAATAACTAATAGCATTTTACTTTCCCTTCTTCCTCAACTCTCTTGCCATCATCTCAGCTTTTTCTGCAGCTTCTTTCTTATTCAACTCATAATCAAGCTTCGCCATAGTACTCTTCCATCTACTAATCTCAGTATGCTTAGCACGTTCACTGCCAGAGTTTGCTCCCCATGTACCTAAAATTGGATTGTAGTTGTTGCAATTTCTGTTGTCTTTAATTTTTTCTTGAGCATGGCCTGCTCTATATACGTATGATTTACCTTCTTCCTTGCGCTTAGCAAATCTTGCCATTCTCTTTTCATGCCGTTTTTGCTTTAACGCCTTGTTTTCTTCTTTGTGTCCACTATTACGATACTTTTCACATGTCTTCTTCTTACTACCAATTTTGTTTGCCATAATCTCATTCTCCTTTTTTATTAAAAATATTTTCTATTAAAACTTTAATAAGTTCTCCTACATAAATAATTATCAAGACAACACATGTAGAAAAAATGCATTTTAGCAGTGCTGTGCCGAATATTTTTAAGCTCAAATTATTCATAGAACTAGCACGAATAATATCAAGCAATGGATTTACTATCATAAGCCATGCCCCAAAGTACAATGAAGCAATTAGCGTTATGATGTCAATTACCCTTAAAATAAATTTTTTCATGTTACACCTCAATTTTTGAGAAAACATCTCCTATATTCTCATGGAAAACCAAATCTGCCCATTGATCAAACTCAGTTTTATCATGGTTAATGATTACCATATTCTTTCCATAATAATAGCTTATTAAGTTTTTAGCTGGATAAACGGTGAGTGAAGTACCACCTATGATTAGAAGATCTGCTTTTTGAATTGCATTTTCAGATTTTTCCCATGCTTCTTTTGGGAGTGACTCTTCATATAAAACTACATCCGGTCTTATTAGACCACGACATTCACATTTAGGAATACTCTCAGTTGAAGTAAAGATATAATCAGACGGGTATTCCTTTTTACATTTGCTGCAATAATTCTTCTTTGTAGTTCCATGTATCTCGTATACTTCTGAACTTCCTGCTTTCTGATGTAAGCCATCTATGTTTTGTGTTATGATAGCTTTTAACTTTCCTTTTCTTTCTAACTCTGCAAGCTTATAATGTGCCGTATTAGGATTAACTCCTCTACAATCTAATTTCTGCCTGTAAAATTCATAGAATACTTTAGGATTGTTATATAAGCAGCTATGACTTAACAAATATTCAGCAGAGTAATTATCAAACTTAATATCTTTTTGATTATATAGCCCATCTTTGCTTCTAAAATCAGGAATTCCACTTTCCGTAGATACTCCAGCTCCACCATAGAAGACTACGTAATTACTTTCTTTTATCATGTTATTGAGTTTTTCTATCCTTTCATTGAATGAATCCAAGCTTTCACCTCCAAATTACTCTAAATCTATCGAAAAATCACTTACAACTGATCCTTCTGGAACATACATCTTATAGAAAGGTTCTGTTATTTCGCACCATAAGAATTTTTCCGTTTTTTATACTAATCTACTTTTGGGTTTTCATTGTCATAATATATAGTCGTTATACTTGCCTTAACTCTATCAGCTTGATAACCGCCATTTTTTAATTCTTCAATATACTGATAATACAGTTCTTCATCTATATATCCATGTCTGTAATATATTTTCCCTTGAGTAATATTATTATCTTTTACCGCGACAATCTTTTCTGAATACCAAGGTTCTTTATCATAAGACCAGCTTTTCATGTTAGTACCTATTACGCAGACAAACATTAGTACTATAGATGTACAAAGCACTATACCTAGTGTTTTAGCAATATATTCTAATATTTTGCTTTCTGTAAATAAGAATATTACTAATGCTACCAATAGCAATATCGTGCTTCCAACAATAATGGCGAAATGTAGATTCATTTTTCTATTGTTCTCCCTTATATAATTGATACTTTTTGCTGATCGCATGAACCGTCTCATCTGGCAATGGAGCAAACCAAATACCTGTTAGCGTTGTACCATCCTCTTCTTCTGGAGCTAGTTCCGTAAAGCAACAATCATAAATTAACCCAAAATCTTTTCCCTCGGTGAGTCCTAATTCTATTGCTTTATCTTTTGCTTTTAATAATTGTGTTTTATTTTTTGCTTCACAGATGGTTTTTGTAAAAGTTCCTTCTACATACTGCTCATATAAATTTTGATCGATAAAGAACTCTACTTTATATGATACAATCGCAATTTGTTTTCCCGGCTCTGCTTCCGGATAAAAAGCATATTCTACATCACAGTTTTCCCTTATCAAATTAGTCCAGTATGCTTCTGCACAATGAGATACTTGGGCAGCTAATTTGCCCGGAGACATATGCAGGTCTTTCCTTATTATAAATAATCTACGATATCCCATTAAAACCACCCATCCATATCATAGATTCTTGAGCTAGTTGCAGATGTTTTTGACATAACATCTGATGAAGAACTAGAAGAACAAAAAGTTGTCCTCATTTTTCCTCTATATCTCGGATTAAAAGTGCGACTATTTTTATCCTTTTTAATCTTTCCAACACTTCTTAAAATTTCTTCGCTAGTAACCATAGATACCACCTTTCTAATCACATTCCCTCATTACTATTAATCCTTTTGCTAATGCATATCCATACTCTTGATTTGCGCCTCGTGACTCTTCCCATCCCTTTAATAAATAGATAGCATCTGCCATACTTAATAATGTAAATGCTACTTTCATATATTCTTCATAAGTCGTTCCTTCAGGCATAAATGAATTTGCATATGCTGGATTATATACTGCATACCCTTCCATCTTTAATTTCTCTTCTGCATTTGCGAAACGCTCTATGTAATCATTAGTCCCAGTAACAGGACCTGAAATATACACTCTCATTTTTTATTCTCCTACTCTTAATAAATCATCTCCACAATATGGACAATATCGAATCCCATGTGCTGTATTTCCTTTTTTGTCATCCCAAAAGCACCAGAACCAATGTCTACCAATTTTCTCGATAGATATTTTTGGCTGCTTGACTAGTGCCTTACATACATGGAATTCCTTTTGTGTATTATTATCATCATTCATCGCTATTTTTTCCCTCAAATATTTCTCTAAAAGCTTCTAAGTTTCTATCTTTTCCATCAGGTATTGCAAAAACCACATTATAAAAACAGCCCTTATGGCTACTATTCAAATACCCTTTAAATATCTCTGCCACTTCTTTTGGATCCTGTCCAAAAACACCGCATCCATAAGCACCTAGAATTAATGTTTCAACATTATTTCTCTTTGCAATATCAAGTACAAATTTAATTCTTGATTTCAAAGCTTCTGTGTTTTCTTCGGCAGAAACATTCTGGTACTTACTTGCTGCTGATTTATTAGGCGCAGCACAAGTGATAACATCACAGTATTTATTAATTACAATTCCGTTTGTATAGCGCATGAATAAGATATTCGGAGAATATAATCCTCTATCTAAATACAAAGATTTATTCTTATGCTGGTTATTCCATTCATAGAAACCCTGATTTTTTGATAAGACATTGTATAAAAACGACTCATGGCATAAACATTCTTCTTGTGCCTTGCTCCCATTAAGAAACATTCCACCCGGATTTTTATATGAAGAGAAATTAAGTACTGCCATTCTTCCTTCTTCAGTAACCTTTTGATATTTCATTACTGCAGATACACTATCGATATCATCAATGATTATTTTCGTTGGAACATCTTTTATCCTGCAATTCGTACATTCAAATTTTAAAGAATAACAGACGGTATCTTGAATAGATTCTTTAATTCTTTCACCATATTCTCTTTCCATTTTTTCTGTATGTTTTATGGCTTGTTCGGCTCTTTTTTCTCTATTACTCCAACATTCGCTCACGCATGTCATCTTCTTTTCTCCTTATACTTATTCCTCATACAATCTTAATGTTCCATCACTATTGTAAATTGGTGTAATTCCTTTATTATAAGAGTAATACATTACTTTAGTATCCATATCTATTAGAATCCGTCCATAAAAATCATAGTCTATTTATTCAAAATTTACCGAATCTAAAGAAGTAATAGATGATTTACTACCACATGAAGTCAAGCCAAATATCGTCATTAAAACTAATCCAATTCCTAATATTTTCTTTAACCGTATTCTCATATTCCACTCTCATTTTCTCTTTCATATTTTCTCATAGTTTCTTGCAACATCTTATCTACGCCATTGTACTCGATATCACTAAAGTCGTCACTTATATTTGACAGTATTTCCAATTCTTTTGCTTGTTCATCCGTATATCCAAGCTTTTCTCAATCTTTTGTTAAAGTAACAGATGAATGATTATTTACATATTTAATTACAGCATACGAATAAGCTTGTTCTAAATTAAGCTCTGGTAAATATTCTTTACATTCCATTGCTATCCCAAATATCTCTGAAAGCGTTTCTTCTGTATCTTCAAGAATAGGATTCTCAATTATCCATTCATGAATTTTTTGACGGTCTGTTGTTCTTCGCATACAAATCTCCTACTCAAGAATATTATGTATCTCTATACCCTTCTTAATCCCTAGTGTAATTAAAGACTTACATCGTGCGTCATTACCAAAAGAGAACAAAATAGGTCTTCCATTTTCTATTGCATAATCAATCATCGCCTTGTTTTCTTGTAATATATTTGCATTACATTGGTCTTCACAATTAAAATACCTTATATCTATATTGTAATCTCCTGCAAATTCTAATGTATATGAACAACGAGTTGGTCCATGTTCTCCACAGAGAATCTGAATGCTTGAAAACCTTTGCTTAACTAGGTAATTATATAATTCTCTTTTAAATACGTTATATTTATTAAAATTTCCTGATGCTATTATAATTAGTTTAATTCTCCCACTTGCCCCGTTTATCATGTTATTTACCTCGTCAATAATAATGAGTCTGATTTAAAACCAGCTGCTCCCTTATGACCTCCGCCACCATATTTTTTTGCTATTTCACTTACATCAATTTTTTCAGAACGCAGACTATATTTCCATTGTGAGCCATCATAAACGAACCCTATGAATAGATCATACTTAAACCCATCTACACTTTTAAAATCATCACTACCACACAACCCTTTATTTAATGCATAAGCATGATAACCTTCAAATTCAGTTTCAAATCCAAGTACATTACAATACGTTTTTGCACAATTATCTTTGTATTTTTCAATTTCCATACCAGTTGTTATAATCTGATTTACGACAAGTCCATCTTCTCTCATTAAATCCCATTCTTTTGAGAACGGAGTTAATTCTAAAGCACCTAATCCAATATGGAAATATTTTGTTCTATCTCCGTAATAAAATGTCCAAACATCGTAATCGGCAATTAATCGCGTAAATGTTGGGGCCTCTTCAATTTTATTTTTACATGGAGGCATTACCCCTTGGAAATACAACCATGTAAGCATACAACCAGCAATTCCATCATATCGAATTCCCTTTATGTCAAATGGATAGTCTTTGTATTTTTCAATCGCTGTTTTATGATGGTCAATCCAGATTACATTTTTAGTAATCTCCAAAAGTTGATTCATGTCTTTTGGATCTAAAGAAAAATCAACTATATATACTTCTTCATCCGGCAATATTTTCTCAATTGGGAATCTGATTCCATAATCAATTGCGATAAATTCTCTTTCTTCTTTTTTATCTTTTGTGTAATAATTGACCCAATATCCAGCACATTTGCCATCATCATCAATATGGTGAAAACATTTCATTATAATTTAACTCCCTCCGGTACTGTTATTTCAAATAATCCTTTTTCTTCATTCTCTCCTAATAACGCTTTTTTATCTACGATTACTTTTACTACACCGTTATAGTATGTTTCTTCATCTATCTCTATGTTTGTTATACTCAAAGACATTTTAGGTATATGTATAGTTCCCTTATTCTCTTTACCATTATTATCCATGAATGTAAACTCTCCAAGATAATCTATGTATACTTGCTTATCAAGGTTATTTTCTCTATATGGCCTTGCTCTAACACAAGTTATCTGTGGATTAAATATTACCCCAAATTTCCTTTCACCACTCTTTCATTGACGCTCATTATAAACTCCTTTATTTCTTTATAGTTTGGCATATCCGGTAAACTTGTATTTTGTTTTGCATATTCAAGCTTCTTTTCATACTTATCAACCATTTCATAGAACTCTGGGATTGGCTGATCGCTACTATCCAGATATTTACCATTGCGTATATCCATGAGTAGATCATGCTCTTCTTCTCTATATGTTATAATCTTCTCTTTTTCAAGAATATCCAAACACATCATATAAAGACGAATAAGATGCATCATATGCTTTGCGATTTTTCCATGATCTAACGCCTTTTCATTTCTTTTGCCAATCTTTCCATATGCCTTAACAGTATTCTGCAGTTCACTCCACATAGAACAATAATCACGCAATGGGTAGTGTGTTAACTTTACATCCATAAAAATTTCAGTATCATATCCTTCTTGCACTGCTTTATCAATATACAAATTAATCTGGTCTTCCGAGAATGCTGAATACTTTTTATTGAAATCAGTTTTCATGAACTCAAGTGTTTTAAGAATATGTTGTTCTAATCCTGCCTGTGATAATTGATGAGCTGACCGTTGATTCAAACGATACAACTGCTGGTTCGCATATCCTCCAAAAGAATTGCAGGCTTTTTTAGATAAGAAAAGATGCGCATTATCAAGTAATTCTTGACCGATTGGAGATACATAAAAATAGTGCTCTGGTTTACATCCTAACATCTCAATAACATTTGGATTGACGTTTGTCAGTAAAGAAACTAACTTATTAAATGAATAAATTACTGTATCTGTTTCCTCATTCGTAACCTGATCAAAATTTTCTTCTGAAAGAATGTGCTCTTTACTATTTAAAGTACATCCACGAATATCAAGATCTGATGTTTCGGTATCAGTACCATAAGCATGGCTTCCCCCTACTGTTAAAAGGATTACACGATTTCTCAAATTTTCATTAGTACGTAAAAACTCATATTCTTTAGATTTCAATTTATTTTTAATTTGTTCTATATTCATTTCTTAAAAACCACCCTATCACACCCAATATATCTACTGATTAAAATGAACCGCGTTCCTTTTGGAATTTCATCATGTTTTCTTAAATGACGTTTAGCTGCTTTATAACTTCTGCATGGAAAATCTGCTGGATACCAGCTCCCTGTATACTCATCTCGATGTACCCATTTTTTCTTGTTGTAGTCATAATATAATTCTCTGTTTTTTACATATTCTTTATATGTCTCTTTCTCTCTATCCCATTCATCATCAAAGCGCAATGACCAGAACTGATTTTCTAATTTCATCATATATTTTCCCTCATCACATCTATAATACTTTTACAAAAACTTTTGTAATCATCATGACCATTCCAAGCTATCTTCTGAGGAAGCATAGATAATGATTTAAGGAATTTAGCTTCATCAGTCTTATTGACACTACAGAAGATTACATGATACGGATAACCCTTTTTGATATACTCATTCCCAAATTTCACAGGTACCTTATTTAATATAAATAATTGGTCAGCAAAGTAATCTCCTGTGTCAATATATAAATAGTGGACTCTCCACGGTAATTTCCATTTCTTATCTATTTTGAAATAGTTTTCCATATTATTCTACTTCCTCACTGATAATTTCTTTTAATTGTTTTAAGTGATAGTCACATATATAGATTTTGGTTATTCCGAGAGTGATTACATTATTTGCTGGATACTTTAATCTATATTCTTCATTACTTAACTGTTCTATTGGCTCATCTAAACAACATGGACATACGTTTTTTAACATCCAATTTAACTCTAAGCCAGATTCACAGCCTTTAGGGAAACTAATATTCCTAAATAGCAAATCAAAGAATTTTCTCTTTATTGTTTTGAACATTTTACTTAACAACCTCATAATATAATCCAATATCATATTTAGGAGCCATTAATGTGCTGTCATCTTTCATTCTAATCATGATGTAATCGCCGTCTTCTCTTGCTTCGAATTCTTCACCTGCATAAATTAAGATATTGTTTAAGGTAAGAACATTTTTTAAAAACTTAGCTTTCATACATATCTCCCTTTTTCACGTTACATCTCTCACACATCGTCTGGTAATTGTCTAACCTATTACTACCACCTTTTGATCTTGGTATTATATGGTCTTTTGTGAACATTACTTCTTCACCATTTTCATCTATTCCATATAGATTCAAGTGATATCTTTTCACATTTCCCGCTCTTTCTTTTGCAAAGAATTTACCTTCCAAACCACAGCAAGCACATTTAGTCCCCTTAGTAAGAAAAGTTTGATATCTCTGACTGTTCCCATAAATCTTGTCTCCGTCAAAATCTATTTCTGTTTTTGATTTCTTATCTAAAAACAAAACATCTTTGATCTTTTCATATACAAAATCTATGGCATATGTTTCTTTTCTTTCATAATGAGGTTCACTACTTTTCTTTCCCATTTTCTTTTCTCCTAATGTGCTGCCAGATCTGCTTCGTGAATTAACATAATCTTATCAAACATTTTCTCCCCAATAATCTTTTTATCTTTTTCTTTTGCTTTTTCAGATTGCCTCCAAGACATAAATGGATGCATATGATAATAGATTAAGTTTGATATTTCGAGAATTGTATCATCAAGATATTCAATGTCTGGCCCACTCTTTTTCGTTAAGTCTAAGTAACCGCCAGCTATGTAGAAAATAGAATCATAAGCTCCTGCACAATGGTGGTTGTAATAATGACATTGACCATCTTCACCTTTTGACTTAGTTTTCAATTTACCTATATCATGATAAGCAGCTGCACATTTTACTGTAATATCGTCTGTCTTCTTACTTACGTAATCTCCTGCAGATAACATATGCTTATCCAATGATAAAGCATGATGTTTATTCCCCTGATCAAAATCTTTTGTTGTAATATCAGCTTTATTTGCAGGATATTTTTCAAAATCTACGTTATAGACAATACCAATATTATCCCATCCCTCTGTTTCATGAGGAGGCTGGAATTTAGTGTACATATCCTTAATTACTGCTTCAGGAACAAAACGTTCTCTTTCCTTATTTTGTTCTAAGCAGATATCATAATCAGTAGCAAATAAAATACATTGCTTGATACACGGAATATTTTTAAGCTCCTTCAAGAATGCAATTCTTTTTTTCTTGTTAAGATTTGTTGCGTCATAAATAACATCTTTACCAGATTTTAAGTCTTGCTTTACTCGATCTCCTAACAATTCAAATACCTTTTTATTCTCTTCAGGAGTACAAACATACCCTTCATCTCCAAATAATTCTCCCCTAATTAAATCGGATGAATGAATTCCGCATCGTTCTCCATACTGTTTAGCCCATGTACTTTTACCTGATCCCGGGATTCCAACTAACATAGTAAAAATTGGTTTTGCCATAACTAAAACTCCTTTTTGCATACTAATAACATTACATTCTGTCTAAAATCCATTGCTGCCTCTTCTACCGAAACATCCATACTACCAATAATTTCGGTATATGCTTCTGCTTGCTTATCAAGATTTTTAGCCATCCTACGATAATCGTTTGCTTTTTCTGTAAGATCTTTAATCATTTTTTGATATTCATTTTTCTGTTTTTCACTTTTTTCAATTGCTTCACAATATCTATTTCTTGATTCGTCGATCTTGCTCATCATTCTTGAAACAAATTCTTTATTGAATTCTTCTCCAAGACCAAAGTCGATCTTATACATAGTGATAGCTTTATTCATGTCTTTATCAGTCAGAAGTACCCAAGTTCCGTTAATAAAAACATTGATATAGTTTTTATCTTTTAACGTACCTGTATAAATCAAAGACGAGTATTCGTAAAGTTTATTGATATCGGTTTCAATTTTCTCTTTGTGCTGAGCAACATATACTGCGATATCACTATGAGTTTCTTTATCCATAATTCTCTCAGCATACCGCTCAGCACAATGCTGTGTTATCTGTAATTTTTCTTTATCTTCCATCCATTAATCCTCAGCAAAGATTTCTTCCAACGTTTTATCCTCTCCACAATTACGAAACACTTTATCCTTTAATCTCTCGCCTAACCCATCTGTTGATTCACAGAGCTTAACTGCTGCCATACCGGCTAATGCAGTACATACTCCTGTAATAATGCTATCTTTAACTGTTTTGATAATATTCTTTTCCATCTTTTTTCCTCTCTTTTCTATTATTTTTCAAGCTCTGCAATCATCGCTTTAATTTCTTCTGCAGTTTTACCCTTCAACTCCTGAAGTTCTTTCTCTGCTAAAATTGTTTTAAGTTGTTCTGCCTGCTGTTTACGTTCTCTTCCTAAAGCTCTTGCATCAGCTTCATTCTGCTTAACAGAAACAATATACCGAACAATAGAAATCTTCGCTTCCAACTCTTCATCTTCTGCGGATTTTGTAGCAAGTAAGCTTTCTTCGTCCGCCTGTTTCTTCTGTGCATTTAGCGCTTTAAAGACCTGATCGAGATTTGTTACTGACAAGTCCCATAAATCTTCAACTGTACATTGTCCCTTAAAAGGAAATCTAAATTTGCATCTTGTTGCCATTTCAAAAATTTTCCCTGTTTCCATTTATCTTCCCTCCTAGAATTTAATTTTTACGATACGCTCAGTTGCGCCTTTTACTTTTACAATAAGTTCTGCTCTTTTTGTTAATGAGAACCCGATTCCAGACAATTGATCGTCTGCATTCTGAACAGATAACTTGCTTCCTAAAGCTTCCATAACCCTTCTATGCTCAATAAGCTCTGATTTTAAATATTCATTATAGAAACCATTCGGTGATTCGGTATTGATACAATCCTTAAGCATAAAGAACAAATGCTTATTACCTGTTCCAGTTTGCTCATCCCAATAATTAGGGCTAAACATAACTGCTGACACAGGTATGAATTGATTCGTATGAAGATTCCATACTTCTCTTGAAGATTCAGATGAAGGAAGTTTTTCTTTGATAGAAAAATTGCCATCTTTATCTAAAATAACTTCTGCAACATCTACTTGCCTACGAACTTCAGTAGGATAATCAAAGGAGTATATTTTTCCATCAAACTCAATTTCTGCCCTGAATCCTTTCTTTCCACCACGATTAGCAAAATTATGTACGTAAAATCTGTAAACTCCCGGTTTCATTTTAGATTTATCAGGCCATGTGATATTCTCTACAGCCGGTATTCCTTGCTGTGGTCTAGTAATATCTACATCAAGCTGACCACCAGTTCTGCTTCGACCCGGTTTTCTTGCTGTACTTGCATAAAAGATATGCTCTCCAGACGGCTCTTTACAATGTGCATCCAAATCGTTTCTATCATAATCAAGATCGTTCCATTGGATAGAGAATCTCAATACGCCATCGACTCTTCCTCCTGCAGCTTTTACATTTTCTCGTATAGAGCTATCAGCTACATTTCCTGAATATGCCCAGCAGAATGGATTATCCCACTTAAACATCGTCGGAGCTTCCTTATTTATTGGAGCAATTAAAGATACCATATTACTAGCATGTTTATTTTCTAAGAAAACTTCCATTTCTTTTGCCGTAGGAACAATCGCTCCGATAAATTCGCTTGGAGTAACTTCTTCTACACGGGAAAACTTTTGTGGATTTATACTTAAATCAGCACTCATCTGTGCAAATATATCTGCACCATCGATCCGTTTTGCTGCATCACGGTTTGCAAAAAGAATATTGTTTACAGTGATATCGTCTAACGTAGCATATCTTCGGCCCAGAGAATTCATGTATCCAAGTTCAGTTATTTTCTGTTTTGACTCATCCAGCATTCTCTGAGTAAAAATAGGCTTTGGTCTTTTATAATTTACACCTGCTACAATATCTTCATACTTTTTCACAGCTTCGTCCAAAGGCATGTTGGCACTCAAATTTGTAAGTAAAGTTCCCATACTATGGTTTCTAATTCTGCCAACTACAGGTCCTACTACTATAGATTTTTCCCATGCATAATTGTTCTTATCTTCATCAGGGATAGTCATATACTCATTCTTATACTTAAGGAACTCTACTAACGCACTTTTCCATTCTGCTCCTCTATATAATGAATTTTGAGCAATCAATTCCAAAACAACTTCTACACTATCTTTAGATATTTCATCGAGAGATCGTTTAAATACTTCTTTCGTTGACCTGAAAAAGTTTTTTATATCTCCATCAGTTCCACGTTGTTTATTTATTAATCTCTCCGGTAAATTGATAGTTAAGTGATCCCATCTATGTGAATGCCCATCAATAATCTCATAATTAGAAGCAATTCCCATTCTAGGTGTTCTCGCTACATATACATCTGTTACTAACTTACTTTTTACAAATGCATCAAGTGCATCTACGACCGGCTGGAAAGTTTCACTTCCAGTATTAAACTCCCAAATCGTATGTACTTTACAATCTTTAATAACTACTGCATTTCCAAAAGACCTAATGAATTGCCTACAAGCACTACAGTCGTATTCACGTCTTTGCCTAAAGATTTCATTAGTTCCTTTTGGGAAACTATCAAGATAAAGATTCCATAGTTCGTCTTTATCTAATGCAACCTCAAATAAAGTGTTTTGCCCTTTAACAAGTTCATCAAAATTTTCTTGCATTTTAGATACAAAATTTGAAAACTCCATCCTTTTTCTCCTTATATTTTTTTATTTTTTAGAAATACCACATGAGGCTGTGACACCTCATATGGCTAAGTATTACAAACTGTCGATAAAATCCATTATTTTATCAATTCTTTCATGGTTTCCGGTAAGCATACCTACAATACCTATTACCAAAACTATGAATGCTGCTAATGCTAATAAAGCAAATATTGAGAGTAATAAGGATATTAATATCCCAAATATTACTCCGACCAAATCAAAGATTACATTTATCATTTACTCACCAGATTCTCCTGTCACGGATCCTACATCGATAATAGTAGCTGCATTACTTCCCTGAACTGCCGGTACATCTCCATTCCATTTATCAATCTTCTGCTTCTCAATCAATTCTGGGGTAAGAGATTCCGCAATCTTTTTATTTGCCTCTGCTTCAGCTTCTGCTTTGATTCTTACTGCTTCTGCTTGTCCTTCTGCCTTAATCTTTGCCTGTTCGGCTTCAATAGAAGCTTTCTCTTTTTCCTGTTCTGCAGCAATTAGAGCTACTTCTTTATCCTTATCAGCATTAATCTTTGCCGTTTTTGCTTCAATATTTGCTAATTCCTGAGCCTGCTGTGCATTTACCTTCTTCTGAATTGCAGCTTGCGTTTCATCGTCGGTAGAGATATTTGTAAAGTTCACTGTATCAATAATAATTCCATACGGCTCAAATTTTTTCTTAAGGTAAACATCAAGAGCTTCATTTAATTCCTGTCTCTTGTCTCCGAATACATCTGTTACTGGGTATTTAGCTGTTACTTCCTGAGTCCATGCAATCATTTTAGGTTTAATAAATGTATTCTTTACAGAATTTCCAGATTGTCCTTTAAACTGAATAAATACATCTGTTACTTTTTCTGGATCAAACCTGTATGAAAATTCAAGATCTACTCTTAGCGACTTTCCATCAGCTGTTGGAGTTGTAAAACTTTCGTCTGAATCTGAGTCTCCTTTTGATTCAGCTGTAAGATATGATTGCTCAATTCCTACTGAATATGTGGTTACTTCTTTTGTTGGAGACACTAAATGCCACCCCTGATCAAGAGTTTCTCCCGATACTCCGGTTGATAAATTATATACAACACCAACGTAGCCAGCAGGAACTCTCGTCATACAATTAATTCCAAGAATTAATCCACCAAAAATTATTACTGCTAAAATAATTGATCCTAAAAATCCTTTTTTCATTTTTTACTCCTTTTCATAATTACAATTTTTATTAGAGTTTTTAAAAGACCATTCTCCAAAATATTGTTCTTCAGCATCTTCCCTTGCTTTTGCAGCATCTTCTTTCTTTTTAAAAGATCCAATATGTATTTTTTTACCATTGCACATTATTTCCGCAATCCAAGTATTGTTTTTTGGGTTATAGTAAACTCCGGTTACCCCGCTAGTGTTGCTCGCTTTTATTGAACCATTCATCATATTTTGGCTTTGTGTCCCTTTCCTTAAAAACTCCTTACGATTATCAAATAGCCTGTGTTCTTTATGGTCTACTACCTCTCCTTTTGAAGCGTCCATAACTAATCTGTGAAGATATAAGAATTCTTTAGTCTCTGGATCTCTAGTTACTATGTATCCATTTTCCAATTCAAGCCAACAATATTGTTTAATTTTTTCATAATCTTCTAAATCGAAATAAAACTCTTTATTTGTATTAAAAGTTACTCCGACTCCGTATTCTCCAGAGAGATCATAAAAATTTTCTTTTTTATGTGTCAAACTTGCAACCTCTGTTTTTAAACATCCGCAACTTTTTGTATGCCCACTTCTAAGTTTTTCTCCTACTACTTCCACATCTTTTTTCCCACAATCACAGTTACAGTAATACACCAATCTTTTTCTTTTCCCAGATGTATTTTCAGATAGTCTCGTTACAACAAGTCTACCAAAACGTTTCCCTATCATTTCAACTCTTTTCATCTTTGTTGAATCCCGTTTCTTCTGTAATTGCTTTTTGTGCGTCGTCTGCAAGTTTTTTAAATATCTTTCCTATTGGTTGATATAAAAAAGAGCATAGTAGCCATAGCAATCCAGCTATGATAAACGCAGAAATAATTAATACTGGATTCATACCGTCACCTCCGGCGCATCTCTTTTTCTTTTCATTTCTCTTCTCCTTTTCTCTTCTCATTTATTATTATTGGATGGGAATTGCATCTGCTGCTATATTTTTTATTGAAGTCCCAACCATAAATAGGTCAAGCTTCAATACCATTTGCCATCTACGAAGGAAGCGGATACATAGCCATCCTTTATATAAAAATCGGGCAATTATAACATCTACGGTTTTCCATTATGAGTGGCATTCGAAGGAAGACATCATATATCCCGATAATTTATACCTATCTTTTCTTAAGCAAGAGTTTTACATGCGTATTATCTTTTAACTTGATCCCAAAATCCTCTCCGACTTTATCTTGTAGGAATGGCAGAATATAATGTTCGTGATACACTATTTCATAATTAACAGGAATCTTTTCCATCAATTCTTCATGTGTAATAGGCAAATAGTTTTCTCTTACTTCTCTTTCCCAATTTTCCGTATACCTATATTTCATAAGGAAATGGATTAAATTCTTATTATTTAATACGCTTCCACTATTTTCATAAAATGAGTCTAATTTTGGATGTTTGTAAATCTTTTTTAAGTCAAGTACAGAAGATACGCGCTCTGCACTTTTGCTTACACACATATCTCTTATAGAAATGTACTCATATCCAATTTCGAATACCCGTTTCCAAAATATAGCAATGTCATATTGGGATTTTGCGTATGAATATACTTCATGAATAACTGACGAAAGGTTAAGAAGTGTTTTTTGAGGATTTATCCTCATAAGACAATCATAATAATCAGAAGAAAAAATTACCCTTGTTCCATCTCTGGCTTTTTTAATCATTTCTTCATCAATATCGTAACCTATTAGTTTATAATCATGATCATCACGTATATAGATGTCTTTTAATAATGACCCATCTGCGCATCCATAATCCATGATCGTGTCTATATCACTTACTTTGTCTAGAAAGAACAACTTATCGTTAAGTGATTTCTTCATTCCATTTACATATGTATCGTAGTTGTTTATTGGTGTCATGTTTTCTCCTTATTTTTGTGGAAATCGTGCTTACTACTTTTGTATAAATTATGTATTATTATTAAATATCGAAGGAAGTAAACACATTGCCACGGCAACTCTATATAATAATCTGGAAGTTATAGTATCTAATTTCACCTATAGAAGGAAGATACTATATAGCCAGACATGTTCTATTTATAAATACTCTCCCATAAATACTTCAGTATCATACGGTGTAATCCCATCATCAACATCGAAAACTAAATCTGCATCTTCTTTGTTGTCAACAAACACGCCTCTTGCTTGTACATTTAACTTAATCAAATCATACAAATTAGGTTTCTGCATATTTACAGTTGCATAACAAGTTGCTTGTACAGGCCCAAGCATGTTTTCAACGTTTCTCCCAGATGAAAAACTTCTTGATCCAAGCACCATATCACACCAAACAAATTCCATTTTGAAGCAATCAAAAATTACAGGAATACATGAGTATGACTTTGCTGACAAGTCTAATTTCTGGATTACAGTTTTCGGTTCGAAAATTTCTCCAGAATTAACATCTTTCCTCTCCATCCAACCAAACATTGCATGAGGAAGTTTATCGAATCCTAATCCAGTAAAATCATAAACTTGGAATACTACATATCGTATTCCTTTTCCTAATAATGATTTCACATCAAAGTCTAAGAACTCTGCTGCTCCATCTCCATCTAATGGACCTCCATTTACAATGTCTCCTGAATGACATGCGTTACACATATCAGATACTAAATTCGTATATGATACATGATCCTTATAATTCCAGTCGTCATCAAAGAATGTTGCAGAAAGATCAATATCTACTCTATTGTCATCATACCAGTCATCTTCTTTGTTATCAGTATTTGTCCACCATATAAAACCTCTAATAGCTTTCGCCTCTTGGCTTACAGGTATCCTACTACCTCTGACAATAGTCTTCAGTGTTTTTGAAGCACTCCTCTGACTAAATGGTACGATATAATGTCCAAATTCCTCTGAAAGATATACTTTTCCCATGTAAGACCTTTCTTTATAGATTGAAATAAGCGCATTTTCACAAATTGAGACAATCATTTTACAATATTCAGTTTTTATTGGTGGTAATTCATTCTGGATATTATAAGATTTAGCTAGACTTCCTTTTGGGAAAAACACTCTGTAATCTTTTTTCTCACCCCTATGTAAGAAATGTTCTCTTACTTGGAGTAATACAGGTGTAGAAATTTTTGAAGATACTTCATAGAATTTTTCAATTACTTCTTTGGGATTATTGCTCTCCCTGAGCAGATAATCTAATCTTCTCGCAAATTCTCCCGGATTATAACTCAATAGGCTTATTGCTGTATGCCAATTCTCTGATTTAATAGCTGCTTCTATAGCACCGCTCTTAGTTCGTACCTTTTCATTCCTTAGTCTTTCAAATGCTTCTGCTACTTTAGGATATCTTGCAGCCATCCTCGGTTCTGTTGGATGAAGTTTCTCTCCTAACCTGATCCACTTCATTCGATGCTTCACCATATCAACTTCAATATTCCCTTTATAAAGCTGTAACAGCTGCAATATCAATCGTCTTTCGCTTCGTTTGAAATTCCTAAAATGCGTATCAGTAGCTAAACTGACATCCCCATCTGATAAAGCTGTAGCAAACCTTAATACATCAGTTGGCGTTTTCAGATACCTAAACCTAATATCTACACCATCTGTGGCGCATTCTGTGAATATCTTGCATACATAGGCTGCATTTTCCTTGTGAGGAATTTTTTCTGGTAACATAGAGGTCACATGCATATTTTTAAAAAACCAAGCAATATCTTCTTTATCAGTTTGAGATAATGAAGTTTTTGAGTTTACCAGATTGATGAAGATAGTATCGAGATCTTTTGGATCCCCTAAATCCAGAACCTCTACCTTACCTTCATCAAATAATGGCAACCTTTCCTTTTTTTCTGAAACAGGAAGCAAATTTCCATTGCTCCAATAGTGAACAATTGCGTTAATATATAGGTCAATATATTCCGACTCCATAACTTGCGCTGGAAAATTCGGGTACATTGGATTGTATTCAACGTTTGCTCCCTTCATATTCTTAAGCATTGTAATCAATTCAATATAAAAGCGTCCTAATTCTTCCTTCGAATATAAACACAATGCATTGAATAACCCCTCTGAAAAAGTATAGCCAAGATTCTCTATGTTCTTATTTATAGTAGATACATAAGCAGAATTTTGTTCTTTCTCTTCCGATTGTGTTGCTGGAAGTATGATTTTGTTTTTTCTTCTTAATAAGATTTCGTTTACCATATGTCCTCTTTCTAGGGTAATTATTGGCAGTAAATCCTGTGTTTTAATATTTTTGTATTAAATTAAGAAGGAACTGCCAATATAACCCTTTTTTATTTCTTTTGGGTAATTATAGAATCTATATCCACATAATCTTTAAATCCATAAGCGAAGGAAGACTCTATATATCCCATAATTTACTGGCAATCAAAAAGACTAGAAAGTTAGATTAAAAGTCTAATCCCATAAGGGCAAGAAGGAAGTCTTTTTATATCCAGTTAATGCTCCTGACCGGACTCGAACCGGTACGTTGCTACCAACAACGGATTTTAAGTCCGTAGCGTCTACCATTTCCACCACAGGAGCGTATGCGTGGTGAGGGGTGCGATCACTTGTTTATCTTATTACTTACTTATCTTGCCAGAGCTATAGTAGCAAGCCTTTCGGAACTGTTTAAATAACAGTTAGCGTCTTACGCACCACGCGTTGGCTATTGGGGACTCGAACCCCAGACCTTTACATTTTCTCTTGTGTAACGCTCTCCCAACTGAGCTAATAGCCAAAAAAATGTTCAACTGGATTCGCTACTTCCAGCCCGTACTATGTGTCACTAGTAAAACACATCTACTGCTTACGATTTCTATTCTCGTAAGATCATCCCCACATAACTGGCATAACCAGACGTCTTTTCTGAATCGCTTGACCATACTTTTACGTTTTTATTTATTACTTCTGGGACTGCCGGTTGTTTATACTACCAGTTGCCTACCGTTTCAGGATCGGCATCGCATCTACACATACGCCATCCTTACGCACCCTCTACCTCCCAATAACTCCTCGATGCTATAATGTATATACATTTCTGAACCACAATTTCCCTTGTACTTCGGTATATCATGATCCATAGCAGGGGTAGCTGGATTCGAACCAGCGAATGTAGGAGTCAAAGTCCTATGCCTTACCGCTTGGCTATACCCCCATGGGTGGATACAGTTTCACCAAGTATAGTATGCCTACTATACCGTTACTCCAACTGTCCAAAGTCTGCACTTATGATTATTAACCCACGCATATGTAGCATTTCATATGCTTTAACACTTATATCCTAACAGTCGCTTTGCAGTTAGAATATTCAGACCAGTTACCTGCCATGGTTAAGGCTCACCACAACCTTCCTACTAAAGATGTAATGCATAAATACCTCTTAGACTTTAAAAGAACACTTTGCAATAAGTTTTCCTTTAAGCCATAGATCCTTTTTTCTCCTCGGAAAAGTTCAGCATCTATCTTCGGAAATGGAGTCTTAGGGACTCGAACCCTAGACCGACCGGTTATGAGCCGGTTGCTCTAACCAACTGAGCTAAGACTCCTTATTCAATTATTCGTTTTGGGAATAATTACGATCCTGTTCAGAAGTGGGCTGAACAGATTTTAAGATATTTCAGATTTGTTATATGTGTAGTATAACATGTGTATCATAATCTGTCAAGTAGTTTTTTGAGAATTTTTAAAAAATTTTCAGAAAATTTACCGTAATAGATTTTTTATCGGGAAATAGAAGAACATAACTGTATGATGTATTTTTTATAACACTTACATTATTCATATCTATTTTTAGTTCTCCATTGTGATAGATAATTTCAAGGTCATCTTCCTCTATATTTATAGCTTCTATATTTATAATGTTTGAGAGTACTATAGCTCCATATTCAATTTCTATATTGACTAATGCTTCTTTAATTCTATACATTCGTAATTGATATAAAAATTGTTCTCTATTATATTCTCTATCGTCCCTAATCTTTTCTTTTACGCCAGTTTCTCTTTGCATCTTAATCACTCCTATTCAAAAATACGAACATATGTTCTGTTTTTTGAGTATAACATATAACAACAATAAAAACAAGTATTAATATTCAGTAAAAAAAGAGTGGTATTATTGTAAATACCACTCTAACTTAAGAACTAAACTTCTATCTTCTATTCGGAAATCATATTGATCTCTTATCTTCTTAAACTCCGGTAATTGCATAGCTTCTTTAGCTGTTATGCTATCTTTTCCAAGATTAACAGCCATTTTCCTAACTTCATATGCTGCCCCAGACCAATATAACAAACAAGGATTTAAATAATCAAAATCTGTATCTTTTACTATTGACTTACACCTATTAATTATAGTTGATCTATGTGCCTTACTGTAATCTCGTTCGTTATCTTTTTTAATCCTTTTTAAAATCCTCTGTCCATCTTGAGGAATACTCATTGATTTCTTTATTCCATCTTTGTATTTAGTATTATAGTTTTCACTTTTCGAAGATTCTAACGCCATTTGAAATAAATCTCTGTCTGCAATAAACTTCCTATGTTTCAAATTAATATTTCCATCTTCATCATATCCAGCAAGCCAAATAAGTCCAGTATTTGGATCACTATCTTCCATTGATGATTGAGAAAGCTCAACATAGTTTGTTCCACTTATTCCACAAAATAAACCATAAATCAAAAATTTATCTGAAGGATTTTCGAGTGTATTAATGAATTGCATTACTTTATTATAGCTTACACTATGAGATTTATCAGATTGTTTTGTGATACTATCATTATATTTTTTAGCTAAATAATCTTTTGCCTTACAGAAAGCATTATCGCTACGTCCGATAGATACTGTATATATCGTTAATTTAGAATTATATTTTATTTTTGTAGAGTACCTTATGTTTATTTTTTCATACATTTCAATTAGCTGATTATAAGTAAAACAACTAATATCGCAATTATTTACTTCTTCATATTTTTCGATATTATTAAAAATTGCAATATATTCCTTTATATACAGATCTCCGTGATTATTAATCAAACCATCCAAAAACGCCTGTTTCTGTTCCTCGTTGTACATTGTGTTACCTCCTTCCGTCATTGATATTAACAGAAAAAAGTACCCCTGTCAAACAAATGTACCCCTTATACTCCCATGTAGGAACTCATCTTTTGTAATGCTTCACTTTTCTTTTTTTCAGAACTCCTTGCATATCTTTTTGTTGTTTCTGGACTCTTATGTCCTAGTAAATCTGAGACTAATCCAATGTCTCCAACTTCTTCCAATAAATTAGTTGCCATCGTTGCCCTCAACTTATGTGCTGATATTTTTTTACCTAAAAAAGCACTATACTTTTTTATTATATAATTTGCTCCATCTTTCGTGAGCCTTTTACAGTGTTTTCCATAAACACTAATGAATACAGCTTTATCTTCCCCACCATATTGCTCAATTATTCTTTGCCGATCCTTGAGCCATGTAAGCAGACAATTATAAAGGCTGTCTGGAAAAATAAATTTCCTATGTTTGTTTTCCTTTTCTATAACTTTAAAAGAATGATCCGAAAAATCAATATCCTCCATATTCATATCTAACAATGCAGAGATTCTTATGCCTGTTACTCCTAATATAGAGAAAATAAGCCTATCTCTTGATTTCCATTTATAACTTTTTGTGTCATCAATATGTTTTAACACCGAAGAAAACTCTTCTTTTGTTAAAAACACGATTTCGTCTTTCTCTGGTATTGTAGGTCTATCCAATTTTTCACATGGATTCTTGTCAACTATTTCATTCTTTACCAAAAAATTAAAAAACGTACTTATAGCACATATTTTTTGGTTAATTGATGCCGGTTCATTCCGTACTCTAACTCCATTTACTTCTCTTGTCGAGATTGAATGGACATAATTGTTAAGGACATCAAGAGAAATTTTCCTTAAATCATCTTTATCTTCCATAGACAAGCCAAGTTTTGCTTTACAAAAATCTACAAACTGCAACACATATATAATGTATTTTTCTTTAGTCGCTGGAGACTTCCCATTCATCCAATAAAAAAACGCCTTAACATATTCTGGCGCTTCTGATATCCTTAATTCTGTTTTTTGATCTAATTCAATTTCTCTTTCTATCCTCGCTCCCAAAAGTAAGACCTCCTTTTACAAATGGGCACCAATCCATAAAACAGTATAGATAACAACTGCTGCCAACATTAAACAAAAACCTGATACACCAAATAAAGTCGATACTACTAGTAGAATAATATCTAAAAGTAATACATCACCAAGCTGCTTCATTCCCTTAACAAATCTCCTTTAGTATAATTTTTTCTTCTAATAAATCATAGTAATAAACAGCATCACTTAAAAAATCGCTACCGTCTACTACGCTCTCATTGATATCCTCTACCATTTTTAAATACTCAGTAGAGTCTGAATCTGAGCTTTCTTTCAAGATAATACACTCATGTACGGATGATGGGAATATATAGAAATTAGAATTAAGTTTCTTTGCAACAGAAAGTAGTATTTCTCTACTTGTAATCATGCTTGCCCCAAAGAATTTGTCCTTGTTTGATAATACATACATTTCCGGCCCAAACGATGGAATACCAAGCATTTCAGCAAAACTTACAAAGTCTATATTACTTTCTTTGAAAGTATTTTTAGTAGCTATCGACAAAATTTCTTTTTCTTCAATGTTCCAGCATTTCTGTATTTTTTGATTAACATTGATAGTCATTTCGGTACCCATTTTTATATAAGGTACAATAGATAAATTTAAGAAATTCTCATGGATTAAAGTATCTAATAGATTTAGATTCCTTTTCGTATCCATTACTTTAATAAATAACTGGCCTTTTACTTTTTCAAAATCGTATAAAATTTCCAGTTCTTTGGATACCTTATTGTAATCCCCACTATTTTCAAATTCCTTTATGATATCTTTTATGCACTCAAGTACCTCTTCTATTGTAGTTCTTCCATTTAAGTAGTTTTCATAGTAGTCGTCGATATAGACGTTCATTCCTATTTTTTTATCACCTACTATTTCTACAGGAATCATAATAGCTGTTCTCGATCCGAAATTTTGCTTAAGTACTGTATCTACGTTAGCATCAATTAATCCTAATTCTTTACACAGCATTTTACCAAAGCCTACTTTTGTAATATTATTCATATATACATCCTCCGTTAGATAAAATAAATTATCTCTAATTGCGAATCAACAGGATCTTTAACTCTTTCCGGGATAAAAGTACATTCTACATTAGGATCAATCGGGTCATCTGGTCCATCATCTGGATCGTTGTCCCTGCATTTATATAATTGAGGCTTCTCTTTCCTACAATCAATATCAATCCAGTATTCACCATCTTTATCCATATAAATTGGCATATTGTACTTATCCCTTTTCACAAATAATAAATTTTTCTTCATAGACTTAATCACCCATTGGTGTTCCCTCCCTAATAATTTCTTCTAAAGTCCTTGGTGTATAGTTAATATATGGTATCATTGCTCCAACATTAAACATGTTGCAAGGTACATCATATAACTCTACCATCTGCCTTTTAATATTTTCCATCATATTCCATTCAAATCCATTGTGTACATGTCCATAGAAATGATAGTGTCCATAATAATGCTTGTTAAAGCAAGGAATAGGATAATGGCAAAGTACAATTTTCTTTCCCTCACCGATGTCAAGTTCTTTATAGTCTGCAATCTCAACGAATAAACTACGTAATTTTGCATTACGTAATAACTTTTTATCGTGATTACCTATTATCAAATGCTTATTTCCATTTAGACTTGAAAAAATTTCAACTGTTTTTTCAGATCCATACCAACTAATATCTCCTAGGATATAAACATCATCATCTAAGTTAATGACTTTGTTCCACTCTTCAATAATGTATTGGTCATGTTCTTCAATTTTGTTAAACGGACGGTTATCAAAGGCCAAACAATTTTTATGACCGAAATGTAAGTCTGCAATAAAATAATTCATACAACCTCCCTATTTGTCATTTGATTCAACAAAAGCATAATCAGAAGCAATCCATTTCTCTCCAGAAAATTCAAATTGCCACATCCCTTTAAATTTTGGATGTGGCACTACTTCTACAGTATAACCTCTCACCTGTTTTGCAATCCCGCTACTCGCTCTTATTGTTCTCTTCATACGGATCTCCCTTATTCTGCCATAAGCTTTATATATTCATACACTTTTAGTTCTGGGAAAGTTATACATTTAATGATATTAAAAGTATTAATTCCTACGGTTCCGACAAATATAACAAATAAAAGCAAACAAAGAACTCCTATAATAACAACCAAATCACCTTCATTATTATTAGAACTTTTGATTGCGCATTTTAAAAGTATACAAAATGGGATAAACACAATAGTAAACATGATAATTATCCATGCAATTGACGTGCTTATTTACCAGTTTATATATTTTCCACACAGTTCTTGAACATAAGGCATTACGTTCTCACTTGACCAATTGATTACTACTCCGAATTTTTCGCTCAAATGATCTAATACCTCAATAATCTCATTGCTTATATCCATGGTTAATATTCTCCTTTGTATATTTATACAAGATAGTGAATATCACTACCAAATTCGCGTGCAACTACTATATAATCAACTTCATATTTTTTGATATCTTCTTCGTAGTCATCTGCATCACCGACAATGATGTTTTCTTTCCTGACAACATACCTTCCTGCAGCCGGATCATATTGACAATCTTTACTATTGAAACACATAGAAATTGCATACGATCCTCCATAATAGAAATTCACATTTATATCATCCGGACTAAACAAATCTATATGCTTATTCCTAACTGTCAGCACTTTTCCGTTTTTACAATAAGCTGTAACACAATATTTCTGTTCATTCATATTAACGATATTCAGATCTTTGATCGCCTCTTCGAATGGGATCCCGGTATTCAGCTCAAAAGCAATTGACCGTAAGCAGTCATAATTCAAATTTACTTTTTTAGAGAATATGACCACTTTTTCAATTTCTCTATAGTACTGCTCTTCCAACTTATCCATTAAGTATTCTACTACCTGTTCATCTGATGGGTATTCAAACCTAAAATGGTAATGGAATCTTCCCGGCCTATTTACTATGTAATCATTTAGCTTCCTAATATTATTACATGTAACTACAAATAGTTTCTTTCCTTGTGATACTCCATCGAAAAGAGATAACATACCAGCCTGTGGATCTGCCTCATTATCACCAACTTTTATATCAGCAAAGGTTTTATCAAATTCATCAAACATTACTAATACTTCTTGTTCAATTTCTTCTAAATAAGAAGAAATCCCCGGATAGAAAGCATCTACAACAATTACCGGAAGATTACTTTCTACTGCTGCTTTCATTAACATGGTAGCAAACAATGATTTACCAATTCCCTTGTCTCCACTAAGAATAACACCCATGTTTCTTTCCATTTTTGAAAAAGAATTTAATACCTTGTATACTTTCTCATAATGACATCCGTATACTTTTTCTTCTTTAATGGTTATCTCTGCGTATTCTTCAAGATAAAACCCCATTTTAGGGTGAAACCGTACAATATATGTTTTTGCCGGAAGTGCATCATAAGTTTTTAAAGAATCATCGTAAAGGTCATATCTTTTCCCGCTATTTACTACTTTCATTTATCCTCTCTCCTTTTAATTCTGATTATCCAATAAGTAACAGTAATCTACTTTCCATCCCTCTCTTCCACCCATATACCAGTCAAGCCTAATACCAATATCAGTTCCATCTAAACAATCTCCAAATAATGAAGTCCCAAGCATATTAGGTAAAAAAGCCTTTTCATCGCTTGTCACTTCATAACTTCTCTGCTGCTCAGTATATGGTTTATTAAAAGAGTCTTTAGAAAAGACAATCACACCCTTAAGCTTTTTAGGGTTTCCTTTTGTCGTATATCCATTTTCCTGATTAAATTTAATCATTGTACTTGCTAATTCGCTAAAGCTAATTTTTTTCATATATTACCATCCTTTTATAATATAAGAAAGCCGAAGACAGGATTCGAACCTGTAACTAGTAATCAAGTTTCAACTAGTATTACTTGATTAGGTGCTTATTCTTTTGTTATTCACACTTCCCCCTGAACAGGGATGCTTTTCCTTTTAAGCTACTTCGACTAGTCGCGGAGTTCAGCTGATACTCCGCTTTTTGAAGGTTCCTCATATCCACCTACAAGTTTAATAATGGTGTGCTTCTACGCCAAAGGGAAATCAGTCCTTACCAGTTACGGGGTGACATCATACTTCTTTATACTGTGCATCTAGCGATATCATATAAATACACAAAAGTCCCACTCTTTAAATGATGGCTGCTTCTAAGCCAACATCCCATTACTTTTAAATCTACAGCATCTTACACATGCGCCATTTAGACTACGCACCCTTCCTGCCTGCTCCCACTAATTTCTTCCTCAAATGCTTTCGATTCAATTTCTGTCTTTCCAGAATGTCAGCAACAAATGTAACAAATAGTAACAAAATCAAAAAATCAACCGCGGGTTTTCTGAACCATATTACAAGCTGCAGTCTTATAAATGATCCATAAGACAGGTAGTCGGATTCGAACCGACGTGAAACTGCGCTTACCAGTTACGCATACCTGCTAAAATATAATTTATTTACCTGTTAATTTCTCATAGTACTTTTTATACTTTATAAAATCCTCTGTATTCCCGCCATTATCTGGATGACTTCTAATCATTGCATACTTAGCCACCTCTACCATTTCCTTTTGAGGAATGTTTTGATTAGTCTTACTACTAACTCTACACTTCGCACATATATTCTCATACGTAGACAGAGTGTCCTTGCAGTGTGAAAGATCTTTTTTTAGCTGATCATTCTCAAGTTCATTTGTATTTATTACTATTCTTTGAATAAATATAACGGTGCCAAAAATAATAGCAATTAATATTACAAAAACTAAATTAACGTTTCCCATTTTCCCCTCCTTTTTACAAAATAAAAAAGCATCTGGATATAAATTCTCCAAATGCCTTATGTTTATTTCCATATTTAATTTCTAATGCATATTTTTAATTCAAATGTCATTCCACATCCTGTAACAACCAGATGTTCACAAGTAGAATTAAAACATTTTCTATCTTTCCTTTTCATGTCAATCCAGAAATCTAATTCCCAGCCATTATCATTTCTATCAGTTTCTTCATATCCAAACTCTTCCAATAAATTAACTAATTGAGATGGGTTAATGCCTGTATCAGATAAATCTATACCCATATCTTCATTACTCATGTTTTCTACTTGCTCAACAGTAAGATTTTCAACTTTTTCAAAATACTGTTGTAAAATAGGTTTGAATTTTATTCTAATTTCATCTGTCAGAATCCATCTGTTCATATATTCAAATTTCTCCAATCCATATGAAATACGAGTCCTATGTTTATTTATCTTCCATTGCGACATGTACAATAGTGCCTGTAATCTGTATTAATAAATCCTTCTGGCTTATACTACCATGAGCTAACAGACTTTCTCTGTTTGCCATATCTTTAAATGTTTTGATTAATTTTTCAACATTTACTTCAGTTTTCATTTTATTCTTCCTTAAAATATTTGAAATTCCGATTTTATTTAAAATCAATTTCCGTTTTTATACGCTTTAACGTTTTAGCAAAAACTTCGCCATTTTCTCCAAAATAAATATTTTCGCGTGGACATCTTTTACAACTATCTTCTGTATCCTGTTCTACATAATCACACAGAGCAACAAATGCCTCATATAATTTTTTTACATCTTCCTTTTCCATATTTTCTCCTTAAAACCCTGAATCAATCCGCTAATCTTCTAACACATATCCATTATGGCAGAACCCAGTTTCATCTGAAATATAGTCAGAAATTTCTTCTTCGTCTGTCATACCTTCCGGTATTTCAATTTCCGTTGGAAGATAGTCTAAATCTTCTAAATCATCAACATCCCATTCAATATTTGTCGCTTTCATATTATCACCCATTTTTAAAATTATTTACTCAATTCCATGCTACGATATCTCTACCTGTATCAAGATCAACAGCTGCATAATCATACTCTGTATCTCCATTGCTTAATTCCTTTTCCATTTCATCTGCGAATGGATTATCTCCGCATCTCAACATCTCAATCTGTTCTTCTGTTGCATCAAATTCCATGGCAACACGCATTGTCTTTTCCATTGTTATTTCAATTCTTGTCATGCTATTCCTCCCAATCTATGGCCTGTCCACATTTAGGACAATAATCATGTTCATGCGCCAAATGTTTATCTGTTACTGGATGTAGTTGTATTTTGCATCCGTTCGGGCACGCAATTTTAATATAAGGAGACTCTCCTACATTTTCATAGTGATTGTATATCGGTTTTTTCTTATTCCTCTTATTCATCGCCTCCCGGACTTCTTCCAGAGTGCCAATCTGTTGATACTTATATAATTCAGTATCGATTATTTCTTTTTCAGAATAACACTTGTCATATGCTTCAAGCGCAGACTTATATCCATTAGGAGTTCCGCAGCTCCTGCATGGCGGAAATAGCAGTATCAAAAGCTTCGTAAACTCCACTTTCTCCGTATACCACTTTCTTTACTTCTGCAAGTATTTCAATCGCTTTCTGATAATCCACCATCATCCCTCCTGTTCCAACGGTTTCAGTGCTTTCACAACTTTCTTCTGCATTTTTTCATCATTGCATCTTTTTGTGAATCTGTAACTAAGTCGTGTATCCAACACATTAACATGCAACGTTCCAAGTCTTCTAAATATTCTTTGTCGTCTCCAAGCGTAAATCCTTGATCGTTTGCCTGTTTTTCAAGTGGATCACATAATACTCCATGATGAAAGCCTACTTCCATTACTCCACCTCCTACTCATCCCAATCATTATTAAACGGGTTCATGATGCATTCTGGGCATCTGCAAACCAATTCCCCGTCATCATCCACATAATAATCATCACCGTATCCAGAACATTCGTAACAATAATCATCATATTCATCCATCTTTTCCATCTCCAAACCATTCATAAGCCATTATTTCAAACTGAACACTATCGTGTAATTTACCATCCTGTAATCTTGCCACCTGCCTATGATAAGCGCATTCCCTTCCATTATGTTTTTTGACAAAATTTCTATATCCTCTAATTGCAGGATTATCGACAAAACACCACCAAGAAATTCGATTCATATGGAATACTTCAAATAAATCACAGATTGCTTGGTATAAGTCTTTCACAAATTCTAAATTGCCTTTGTCATAACTGATTATCCCAAACCGATCAGCAGACATCGCAGACCAATCAACTGAGTATGTAATATATCCAATCACCCTATTGTTTTTATCAACAGATACAAAGCAGTGTGAATTATAATTATTATCTGGAAGATTTATATTACTGTCTCCCGATCCACCATTCCAAAAAATATTTTCTGGCTTATACCACGCTTCTGTATTTTTCCGTTGCAACTCAGATTCATATAATTGTGCAGGTCTCAACATGGCTACTCCTCCATCTATTTCAGACACTTATCAAAATCAATATGTCGTCCAGTCTTTTCAAGAGAATCTTTGTCATACCATGCAAAATCATTTCCACAATAACTTACTCCGACCCTTCCATCACAATAACAGACTACAACTATGCCACGCTCTCCATATCTGTAATGATCCTTTTTCGGAATCACTTCGTCTCCAACTCTTATATTTCGCTTTTTATCCCACACTTCAATTCTTTCTTTAATTTCCTCATAAGAAAAAATACGTATAATATTTGTACATGTATAATAATATCCAAATATTTCTTTTACGTCTTCTGATTTGAGTGCTGCGATACGCTTAACAAGCTCCCACGTTTCTTCTTCGGTATTGCTATCTTTTACTAATGTTGATTTTTTAGGGCATATTTTATAGCTCTCATCATCTGCTCCAAAAAGATTAACAATTACATAACCATCTTCAAGCAATCTATCAACAGTACCTTTAAGAAGTACTTCGTCCCCAATTTTATATTCCATATCTTATCCTCCTTTTATATATATAATACGGCTAGAGGGACTCGAACCCTCACGGTCACCCACTGGCACCTAAAACCAGCGCGTCTGCCAATTCCGCCATAGCCGCTTCCTCAGTTTGCTCAAAATAGAAATTTCTTCTTTTCCTTTATATATCTACTAATTTCAACATTTGATGCAGGTTCAAAATCTTCTAAACTCCAACACCAATGCCCACGGTCATCTTCTATAGAGACTCCTAGATATGAATTTGAAACTTCTTTTAACGTAACTATTTTTCCACAGTAACCGTCCATCAATCCATCAGAATTCCATCCTACTCCTCTTCTATTTTTAACTTTTACTATATCCCCTTTTTTAAACATCCTCGATTCTCCTTCACATATTCACTGATTTCAACATTTGTAGCAGGTATGAAATCTTCCTCATACCATTCCCATCCACCTCTATCCCAACGATCTGGGTCATCATAATCATCATGAATTTTAATTTTTTTACGTCTGCTACTATAATCAATTGATTTAATTGTGACAATTTTATTTTTCCATTTATCCATACGACCATTAGGATTCCAATGGTTACCTCTTTTATTTACAATTCTTACTATATCTCCAACTTTCAAGTTTCTCATAATCAATCCTCATATACTTTAGACTCTTTTTCTCTTATTTTATCTAATTTCTCTTTTTTCCTGTTCATATGTTTTTCCCTGCATCTTGGCTTATACAAGTCACATTTCTGACAGTATCCAGCATGTTCTGCTTTTCTTCCTTTTTCACACAAATCTACACAAACATAAAACTCGCATGGAGTTTCTCTAAATTTAGCCATAATAACCTCCAAAAAAGGCTGCCTATGCCATAAGCAGCCTTACTGTATTTTCGAAATCTTTCTGTAATTCCTTATTTTCTTTAATCAGAATAATTTTCCGTTTATTCGGATATGTTTTCCAATCAGTTTCCATACTCTTGTACACTCTCCTAAAAGTAGCTGCACAATGAGGAGTCTTGTCATTACATTTTGCAGCCAAAGGAGCAACCATTTTTTCCAAAGATACATCATGCTCTTTTGAACTTATACAGTCTTGGGCCAAATCAGCTACTATTGATTCAAAAATAGAGCGCAAACTACCTTTGGAATATATAGTATCTAACTTAGTTATATATGAAGAGTATCCATATTTATCTCTATACTCTTTAATTTCCTGATCCCATACAATTCCATAGTTACGTGTAATGTAACCATATATATATTGAAATACCTGTGCTTTAGTTCTGAACTTATCTGAACTTTTAACTATCTTGTCTAAAGCATTATTCATTTTATCTTTCCATGCTTTATAGCTTTTTGTTTCCCTCTTAACTTCTTGAGAGATTGAAGCTTTGTTTTCCAATTTAAGAATTCTATCATCTAATTTATTGATAGTTTCCAACGTATTCGTAGCAGAGCTAATCTTTGAACTCAACTCTGAAACAGTGTTAATCAACCAGTCAAGTTTCTTTACATACTCAGGATCCTGCGGAATTGTAAGCTGTATTGTCTGAGCTGGTACATTTACACTGCTTTTATCAATGAATGCATTAGCTAACACATCTTTTGCTTCAATCTGATACATTCTTAGTTTTTTAGCTACTTCCGGCATTGTCCTTTTCATATTCGGTGTAATGGAAATTTTAGCAAGCCACAATGGTAGATAGTCCAATTTTAAGCACATTGTTTCTTGTCTTCCACCGTTTGTAAGGAGATTCAAATTTGACCTACCTTCTGAAAATACATCGTCGCCCATGATTTTTCTTCTTTGTAAGTTTGCCTGACTTTCTGTTAAACCAATTCCACGACATATCCATTTAACGCCTACCCAAATTTTGCCGTTCTGATCTTGTGCTGCTTTAAGCATATCGCCATTGAAATTAACATCCTTTACTACTAAATTTTCCATTTCCTTACACCCCTTATTTAATTTCTTCACATACAACTGTTTCTCTTAAATACAATCCATTATTTCCTGCAACTAAAAACTGATCCTCATAAGAATCAAAACCGACACCGATTTTTTCGGCTTCATCCCAGACTTGATCATAAGTTTTGTACAATCCGACAAATTTGTTTGCATACAAAAAATCAGCAACACTGTCAATTACATCAGCAACATCTCTCCCCTGTAAATAAAATGTATATCCGCTGATACCTTCTGGAAGAGTTACCTTAAACCATTTATCGCCATCTGCTATTACAACAAATGTAGATGGCGATATTTCAATCCCGTTTATGTACGTATTTAGTTTTACCATAAATTACTCCTCACGACATGCTGCAATGTAATTTAATTCTTCTTCTTCAATGCCCCATTCTTCTAACTCATTGTAGCAATCTTTTAATGCTTCTGCAGATTCAACGTCAGCACATTCTATATACGTAAGAAGTATTCCAGCAATTTCCATAAGCCGGTCATATTTAATATCAAAATCATAATCAACTTCTTCTTCGTCAAGCTCTTTTCCGCAAAATGGGCACGTCATTTTACCAGCTTCATCCATAATCGGTTCTGTAATAACACCTTTTGCTCCACAATCAGGATTATTACAATAATATGTCACTTCATCCGGCTCTTCTTTATCATTTTCTTCCATAGCTTCTACTACTTCTGTGTACGTCTCAATTATTCTTTTTGCTATTTTCTTTGCCTTACTTGGATTAACGAATTCTCGGTACACTATGTTCGCCGGTGATTCAACAGTAATACAATATGACAAGCCAGACGCAGATTTCTTATAAAATACTGCATATATAGGTTTCTTTTCCGTACCGATTACAGCGATAAGAGTACTGTCATCTTTAATCGTAGATAATTTCTCTAAGTCTACTTTTTTTACTACTTTTGCCATATTATCCTCCTTATTACTTCATAGATTCATAAATTCTATGGAAATCTTGTGCTGTTGCTCCAGCAATTAGCATAGAATGAATTTCTTTACATGCAGCATTTCCTTTGAGTCCGTTTACCTCTCCTTTTTGGAACATAACCTTGCTTTTGATTGTGTAATATGCTCCAGATTTCCAGAAAGCTTCAATAAAATCATTTGGAATCAAAGGACTATGTTTTTCAAATCCTTTTCTAACTTCCAATCCTTTAATAGCTTTATAAATTCCAAAATATGTTTTACTATTTTCGATTTTAGACATCATTTCTTCAAAACGATTTATCGCTGGAGACCAATCATACATAGCAGTATTACGCATACTACCAAACCATTCGTCACGTTTAAGAACATTAACTTGCTCATATGATTCCTTATATAAGAATCCAAGAGGAGTTGAAATATGATTAATTCTAGTCATTTTTCCAGATGCAGGAATCAATTCCATTCCCCATTTAATGTACTCAATGATAATTTTCTTAACGATGTCCAGTGTAAAAAACTGGCTTCTTTCTTCGAATGCTTTTTTATCATATCTTGATAAGGTGCAGAGTTTACGTACTTCTTGGAGTACAAAATCAATTGCATACATATAAGTATACCTGTCTTTAATTGCCACAGGCATACTATAATTGTAACTCCTTGCATAGGCTACCAAATCTTCATACTGAACCGGCAACCATCTCCTATGGATATACGGGTTAAACACATATCCATCTTCCATGATTGTATTATAAAAAGCAGAGTTTTTCGCTAAAGCTTTTTCAATACATATATTATTATTCAGTGATGGATACTTTACTGCGTTTTCTTCCCCTAAAGCATCAATCATCCTTTTATCCGTTTCCCTCATATTATCCTCCTTTTATAAAATCCAGTCACGATATAAAACAAGCCCCTGCGTTCCCTTCCAAAACCAGTACTCAGGATTAGGCCAGAGAAAAATTTTACTAACACTTCCCAAGAGTATGTATGCCTCAAGTTTACATCTTGCTTCATTTCTGGCTTTCCCATTTAATAACTGGTCAAAAGTTAATTCATCTGATTTCTTACATCTGAAATTTGAATTTGCAAAATTTGCATGAGAAGATGGCCTAGAGTATAAATAATCATTATACAAATCTTGTATATGTAGAAATTGATTATCATTTTCTATTTCCTTTTGACTTAACAGCTCAATATCTGCTAGGTCGTATGTAGTTCCATCTTCCATTTGTATTGATTTACAAGTAACTTTTCCATTTTTCATTATGAAAAAATGTTTACTTCTGATATCTTTATTTTTCAAATCAAAAGTAAGTAAATCAGAGAATCCTCCACCTTTTATCTTTTGTGGATTTTGAGATATTTTACATAAAATTCCATATAAAGACATATTTTTTCTCCTCGCATAACTGATGATAGTAGTACTTTTCTATATATTGTTTATGATCTATTTAGAATTACACCTCGCGTTCTTGTGTGGAGGCATGATAATGACAATGTCAATACATGCCTCCAATAAGAATGCGGGTGTAATACTAAATGAGTGTCCATATCATTTATTATGCCAAATGCAGTACAACATTTTTTTTGATATAGCTAATTAGTACTGTGTCTTACTTTATTTATTTACGATTTAAGAAGGAGTATTCTGACGTGTTGATTTCTGATTTACGGATTAATCTTTAGATTAAAGAGTAAATCAGAATTCAACGTCGTCGGATACTCCTTCTTTAATGATTTACTAATATACTATACCTACATGACACAATGTTTTTTTACATGTCGATTTAGTGTATTCCTTTATTTCTCTTTACGATTTATTGGATCAGGATCCGGAACTGATCCTCCTTACTTCAGCTGCATGGATTCAGAGAAGAGATGGCAGCTGAAGTTGGAGGTTAGGTTCCAGATACTAATCCAATGTGATTTATCGACTTATAAAAAAAATCCTACACTGGATATATTTTTTTAACATTTTACTACGGTATATTACTTCATTTTTTTACGATGTATCCCGCAGGATGAGCTGTACGGCCGGATGATCCTTCATTGGTCGTCATAGAGCTGAAGCCGATGTACGACCATGAAGGTCACCGGCGGATCAGCTCATCGCGGGATACTGATTTAGTAACCTATTAAAAAAAAAAAAAAAGCCTATACTGGCATAAGTCTTTTTATTTCTGACCTGTATACATCTTTACTAATGCGGTATACGTTATATAAATGATGCATACTAACATATCCGCATTCCTCTAAAATGTCATCTGTTTTTTCTTTATTCTTTTTTACGCATTTTCCTTTACCTCTAGAGATTGTTTTCTCTTTTTCTGTGTTTATACTTCCAAGGCCACCAACTTTAGAGCATCCACCATTTCCAGTAAAATATCCTCTAAGCATATCTTTGACCCAAGTATCCATAGTTATAATATCTTCTTCGCAATTTATAATTCCGAAAAAATATTCTCCCCAGCCAAATTCTGTAGAATTTTTCAAATATGAGGTATACAAATACTTATTGATACCATTGATTGCCTTGCAAAGCTCCTGCATACTACACCCATGACGATATTTTTTATTTTTTGGCAACTTTGTCCGCTTAGATATTTGCTCAACAAAGTTATCCAAACTTTTTTTACCTAATGAAACATGGTTCCCTTTAATCTTACATCCCAAAAATGTAAACCAACTATCTTTAGTAATCGGCTCAACTTTTTTAGGATTAATTTTTAATCCTTTTTTAGCAAGAATTGAAGACAAAACTTCCATTGCTTCATCTGCTTTTTCTCCAAGAATCAAAAGGTCATCACTATACCGATAGTATACTGAACAGATTTTATCAAGAGCTACATCAACTTCTCTTAACGTTAAATTAGCAAAAAAAGCTGAGGGAGCACAACCCTGACATAAGGATTTATATTTCTTTATTAACTGCCCATTTTCATCCATGATAATGTCATCATTGTAGTAATCAAAAAGTATCTTATCCAAACAACTTCCAGTATCAACAGATTTTAAAACGTTATTCATAGTTTCCCTGTTAACACTATCAAAGTATTTTGAAATATCTACTTTATACCCTACTACAACATTATCAGATGACGTGATTTCTTTTGTAATATTCCCAATGATATTACGTACACCAACTCCCTTTTTGTAGCTTACACACTTAGGATGAATCATATCTCCGTATATAGTACAGTAAACATCATTAATAATAGTAAGGACAAGCCTGTCCAATACAGTATTTACATATACTTTACGGAATTCTCCCGGTGTATCTTTAGGAATCAGTGCAATATGAGGTGGAGCAACCATGTATTCACCAGCAAGCATTATCTGTAATAAGTAAGCCCTAAATTCAGCAGTAGTATATTCACTAAGCTCTAATGGCTTAATTCCTTTGTCAATACAATGCTGTACAGCTTTTTCCCATCGTTCTTTTTCAAAGAACATTTTTACTTTTACGTCAACTGAATCCATTTTTGCTCCTCCTCTCATATTACTTAAAGTTCAAATGCATCTACAGACAGGAAATTCATATCTGTAAGGATTGTATTCTTTGGCTTTGCTCCCTGACAGAACCTTACAAAATTCTGCATACCATACGTTACAATATTCTTTACCGTATAGATTACAGAAAGTTCAACACCACATGCGCTCTTAGGAGTTGCATCGACTGCCTCTTCATGGCTAAAGTTCATTGATGCCAAAAGATTATCCATCTGTTTCTTTACCCCGCGTTCAGCAAAGTAATACTGCGCATCTGTAAGACGCATACGGAAGTCATGGAAGCAAATGCAATTAGGATTATTCTCGTTTGCCTTGACAATATCCCTTCTAAGTTCAATATTATCGACACAAAGAAATACATACCCATTTAAGATATATGGCTTAGAAATTCCCTTGTCATGCTTAACGATTGAGATCTCTTCATTGATCGACTTCATCATAGTCTCAACTGCATCCACTTTGAGCTTTCCTACGTCAGAACTTAAAAACATCTGGTTTGTGATGTTTTTAGGTTCTACCTTGTCAAAATCCCATAAGTGAATATTAGAGCAGCCTAAACGTGTAAGCTGCTCTGCAACATGACTTCCAATTGCTCCACATCCAACGATATGAATTGGGCCATGGACTTCTTTAGCTGCATCAAAAAATTCTAATACTTTACTTCTATTCATAATATTCACCATCCCATCCGTCATACCAGTTCCCTTTTTGTACTCCGGTTCCAGCTTTCTTTCCGTAGCTGCCATAATTTCCACAGTATCCACCACCATAAGTCTGCGGATATGTAGTAGCGTTTTCCTTTACGTATTCCTTAATCTGGTCTTTTGCCCATGTATCGTATTTCGTGGTGAAATACTTGTAAACGATATCCTTGTCTTCATAAAGAATATTGTTTTCTACGTCGTAGATGTTCATCCAATATTCTCCACGTTTATTGAAGATTCCAAAAATATAGAAATCATTCAAATTCTGAAGCATGTTTGAAAAATGAGTTGTATCAACACCAGATGGATAACAGCCCATATTTACATGGCTATGTCCATAGAAACGAAGAGAATTGAATGTTTCATCATCAAGGCTATCCATCCAGTTCTGGTACTCTGCATCATCAGTTGTTACTGTTGCACCAGTCACGGTCTGAGGGAAAAGAACAATGTCTTTAACAATGAATCTCTTTTCGCTTTCTCTTTCGACTGTTGCGTACCAGCCAATTTCCTTTTTGGCTTCATCAATGAGTGCATCCATTTTCTTTGATGCTTCATTTTCAAAAATAACTTCAACTTTTTGATCGTCCGTCAGCGTGATAGACGGATTTAATGTATAGTCAATCTTATCCGGCACTCCCTTTTTCTGGATCAAATCCTGCTTGATTTTTTCCATTAACTGGTTAATTGCTTCTGCATCCATTTTTATCTTTTTCATGATTCACTACCCTCTTCTTTTAATCTGTAAAAAGTATCAGCTTCTGGAATTATCATTACTTTTCCGGTATCAATGTCAGTAATACACGGGATTTTGTCATAATTTCTGCTACGTAAATATGCACAGAATTTATCAAGTACCGGCTTATCTACCAAATTGATACCTGCAATTGCTGACTTGATGGTGTTGTAAGCAACATCTAAGTTGAAATCCATTAACGCTTGATCAATACTGCTCTTGTTATCGCCCCAGCAATCATATCCCGTGATATGCGGATTCGGAATTCCAACTTTGCATGACCATCCATCATATTTCTGCACATAAGCATCGTTAATATTAATCCGTACTCCCTGCTCAAACATGACTTGTGCTTTTCTTGTGAAAATAGCATCAAGCAAGTATTTTATATTAGGATTATCTTCCATATAATTCCTTCTTAATGATGTCCAATCATCATCGTTAAAGAACATCAATGTCTGTTTTATGGAAATGTAAATATATCCGGGGCTTGATGTGTCAATATTTGTGATATTGTCAAAATCAGACTTTAACAACTCAATCAAGTCATTCTCTTGCAGCTTTCTATTGACAACTTCATAATATATTTTATTTTTCTGCGCCTGCTTTAACTCTTCATAAGCCCTGCGCAATCTGGCTTCAATGTTTTCAACATTATTTTTTGCCCTTTGCAGATTATTTTCAAATCTATGAACAGTTACCTCAGACAACGATTTAGATAAATTTTCGATGTTATGATCGAATTCTTTACGTTTTTTTGCCTTTATGATAACTTCTGCGGTTGTGAGAATTGTATTTTTAGCTTTCTCGAAATCCCGCTCAAGGATACAGCTATACAATTCTTCATTTATTTGCAGATTGAGTACATCATGGATGCATTGTACAAGACCAAAAGCAAAATCATCGTTGTACATATCCTTTTTATCGTTTACTAAAACGATAAATACTTTATCTTTTGCGTATACCGAGAACCCACATAATTCAAAAATTGAAACCGAATTATCTGCTGCCCAGCTGTCATATTCTTCTTTATTTCCCCCAGTTTCGATCATGCAGAAGTAACCCCTTACTCCATTGCAATAATCAAATATATCGTTTGGACTAACACTTTCATGTTTTCCAAAATCAAATCTAACACTAACTCCAGTACCAAAGAACAATGCAGTCATTAAAGCTAAATAACCACTAGTTGCTTTATCTTTACCTGCATCTACATGATGGTTAACTTGCAAAATATCCCGTATTTCATCCGGGATATTAAACTCCCAATCAAAGAAAGTTGGACACTGGATTTCTTTTCTATCTTCTTCCGTTGCGAGCCTTATCATATCTGTTGAATATGAATAACTGTATTCGCTTGGCTCTTCTGAGAAATAAACTCTGCCATCGTCTTTAATATCCTCGATAGTATAGATAATATCCCTGTCTATACTATCTTCCATTTCATCTGTAAATTTAAATTTACAGATGACATATCCGTTTTCATCTAAGCCATATTCTTTTTCCATTTCATCCCATGTTTTGAATACGACTCTATCTCCGGGTTTAAAAATATATTCTTCTCCCATAATACCCTCCTTTTAGAAAAATCTAAGGTAAGCTATAACACTTACCTTAGATACGTTAGTAAATAATTACATTGCTGCACTGTCTGCCTTAACAACAACTGACAGGATAGCAGACTGGTCTGCAAATACTCCAGCATCACCAAAACTTTTGCCATAATCAGCAGCTTCCAAAATACGACCATTCAAAGATACAGTAGCACCTGTTGTGCTGATTCCGTTCTGTGTCAATGCTTCTGCGATTGTCTGTGTAAGCGGTGTAACGATTTCCGGACGTCTCTCTGTATTAGTAGTGATTTTAAGTTTAAACATAGTATTTTCCTTTCTTTTTGCTTGGTTGTCATTGCTTTATACCTCTTCCGGGAACCAAGTTGTCACTTTTGGTTTAGTGAGAACCTTAATTTTGAGTTAAAAAAATACGCTTTACGGATAAGCGATAACCTGTGGATTAAAAAAGGATGAAGCTATTAAGCCTCATCCTGTCCTGCAAAGATAGAATCAATTGCAGCAATTTCTTTGTCTGCATTTTCTGCTACAGTGTCAATGTGCTTGGAAACCTCAACAAGTGCCAGACCGAACTGCTTCTTAACGTCTTCCATTGTTGTGTTCATTGGCATAATCAGCTGTACAGCCAAGTTTCCGTTTACAACAGTGTTGCACACAAGGCCATACTTAGAAATGCTGCCTTCACCATCTTTATTCATGGACACGGTGCAAAGTTCATTTCCTTCTTTGTCGCGTGCTTTAAGGCTAGAGAAAGCCTTATCTGCTGTTGTCTTTTTGATCGGTGTCTCAACTGTCAATACGTTTCCATTAAGTGTTGTTTTAAGCATAATAGCTCCTTCCTTGCCTTTGGTCGTCGTTGCTTTATACCTCTTTTGGGAACCATGGCTATTCACTTTTTAGGCTTAGTGAGAACCTAATTTTTTTAGAGTATCTATATACTCTATGAAACTTACCACTGGCGAGGATATTAAGTTCCAGTGATAAGTTCTAACAGTATATAGTCAATCCTTTGCCTTTTAGTAAAAGATTATAAAGCTAATTTTTAAGAATAAAAAACGGACGTATACTAGCGTAATCATTGTAACTGCAATAGTCTAAAAAACCTAAAGTGCCATTAACATATAGTATATTATGAGGACTATGACCAGAAGATGTAGAATCTGGAGTTGCAAGCCACCATTTATCGCCATTAGAATTAGGAATTCTTTTTCTGCATTCTCTATATAAATCAAGCGTCGGAATTGCTAATATATCTCCCTCAATAATTCCATAATCATCTAATCCATCAAAAGAAAGAAGATTTGTTGAAATTGGAACAAGTTTATCTCTAAACTTACCTTTCAACTGTTTTATTAATTCACAATTATTTAACTTTTCTCTTATGTAAGAGTTTGCATAATTATTGTCATTATTTCCAAACTTTGAATATTCGAGATATCCATCAAGCAAATAGTATGTACAGTCATTTTCTTTTTTGATTTCCGTCCATGAAAATCCACAAAATACAGTTATTCTTTTTTCAATGAAATTTTTAACTGTATCTCTAAATTCTTTTTCATATTTATAGGGATTTTCAGTATACCAATCTGGCAGAGTATCTTGATCTATACCATATTCCCATTCATTAATATCAGCAGCCCTATTCCCATTTGAAATAACTAAAAAAGCAGCTACTCTTGTTTTAGGGCTATTCATACGATTATCTTTTATTCTGAGATTTTCTAATAAATCCATACAACACATACCTTCTTCTTGTGTTAGTATTATTTCATTCTTTAAAATAATTCCTGATATACTATAGCTCATATTCATACCTCTCTTTTTTATTTAGTTCTAACAGTATATAGTCAATCCTTTTAGGAATACGACTCTTTATTAAGAAGATTAGCCTTATATTATTTATTTTTTAGGGTAATTTTTTCATAACAAGGAGGTGTACAAAAAAACGGAATACAGCCATAACATAAGTTGCCTAACATCACCACGTAGAGGTTCTTCTTTTGATGTCTTTTTGAGTTACCAAAAAAAGAGCCGCATATAATACGGCTCTTATCTAAGCTACAATCATCAATTATACTAATCTATTTAAATTTGCCTTACGGCTCTGCTCTAATTCTCATACCGATATCCTCTTTAAGGTTGCTATAAATTTATTTTTTCATTATATAAATACAAGATTATTTACCGTGGGACTTGCCATCCCACTTATATTACCCATCTAATTCGGTTTCCATAATCCATAACCTTATCTCCGTTTCCGCAACCAATTAGTTACTCTGGTTATTTTGCGCATCCAAGCGCGACCTGCATAATTATATTATTTATAATTTATATTCGTGCAATCTTATTACAATCATATCAATCATCACCTCTTTCCACTTTTTCAAAATAATAAATACTGTTCTTTGTAACAGCTTTTACTTCCTTATCTGAACGGATGATTTCCTTTAGCCAGCTTGTACGCATACATAAACCTGAATCGTTATCATAAACAAATTCCAATGCTGAGCCTGCTTCTAACATATTCAAGTACGGAATAGTTCCAATACAGGAATGGTTCATTGTAATGTATTCCAATACACCATTAGGTTTCCCTTTTAAATCTGTTGATTTTACTAAGCGGTATTTATTCACAGTTTTCCCTCCCAATCGAATATGTAAAATCTTTAGCTTTGCATATTGCTCACTTCTCATAAACAATTTTCTCTTTTGCAAAACTCAGGAATTTTCCATTGCTGACAATTTCAAAATCAAGAAGAGTGACACCAACGATCTTACACGCTTGGTTAATTCTTTTGCATGCTGCTATGTCATCATCCGATGGAGTAAAATCTCCAGATGGATGATTATGTACAAGAATGATAGACCTTGCTCCAGCCAAGAGAGCACGTATTAGTATTTCTCTTGGCGAACATATGGAGATATCCACAGTTCCGTGAGATATCTCAAATACTCCAATGCATTTGTTTTTTGAGTTAAGGGCTAACATCCATAGATACTCTTCTGCTAACGATGAAGCAGAAAACATCTTTTCTACTGCATCAGCAACAAGTTCCGGTTTTGATATTTCAGTTGAATACAAAAGGTCATTCCGCTTTTTTAATTCCGGTTTACCTTCTCTTAATACCAACTGGTATTCTGGTACTTTTGACATATAATCACTCCTTTGGCGTTGTTTCACCCTCAAAACAGCATCCTCTATATTCCCATACTTCTTTATCTACTCTCTTAAAAGTATAGTAGACAAATCTCCATGTGCCGTCTTCACTCTTTCTTGTTGCAACAGGTTCTCCCATCTGTACGCAATCTCTCGTAAGATACACAGGAGGCAAAACACCTATAACTTCATTGATTACAGGTTCACTTACTAAATCTCCTATACATGCTTTATCATATAGGAAGTTTTCTGGTGTATAAATCTTTCTCATTGCTGTCTCCCTTGAATCAGCTGTTTGCCTTGTTCTGTAAGCTGTACTCCCATACTAAATCCATTAAGGATAAAATCAGAGAACAGCTGCAAAGTTCCAAAAATACCACTGCGTAAATTTTTACAGCGGGAATTAAAAAAGACGGTGTTTGAACCGTCATAATAATAATCATATTTCCCTTCTGGTGAATCTTTAGCAATTAAAATACTGTTTTCCGGCATAATATCACCTATCTTTCCCAGTAGTAATAAGAACCGTCTTTTGTATATAATGTAAGACTGTCTCCATTTACTTCAAAATCAGTTACCTGTGACATGTTAACCATATCTCTTTCATAAGATTTGGTTATAGAGACTGCAAATGTTACACCAATAAATGAAAGTACAATAACAAATGCAATAAGTACATATTCAATGATATTATCATTTTTCATTTGTCTACTCTCCTGTATAAGGCTCGCAATTACGTTTCCATGCGGTTATTATAACGTTAACTTGTTCATAACTATTTGTCCAATACCATACCCCACCAGAAATAAAAGCAAAACAATCACACATAGGGGCATTGTTGTGGTATGAAAGATATGTTACCTGTACAGATTCTCCTTCGTCCGGAAATTCCCCGCTACTTACAGGAACCCATCCATTTTTTGTGATAGTTACCATAGCTGTCACCTCCAAAGTGGTGTAAAGTAAAGACAGCCATCTGTACCTTTTCCACAACATTCAAGTTGATTAGTTTCCAGTAAAAGCTCGAAAATGTCATCTCCAAGAGCTTCTCTGATTTCCAGTTCCCCATAGAAATCTAAAAATGATTTCTTAAAAGCGTATTCAAAGGCAGAAATACCAGCATAGATTTCCAGTTGTTCGTTTGCCTTTGCTGCTTTGTAATCGTCGTAAAGTTTTTCAATGTTCTGTTCATGACGCAGGTTTTCAATCCCAATTTCCTTTTGAAGCAATTCAATATTGCTTAATAATTCCTGCATTTTCTTATGATGCATATGGTTTTCTGCCTCAGCTACATTTAAGATTTGTGTACTTGCTAACATTTTTAATATCCTCCTGTTTTACCTAAAATGTTTGCCTTTTTTTGGCTGGATTTCAAATTTTGGCCTCGCTTTGAAGGCTTTTAATATCTACATACAGTTTCCGTTGCTGGAGTTTTGGGCTGTATGTATTGTTACTGGTTCATTACAATTAAGCAGGTAGTCGAAACAATAAAAAGGATGATGCAATACACTACATTACGGATCATCCTTTTATTATTACTACTAGCCGTTTTTCCAATAAAGAATCCTAAAAGAAGACAACTTGCATAATAAATAAAATTTATTATTAAAATTTTAATCACCTCTATATAATTATAGTTGTCTAATGCTAAAATATCTGGTACATGTTAATGCTTTTACTCATTGAGTTATAGAATACTTAATGAGTTATTGAATACTTATATAAGCATATGAGCTATAGAATACTTATATATGTATTACAGATATTTATAGCATACTTATATATGTATAACTAAATTACTACCGTCATTAAAGAGTCACTATATTGCATGTTGTATCTTAAGATATATACAGAATCTTCTCAAGAACTTTACCACAGGACTTAGGAATAGCCTTGCATAATTCTCTAAATCTCCGGTCATTTTCTGGAGATAACATGTCATGGCTCTTTAAAATCCTGTGTCCGTCAATAGCTGCTTCTACCATTGACACAGATAATTTGCTGCCAATTTGTGCAGAGTTTATTCTCATGATACCTAAATCTTCATAGGTTTCACTGGTTTCTACGTAGATGATTCTATCGTTATCAACTACGTAATTAGCCATAACCGCAGTATCATCGTATATTGCAGAGATAAAGCTAAACGGTTCTTTGCCATTGATTGACAGGAGCTTGCCATCTCTGGATGTTACAATTTTAGCTAATGGATATCCAAGTGTAATTACTTCCATGAGACGTTACACCTCCTTTTTATTAAGGTAAGATTCCACAAAGTCGCCGTTCATGAACTTGTTATACATTTCATCAAAGCGCTTTGACTGTTTCTTGCTTAAAATTCCTAATTCCTGCGCACAAGTAAGTAACTCATACTCTGCAAGAATATCATTAAGAGATTCTTCCGCGCTTAAGACGCTGTTACTTATAAACGGATTCTCCTGATCAAACGTGTATCTGGTAACTTCGATGATTACCAGAAGTCCATCTACTTGCGCCCAATATTTTTTTACGATTGATCTACCGTTGACATATGAGACAAGAGATACAGGCTTAAAGCCGTTGATGTTTTTAACCTTACCATCTTTATTTACTGTGAATTTAATACCTTTTTCAATTTCGTACTTCATGTTACATATCCTCCTAATTCCTAGAATTTACCGCCTAATCCACCAATGATTACTAATCCGCAGCCAATGAAAAACATACAGGCTGAGAAAATAAAGGATTGCATAAAAAGCACCTGTTCTTCTCTGTGCTTTTGGTGTTTTACTCGTTCTCTGTGGGCTTTTTCGTAGCGTTCCTGCTTGGTTTCCCCTAACATCATGGGATTCCACTGCAAATCGTACATGCATTGTTCTGGTGTCATCATTTTTAATATCCCCCTTATTTTTTGTAGTCTTGAATTTTCGTGCAGAAAATTTTAAGACTATATTTTTTTTACCCTAAAAAATACCTGTACAGTTTTTACAGGCACTTTTGAGGACAAAAAAGTATGGGATGAAAATTTCGGAAACTATTTTGATGGCATAATCTATATTAATTACAAAATTTATACTGACGACGGAATTTTCAGTCATGCAGTAACAACTCAATTTCTTCTCTGCACTCTGCCGGAGTATCGCAGTGTGCCATTATAGCGTTGTCAGAAATGCGGACTACTACGTAATGGTCATAGTATTTTTTGAATGTGTATAACATGGCGTTGCCCCCTTTTTGTGCGTGAGCAAAACAAAAAACCGACAGTATATAGGTATGTATGTATACATATATATCCGCCGGTTTTGAGCTTCGCGTTAACGATGGGAAAAAGAAAATGCGTGAAAGTGTGAACGGTAGCGTGAACACGTGATTGCGTGAACGTGTGAGCGTAAGCGCGAAAAACGCGTGCGTGTGTAAACGTATACGCGTGCGTGTACGTGCGCATGAAAAAAGCACCGTCGCGAGACGATGCTTTTCAGGTGTTCAGTTGTAAATGATGTTTTTTCGGCTGATTTCCGATATTTCTAAATCACCGGACGTTGTACGGCGAATTGGTTCACCGCCCTTTGCTACAAACTCACCTTGCCCATGGTCAGCACGGGCTAGGTAAAGCTTGTTTGCCGTTTTCAAACCTGTGATTTTCCGTGGTCTGCCATATGGGGCAGAACTGGAAAACCTTATTTTTCCTAGAACGTTTTGGGTATTTTTTCCCAGAAGTTCTAGGGATTTTATTAAATTGTCCAGATACAAGCACAACTTCTTATATTGCTTGTAATAAGCTTTTTCCCACCGTCCAGAGACGTTAACTAGTATGACGTAGTGGTCATATACCGTTTCCGGGTACTTTGGAATTATCCATTTTACCGGGCTTGTGTACCCGGTAAAAGTTCCGTAAATGCTACCTTTGGGTAGTTTATATCCAAGGTAGTTGAAAGAATAATCAGTGACTATTCTGTAAGGTGGTTTCTTGTGTGCCATGGTAGAAACCCCCTTTTTTAGTCTTCGATATCTATTGAACCTTGTAATTTACCTACAATCTGTGCGGCAATCTCTTTTTCAATTCCGGCACGTTTTGCAAATTTTTCATTGCTAAAATTGCCGGATTTAGTTTGTTTAGCACCCCTATAACAGACTTGCCATATCTGTTCAGTCATGGTGCTATTGACATTTATGCGACTGTTTTTATAATGACCGCTTTCATCTGCCGTAGTGGCAAAGTCTAATGCTATGTCATTAAGTGCCTCTTTCAGTGTTTTTAAGTCGCACTGTTTTCCAGCGTAACGAATATTCTTAATGTTTTCAAGTATATTCATTACGTTGTATTTATTCCGCAATTCTATTTTTCCACCGAAAACGGCATATGAAACAAGTGCTATAAAACGGTCTGAATCCCACGCAGAAATTTCTTCCTGTGAAAATCCCATTTCGTCACGCTTTGCAATAATGCGTGATTTGAGCCCTGTGTAAAGTTCTACTTGTGTTTCCACAAGTTCATACTCTACGGAGTCTTCCACAAGTTCCGCTTTACTATAGTTTAATTTTGAAATAGTGTCTTCTACTTTACCCAAATACTTGCTATACATTGTATAGGCAAGCCCACGATTAAAATAGTTATGGTCTAACACGTTGCTTAAGCGTGTATTTAGTTTCATTGGGTCGAGATTAAAGTCTCGAGTGTTCAAACGGTAGAACTGAATAGGTTCTACCTGTTCTTTTTCGGCTGGTTTAAGTGCTGGTGTTTCCTCTTTCGTCTCGGTCGGACGTTTAGAGGAAATAAACGCTATCACTTCCGGGAATTTGTCACGGTATTCCGTGTTAGTTCCGTCTGAAACGGCAAACTGATTTTTTTCAGTGTCTACAGAAACTGTAAAGTTACCGTATTCAGTATTGATAGATACAACATTGTCTTTTGACTCTACGGTCTGAAATTTGTTTTCGAGTGTTTTAAGCATAGTTTCAGTAATTTTTTTCATGGTAATACCCTCTTTTCTTCCTTAAAAATATAGTTAATAGTTTAGTGTATCGGTATACACTTTTTTGAATACAGTACAGGCTATACACAAAAAACTGTATACCGGGAAAAAATTGCACCGCCCCTATTTTGGTGGCTATGACTTGGCATATTAAATCAGTTTACTCACTGGAATGACCCTAGGATTATTCAACCCTGTTTGCATCCCATTCGGGACAATGGGTCAAGCTGTGGGTATGATATTTTCAGAGTGCGAAACCGGGTGAACCCGGTGGGCTAGCCGAACTAATCAACTAGCTTGCCTATACTTTACACTAGCGCAACAAGTTTGTCAAGCACTTTTTACAACAAGTTTGCATTTTTTCTCACAGCCCCATAATTCTCCATGAAATACATATTTCACTGAGAATCACTTTTCTAATCAAGCTTCCATACCGGGGGTGGGTTAAAACTCAAAAAACTGCGGCAGCTCCGCTTCCTGCAGGGACGAGATTTTTTTATACACTCACTTCAAAATCAATCAATCCTCAATCAACCATCCCCCTCACCACATAACCCTCCCCATAACCCTAAAACCCCCGTATTTCCAGTGTTTTCGCCACATCACACCATCCACCACATCATCCCATCATCCATCCCTAAACTTTTCATCTTCTCTAATCCCCGCTCACGCTTAACTAAAACTCTCCTCGTAGGCCGCTCATCCCATTTCATTTGTCTGTTCGGAAAATCTACCCTAATCGCTTCCTTATTAAATGCGTTCGTGCACAACAATCTTGCAAAAAAGTTTTAAAAAAAGTTGAAAAAACCCATTGACAACACAACATTTTTGCGCTATACTACAACCATCGAAAACGTCCTAATTCTTCCGTAATCCCTAAGACGGAAGGAGTTTTCAAATGAATCTATACAAATATGAACTTATTGACCATCACATCACAATCACCTCAGTCCTAGAGGTAAAGCAAAACAAATCTAATTACAGTCTCGTTACTTCCCCTAGTAAAAGGATTCCGTTTAGCAAAGTAGGAAAAGTCTTGCCTGATGAAGGTATGATTCTTTACCTAACAGAAGAGAATATCCAAGAAGCTACAGATATCTTTGTGAATACTCTACTAAGCCAAGCAGAGGTATACTTGCACACAGCGGATTCTCTAATGAAAACAATAAGAAATTTAGAAAGGTACATTGGAAATGCTGAATATTTTAAAGACAACAGCAAAGAAAACTCTTAAGGATATCTCAGAGGACTTTGCAAAATCTACTATTAACTCTGTAGTGTCTGTAACTGAATCACTACTAGGAGCAAAATTTGTAATCTCATCACGCAATGAATTCAAGAAAGCAGAAAAGATCCTATACAAACTATCCCCTAAAATCTTTAATCTTCATTGCTATGAGAGCGACGCTGGATCTCTTCTAATGATTCCAGATACGAAAAAAACCCTAAAAGATAGGGCATCTTTTATCATTCCCCTACCAGAGAGCACCTACATTTTTGTGAATAACAGACCATCTGCGTTAGAGATCTTTATTTTTGGGAAAAAATTCAAACGTGCTGCAGAATTGTTTAAGAATTCTATGAAAGCTAAAAAAGAACTGAACATAAATACGGATAACATGGTACGAGTAGCAAGTACTTACATAGATGATGATTCTATCGTTCCAAATACGATGCACAGATACCATGCTAAGACCTTAGATGAAATCTTTACTTCTAAAGAGAATAAGAACAATATTAAGTCTTATATCTCTCATTGGGAGAAAGCAAATGAGTTATTCTCTACATTAAACATAACTCATAAATTAGGGATTCTTCTTTACGGTCCACCGGGAACAGGAAAGACTTCTATGGCTAAGGCAATAGGGAACTATCTTGATTATCCAATCTTCTCCGTAAGTGTATCTGCTCTACCTGATACTCCACCTAACTTCTCAGAGATTTTAGAAGATAATGACTGCTGTATCATCCTACTTGAAGACATAGATTACATCTTTAATAAGAATTCTATAGGGCGTTCTTCAGAAGAAGCTGGCAAAGCTAACGCTTTACTGCAGATGTTAGATGGAGCAAATTCTTCATCTAACGTAATCTTCATAGCTACTACAAACTCCATAGAGTCTCTTAACGAGGCGATTATTAGGGACGGTCGTTTTGATCTTAAGATATGTATGGATAACTTAGACAGCTATGACATAATAAAAGACATGTGTAAATCTATGAAGCTCAACGATGATCAGACGGATGAAATACTGAAAGATGAAACCCTACCAATTAACCCAGCCTACCTCCAGAACAAATGTATCAAGTATATCTTCACTCATTTTGACACTTGGGATGGATGATACATACACGCGGGAAGATGAGGGGGCAAAGCCCCCTATATATCTATATTAATTTATCTATATTAATAAATTTAGCCAATTATCGCCAACACAAACACGAAATTGGCGCAATACGTGAGCCAACTGTTTTGACCCGTCGTCGAACATCATGCGCACAGGTACATGCGCCACAGTATTCAACAACGGGGGGTAACACTCTGGCGCATAGAGAAAAAAGGAGTAACTTTATGAATTATTTTATCAACAACACGATATTACTTGATAAATCCTATTCAGATAACGCGGTTTTATCGTACATAGCACTAAGGGGAGTAGCGTCAAAAGATTCAGACAAAGAGTACGTGTCACTAAATAAGATGCTTTATACGCTGCTAGGAGAAAGGTTTTTAGACACTACAGAACGAGATAATAGAGCAATTTTATCCAGTCTAAACAAAGGCATATTTGAATTAGACTGTAATGGAGCAATAACTATTCTAAAGGTTATATCGCCTACAGAATACATTATAGATTTATCAAAAACAAATGTAGACACGAATAAGCAGCATTTTATAACGATATCGCAAGAAGAAACATCTAAGATCATGAGTATGTCTCAACGCATAGATCTAATATCTAAGATTTTCAGGTATTTTGTATGTATGCTTAGCTACCTAAATCACAGTAAAGCTTTAGGAGAATATCAAGGTTTAGTAGGAGAAGTTTATTTCAAGACTATCTACTCTTCTATCGGAGTATCTAGAAGAAGTGCCACTAGATACAACAATCTCTTAACAGATCAAAAGCTCATCTACATCTATCGCTCAAAAAATTTATCCACAGCAAATATTTATAGTCGATACAAAGATATGGACAAATGTATAGAATACGGAAGAAAGAAGGAATTTATTAAATGATTGTAAAAGAAATATTAACATTAATCGCTGAAGACATCTCTAAATATGCATGTACAACTCTCACCGCAGAACAGAAACTACAGTTTTGTGAACCAAGAGGAAATGAATACAGGTATCTATCAAAGAAAATATCCTGCTCCAGCGCTAAGCGCGAAGCTTTAGAAGAACTTATGGATAAGGTTTTAGACCTATATGGTGAAGAGATCCTTTCTAAAGGGGACTCAAAAATGAACTTCCCTGATCAGGAGGAGTGAAAAATGGAGTTTGTAAAAGATATAACTATTAATGACAAGTATCATTTTCACGCCAGAATACATAATCAAAAAATTTGTTATCAATATATAAAAATAAGTTTTTATGATAAATATGAGTATGGGAATACACATGAGTGCTTTACTACACATTTTCTTGAAGAAGAATGTGTTAACGAAGAAGGAGTCTATGATCCTAAAATAGTAATGATTAAGGCAGCAAATATATATGTAAAACAAATAGAAACTAAGGAAAGAGAGGAACACGCAATGAAAAATTTCGAATTATGGAATGGAGTGATAAACATTGAAGAACAATAAAATTCAAAAATATCCAGTATGGATAAAAGGAAAAGCTCATACAGCTGTTATCTATTACGATAGTATCTTTGATTATTACGAAATAGAATTTTACAAGGGTAAAAAGAGTTTTTTCAACAATTACATAGTATACGAAGCAGATATAGATTCTCCAGAAAATCACAAATATAGCTATACAGAAGCATGTAAAAAGGCAGCTGAGCGCTACTCTCGTTTTCTAGATAAAAGAGAAAAAGAAATAAATGCTTTAGAGAAAGATATGTCTGAGTTAAAAAACTGGGATGGGATTATAGAATGATTAAGTTCATAACCCGGTTGATTATTTGGCACTTACTACTGGTATTAATACTAATCTTATTCATAAGCTATGATCAGAAACTATACGACCATGTCTTTAGAATGATAGGGCATGCTGCTGTAGGATGCTTATGGGGTTTATTATTCACTGCAATAAATAATGGGAGAAGGAGGTAAAACTATGTATTCATCTTCCTAATAAAGAAAATACAATTATAAAAAGAAAGGTTGTGATAAAAAATGCAAATGATTAACATAAGTGAACTGCATCCACATCCAAGGAACAATGAATTCTTTGATGATATGACCGGGGAAAAATGGAGTGAGTTTATTGAATCGATTAAATCTCGTGGAGTTATTGAGCCTATTATTATTACACCAGATATGGTAATCGTTTCAGGACATCAAAGAGTAAGAGCCTGTAAAGAATTAGGAATTGAAACAATTGCATACATCATACGCACCTACAATAATGATGACGAAATATTACAAGATCTTATTGAAACTAATATCCGTCAGCGTGCAGATGTTGGTGGATCAGCGAAGAAAATTGGGTTAAGGATTAAAGAACTTGAAAGATTGTATGGAATACATAATGGTGGTGATAGAAAATCAGACTCAAATAATTTTAGTCTGATTTCTCAAACAGACTTGGCTGAAAAAATGGGAATGTCTATGCAGACTCTCCAAAACTACAAAAAACTCACAGAAATGATCCCAGAACTTGAAGAATTGGTAGATACAGGGATTGTTGCACCTACTACTGCTCTTGCTGTTGTAAAAAGAATGTCTCCTGATGAACAGGAAAAATTTGTAGCATCAATGGATGTAACAAAGAAAATCACTAATAAACAAGTTAAAGAATACATAGAAGAAAATGAAAAGCTAAAAAAACAACTCTCTCGCCCTACTCCGGTAGAGGTAAAGGTTGTAGATAACACAGATTATGAGGCACTAGAAAAACTAGAAAAAAGAATTTCTGAAGCTAATGACGATTACTGTAGATTAAGTGATCAGTACAAAGAAAAAGTATTAGAACTTCAAGAGGTTCGTTCAAAGCTGCAGGAAATGGAGGACCAATCACCGGAAGTACAATATAAAAAGAAAATCTGTGATTCATGTATTCTATTTAACGCTAGAGTATCTGCTTTCATAAAAGAAGTAGGTGGCTATGTATGGTTAGCAGATAAAATAAATGAGATGTCACCAACAGAACAACATGGGTATATGTTGTCTATTCAAAGAGTAAAAGAATGGGCTGAGGCCTTAGAATTTAATATTAATAAACAAAAAGGAGAACAATTAGTATGAAAAAAGAAACAGGAAATTATTTTGATGGTTTAGGACAGATGTTTGAATCTCTTATGGAGATGACAAGAAAAAATGCAGAAATGGCACAGGAAAATGCATTGGCTATTTCAAACACAAGTGTTGGATTAGATAAGGTGGTAGGAGTTATTAATGCTACTATTGTACCTCTTCAGGAAGACGTTAGAACAACAACACTACAGATTTCAGAGATGAAGCAAGACATTGAAGATCTAAAGGAAAATGAAGAAGTAACTACTACTCAGCAGGAAAAAATAATCTCAGCTGCGCGTAGAAGGGTCTACGAAATTTTAGGTGATAATCATGAAACTACAGCAAAGTATTACCGTGTATTTATTCAAAAATTATACGGAGACGCTAGAAAAAAGGCTGGCTTAGGAAGCAAAATTGCAAGAACTCGTAAGGGAGATTATCAAGAAGTAATGAATTATATCGAAACTTGGACTCCGGCTTGCGGTTGCGATAGTTTAAAAGAATATGCGGATAAAGTAGCTGCCGCTAGAAGAGCTGCTAAAGAAGAAGGTTACGTAGGCTAAGAGAGGTGATTGTTTGGAGAATCAAGGAATCAGAATACCCTCTTTGGATGCTAAGGATATATACATAGCAAACCATTTGGTAACTCAGTCTCCAGAGGGTTATAAGTTAATAAAAAAAGATGGAACTGTCAACATGCGTAAATACGTAAATGTCTTAGATTACAGTCTTGATCTCATAAAACTTAGAGATGTCTATTCGAAAGTCTATCGAAATAAGTATTTCACATTTGAATCTAATGGTTATGAACATACATCAAAGGTTATCAACATTACGTTTAAATATAGTGTAAAAGAATTTAATTTAATAGGAAATAATACATATGTAAAGTTGGGGTACCAAGTTGAAGATTCTGATATCGTTGATGGTGTGTACGTCAAAGACGGAGAGCTAATAGCCATAAAAGTCGAGACAAAAGTAGAATATCCTGTAGACGATGCTCTTCTCGGTAAATGGTTTGAATATTCTCATAAGCGATACCGTGTCAAAAGAATAGATACTGTCATGAACGTATCTGAACTACGTAAAGACCTATATTCAAATGGCTTTACGTGTGATGGATGTCGGTATGTACGGTTCAAACGCTCTTCTGGATCGAGTAGAATTGGTAAGTGTCTATTTATAGATGAGCGACTTTATCCGGCGATGCATCGATTCGAAATGTGTGGCATAAAAGTAAAACGTGGAGATCAGATAGACCTTGCAGCACTTGAAGCTTATATAGCATTAACACTTAGTTCTATTATAGATACGATAGAAATACCGCCAGAATCTATTCTCGTAATAGATGATTATGACAGTATTTTTAAGGATACGGTAATTGCTACTAAGGCGATTGATGGTAGGCTTCATACAGCAGAAGAAGAAGTTACAATAAAAAACTCAATCTGGGATGGTCAAAGTCTTATTGATATATCTCTAATGGGAAAATATTCTTGTTATGGCATGGTGCTTCTAAGAACTCATTTCTTTAAATCTTGTGCGTTCAACACAAATATCCAACAATTTTTTGCAGACAATGGAATAACAGATGTAAAACAGCTTAATGGTTTTACTTTGGCTAAAGATATTAGTCAAGTAAGATTTATTACAACGCCTAACAGTATTAAATATATGAAATTTGGCACTGTTAGGCAGTGGCTAAATAAAATCGGCTCAACATTTGGTGTTGTAAAGCATGAAAAGAAAACGCATTTCTTTGATGGGCGTATGGTTCAAACTCATTACCAGCTTTTAAATACTCTTCAACTCTCTCGTGAAGAGATGCAGGAGTTTTTGCAACCATCATTAGATTACATGGATTTATTAAAAACTGAACCTGCAGTACTTAGGTACCATATAAACATGCCGGAAGAACAAAAAATATCTATGAGTAAATACAAAAACAAAAATGATATTGTATTCCAGTTGCTAGGGCTTAATGAAGAATTCACTAAAACTAAAATGTACAGGGATTTTTTGGGTAATACTATTAGGGCATATAAACAAAACATGCTTTATGGGCATGTTTTAGTAGAAGGAAACTACTCTACCCTATTCGGTAATCCAATGGAAATGATTTTACATAGTATAGGAAAATTTACTGGTGAAAGTATTTTAGGAGTTGGAAACGTACATAGTAAAAGGTTTAATTATGGTGAAAGATTATTAGGATCAAGAAGTCCTCATGTATGTGTAGGGAATATTCTTCTAACTAATAATGTAGCATGTGAAGAAATAGATAAGTATTTCAATCTTACTACTGAGATTGTATGTATTAACAGCATAAATGAAAATATTCTACAACGTCTGAGTGGCGCAGATTTTGATTCAGATACAATGCTTCTTACAAATCATCCTTTGTTAGTCTCCACTGCTGAAAAGAATTATGGTTTCTTTAAAGTGTCTACTAATATGGTAGAATCAACAAAATCTAAGAGATATTATACACCGGAACAACAAGCTGATTTGGACATAAAAACTTCTGTAAATAAGATTGGTGAAATTGTTAATTTGTCTCAAGAGCTTCAAACCCTTATGTGGCATAAAATAAACAATGGTAAAGATGTATGTGACGAAGAGGTTCAAAAAATATACTACGATGCATGTCAGCTTAATGCAATGAGTGGTATAGAGATTGATATGGCAAAGAAAGAGTTTGACATTGACAATGAAAGAGAATTAAGGGAGATGCGACAGAAATACTCTGCTGGAAGATACTTAAACGGTAAGAATGTAAAACCATATTTCTTTGGGCATATAGATAAGGTAAAAGGATTTTATAATGAAGATAAGAAAATGTATGTAAAATACGATACATCGATGGATTATTTGCGTGAGATTCTTGAATCTTATCGTCCTCCTAAATTCGAAGATGATGCAAAACCGTTAACTAATATTATAATTAATGTATATAACCACGATACAGAAGATAGAAAACAGATCGGCAGAATTTTATACTGTATAGAACAATTTAAAAAATCACGTTATTACATTTGGAATGGCTATGCAGATAATTCTGATAAATATCGTATATATTTAGAAGAGGAAAATAAAGTAATTGAAACTATAAATAGTTTAAAAATAAATTATAGTACTTTTTACAGTCTACTAAAGAATCTCGATAGCGGGGAATTATCAGATTTTTTGAGTAAAATACTTTTCAATATAGGAAATGAGACTGCTTTTAATTTAATAAAGAAGTCTAAAAATGTAGTAGGTATGATAGAAGAAGATCCTAATGGAGACATTTGTATCTATGGAATAAATTACAAAAAATCGCAAAAATAGGGCATTTTTTCCACCATTTTTAAAAATTGACCTTCAAAAAATCCAGTATTTTATTGGTTTTTTTGAAGGTGGCCCAAATTGCTATATAGGTAGAGGAATGATTTTGATTTCTCATTTAATTATTTTCACACATATATCACCAGAAAGGATTAAAAGGATTATGGAAAAAGAAAAGATGTTAGTTACTAAAGCTTTAAACGAGTTGAAACTTTTAGACTCTCGTATTAAGCGTGAAATTGACAATGGAGATTTTATAGCTGCAGCTAAGACATCAGAAACAAAAGTAACATCAGCTGTTACGAAAGAAGATTTTAAAAAGAATGCTCTTGCCAGTTATCAATCTATAACAGATTTAATTGAAAGGCGTTCTAAAATCAAATCTGCAATTGTTGCTTCTAATTCTAATACAGAAGTAGTCGTGAATGGTGAAAAAATGACAGTAGCTGAAGCTATCGAGTTAAAAACAAGCATAGAATATGAAATGAGACTTCTTAGAACTCTGAAAAGGCAGTATGAAAATGCAAAATCAGAGTCTATACGTCAGAATTTGATATTAGACGATCGAATTGACAAATATCTAGAAGTAATGCTTGGAAAAGATGGAAAAGCCAAAAAAGAGGATTATACAGATATGATGGATCCGATCCGTACATCTGGAGAGTATTCATTGGTAGATCCACTTAATATAGAAGAAAAAATTACTTCTTTAGAAAATCATATTGAAGGTTTTCAGAGTGAAGTAGATGCTGTTCTGCAAGTTTCTAATTGTGTAACTTGGATTGAAATATAAGTGAAAATATGCGTGGCAATACGAAAACCATTGATTTACATACGCTTTCTTAACGCGATAGATTAAGACTATGATGATGGTGGATCATCTCTAAAACATGAATATGCAATATGTCATAAAATTTGACTATTAAGTTACCTATAAACTTAATTGTTGATTTAGAGATATTAATCAAGTTTATCTGACAAAGATTGAAAATCGTTTATAATGTTCAATGTTGAATGCTTAATCATCATTTCTCAATTATTAATTCTCTTCTTTATCAATTAATAATTATCAAGTATCACTTCTCGATAAAATCCTATGTAAAGGTTATAAGAGGTTATGTAATTATCTTTTGGTAATCCGTTAGGCTGTATTGTCACGCATTCATGGGGTATTAGATGTCTATGGAGGGCAGTCGGACTGTAAATCCGACATCATCGTGATCAGCTGAGTTCGATTCTCAGGTGCCCCATAATATTACTGGAATGTAGGACAATTTGGTAGTCCGCTCGGTTTGGGACCGAGACGTTGCAGGTTCAAATCCTGTCATTCCAATAGCGGGATAGAGCAGTTTGGTAGCTCGCTGTCCTCATAAGTCAGAGGTCGTAGGTTCAAATCCTACTCCCGCTCTTCCATTTGTATTTTCTTTTTTATTGTTTATCATCCTTTTTTAAAACTTTAGCTTCTAGAAGTTTTTAAATTTTATAAAGAAGCATTTGATCCGTTGTCCGAGAGGTTTATGGTGTAGTCCTGCTAAGACTATGTTCCTTATGGAACCGAGTGTTCGAATCACTCACGGATCGTTATGCCGTATGTCCGGGTGGTTGAGGGAGCGGTCTTGAAAACCGTTGGTCGGAAACGACTTGCACGTTCGAATCGTGTGTACGGCGTTTAAAATTTAATATTGACATGTAGCTCAATGGTAGAGCATTCGGCTGTTAACCGAAGGGTTGAGGGTTCGAGTCCCTCCTTGTCAGCTTACACATATGGTCCCTTAGTCTAATTGGATTACGACACCGCCCTTTCAAGGCGGTAGTGCTGGGTTCGAGTCCCGCAGGGATCATTTTTAGTATCTGTAGCTCAGTTGGTAGAGCACACGACTTTTAATCGTGGGGTCCAGAGTTCAAACCTCTGCAGATACACTATCTTTTCTAATGAAAAGAAATCTAAATGAAGGAAGGTACGTTATATAAAGCTTATTAGTAAACGAGATCTAAAAGTTCTTATTGATAATGGATATGCTGATGCATGTACATTGAGAGGTATCACAGTAGCATCAAAAAATAAGAATTCCAGAGGAAAACGTTATTACGCTAAAGATGTGATGGCTTTTACAGCTTGGTATCTTTTAGGTTTGAATCCTGATGATAAAGATTTCCAAGTTTGGAAACATAATTTCGAATTATCTAGTAAAAGAAAAATCACACGAAAGCAAAGGGAAGACTAATGGATAAGACTTTATTTTTTGACACAAATGCATTGCTTAATTTACAAGAGAAAGCTTTCTCTGAAAAGTTTATCATCTCCCAAAAAACACTCGAAGAAATAGAAAATATTAAAACAAATTCCTTTAAGGACAAAGAAATCAAATATAAAGCGCGTAAGTGCGCACACCTACTTGATGAAAATTATGGCAATTTTGAAGTTGTATTAACAACCGACGCTGTATTAGAAAACATTTCAAAATTTGAAATTGAAATTTCACCAGACTCAATTATTATTTCTGCAGCAGAAATTTATCAAAAGTGTAATAAAGTACCTATTATTTTTGTTACAGATGATATAAATGCAAAATGTATAGCAAGAGAAGTATTTGGATTAAATGTAAAAAGTTCTTCTGAATTGAATTTAATAACAAATATGAAAGAATATACCGGTTACATAGATGTAGTATTTTCTGATCAGGAAATGAGTGATTTCTACTGTAACTTAGCAGAAAACAAATTTGGCTGCAAAATAAACGAATATCTTATCATTCATAAATCTGATGGTGAAATTGTCGATTATAGACGTTGGAATGGTTCTGAATTTTCTGCTCTTTCTTATAAACAAATCAACAACACATTCTTAGGTAAGGTCAAGCCTAGAAATCCACAACAAGTTATAGCTTTTGATATGCTACAAAATAAAAACCAGACTATCAAAGTTCTATCAGGGAAATTTGGTAGTGGTAAAGACTATATAATGATTGCCAATGCTTTAAAACTTATAGAAGACGGTAAATTTGAAAAACTCCTATATGTCAGAAACGCTGTAGGAGTTAAAGATGCTAATGAAATAGGTTATTTGCCCGGATCAAAAGATGAAAAATTACGTCCTTATGCAATGGTTCTGGCAGATCATCTGGGTGGTGAAACAGGCCTTGAAATGCAAATTATGAAGGGGACAATTGAAATCGAACATCTCGGTTTTATTCGTGGAAGAGATATTAAGAATACAATAATTTATTGTACTGAAGCAGAAAATTTAACAAAAGAACATGTACAACTCCTTATTGGACGAGTTGGTGAAGGATCTGCTCTTTGGATGAATGGAGATTTTAAACAGACTGATAATCCGATATTTAAAATGAATAGCGGATTATTAACTACAGTTTCAAGATTTGCCGGACATGAAAAATTTGGCTATGTGAAACTAGAAAAAACAGAACGTAGTGAAACAGCTGCAATGGCTGATTTACTTGACTAAAAATTTATGAAAGAACGAGGTATGTGCTTATATGGAAGAACTCTTCATGGATGATACTAGTACTATAGCAGAAGAAACCATAAGAGAACTATTGGAAAAACGAATTATTATATTCAATGATAGTGTAAATATCAGTACTTTA